TCACTGCTTTCCCACAAGATTCAGAAAATCTTCTTCTGAAAGGATCGGGATTCCCAGTTCCCTGGCTTTTTTGTTCTTGGATGAACTGGACTGGATATCATTGTTGATCAGATAATTTGTCTTCTTGGTCACAGACCCCGTCACTTTGCCACCCAGAGACTCGATGAGTTCTTTGGCTTCACTTCGATTTCCGAAATGTACCAGGCTTCCCGTGATCACAAAATTCATTCCCGCAAAAATCTGTTCCTGCTTCGGTCCTTCATCCTGAATATGCAAAAAGCTCATAAGATGATCCAGACGACGGTTATTCTCTTCATCCTGGAAATAGGAAACCAGATTTCCGGCGATCACAGGTCCGATCGTATCAATTTCACTGATCTCTTCCAGGCTGGCATGACGGATCTTTTCAAGATCATTATTAAAATAGCGGCAGATCACTTTTGCATTGGCAAGTCCAATATTTGCGATTCCAAGGCTGTAGATCACTCTCGGAAGCGTTGTTTCTTTCGCCCGTTCAAGGCTTTCTATAAGATTATCATAGGATTTCTGTCCAAATCCTTCCATCTCTACAATTTCATCCCGGTATCGGCTGATCTCAAAAATATCACCAAAATCGTGAATAAAACCACGGGCGATAAATTTCTCCAGTGTCGCTTCTGAAAGTCCGTCGATATTCATTGCATCTCTGCTGGTAAAAAGGCCAAAAGACTTGATTTTTTTGGCTGGGCACCCCGGATTAACGCAAAAAAGACATTCCACATCATTTTCTTTCTTCACAACAGTTTCCTGTCCACACGCCGGACAGATATGCGGAACCGGTGCATTACCACTTCCTGTCAGATTCTCCGCGATCTGTGGAATGATCATATTCGCCTTGTATACACGGATCGTATCCCCGATTCCAAGTTTCAGCTCTTTCATAATGCTGATATTATGCACACTGGCCCTGCTTACCGTCGTGCCTTCCAGTTCTACCGGTTCAAAAACAGCTACCGGATTGATCAGGCCTGTTCTGGACGGGCTCCACTCAATTTCCAGAAGTTTCGTATCACGCATCTCATCTGCCCATTTAAATGCCATGGCATTTCTGGGAAATTTAGCTGTAGTTCCAAGAGATTCTCCATAGGCAATATTGTCATACAGAGCCACCAGTCCATCTGATGGAAAATCATTCTTCGTAACTGCTTCCGCAAAATAATCCATAGCTTCATCCAGAGTATCTGCTGTAACTTTACGGTACTCTACCACATCAAATCCCTGGGCATTCAGCCACTGAAACTGCACTTCTCTGGAATTCTGGAAATCCACACCCTCTGCACTCACCAGAGAGAATGCATAAAACCGTACATTCCTCTTTGCCGTAATCTCATTATTCAGCTGACGCACGGAACCACTGCAGAGATTTCTGGGATTTTTGTATTTGGCATCTGCATCACCGATCGTTTCATTGATCTTCTCAAAATCGGAATACGTAATGATCGCTTCTCCGCGAAGTACCAATCTTCCTCTGAACGAAATCTTAAGCGGAATATTTTTGAAAACTCTTGCATTGTTGGTAATGACCTCTCCCACAATACCATTTCCTCTGGTAACTGCCTTTACCAGCTCTCCGTTTTCGTAGGTGAGCACTATCGTAAGTCCATCCAGTTTCCACGAAAGAAGCGTTGGATGTTCTCCGACAAACTCCCGCAGTGCTTCCCGATCCTTTGTTTTATCCAGAGAAAGCATCGGTCTCTCATGTTCTTCCTTGGGAAGCTGATCTACCGCTTCATAGCCGACATTAACGGTCGGACTGTCTGCCAGAACGATTCCTGTCTCTTCTTCCAGTGCGCTCAGTTCGTCGTACAGAGCATCGTACTCCACGTTTGGCATGATCTCCCTGTCTTCCTGATAGTACGCCCTGGACGCTTCCCGGAGCTTTTTTCCCAGCTCTTTCATTCTTTTTATGGATGTTTCGTTCATGGCCTTCCTCCGTCTTTCTTTCTGTTTTTGCGGAGGAAAGCATTTCCTCCAGCTGTTTTCTCTCTTCCGGCCTGATCTCACGGTATTTCCCCGCTTCCAGCCCGTCAATATGCAGGTTCATGATCCGAACTCTTTTTAATGTTGTGACTTTATATCCAAAATATTCACACATACGTCGGATCTGACGGTTCAGTCCCTGCGTAAGAATAATCCTGAAGCTGTTCTTTCCGGTTTTTATGACTTTACAGGGACGTGTAACTGTGCCCAGGATCGGCACTCCACTGCTCATTCCCTGTATAAACGCTTCTGTTACCGGTTTATTCACTGTTACACAATATTCTTTCTCGTGATAATTTCCCGCTTTCATGATACGGTTCACGAGATCTCCCTGATTGGTCAGAAGAAGCAAGCCTTCTGACTCTTTATCCAGACGTCCTACAGGATAGATCCTCACCGGATAGTTCAGATATTCTGTCACTGTCATTTCATTGCGCTGCTGTTTGGTACTGCAGACGATCCCTCTTGGTTTATGAAAAAGAAGCAGAATCTTTTTTTCCTGTTTCTTTATTGGTTTCCCGTCAATGCAGATCTCCTCATCCGGAAAAATCTTTTCTCCTGTGGAAACGACTGTTCCACGAACAGTTACCCGTCCAGCCTCCGTCAGTCTGTCTGCCTCTCTTCTTGAACAGACACCTGCATCACTTAAATATTTATTAATTCTGATTTTTTCGTCCATTATTCTATTATATATTTTTTCCCTGGTATTCGCAACCGGTTATTTTCCTTGTATTTTTCTGACAGGTATTGTATGATAAACAAAAATGTAACAGTCAGGAGGAAAATCATGTCAGACCGTACACCTCATCTGAACCGACTGCTGATCTTTATTATTATTATTTTGTGTCTGATCTGTGGACTTCTTTTTACCCAGTCATCTGCTGGACCGTTCGGAAACAGCCATACTTCTGTAATCGCAGAAAATACAGGCGATATTGCTGTTCTTTCTTCCGACAAAGACCAGAACATTAAGCTGAATATATCTGGTACCGACATCTCTGTTTCACCTTCTGCCACTCCATCTCCAACCCCTGTCAAAGAACAGGATGCAGAAAATGTTTCTCCTGAAGCGGAAAGTGGAACCTGGACAGCAGATGGAACAAACTGGAAATTTATGGTAAATGGAAAGGCCTATACAGGCTGGCTTACAGATACCGATGGCCACAGATATTATTTCAACAAAAAAGGGATCATGCAGACCGGCTGGCTTGAGACAGGCAAAAAGCGCTATTATCTGGACGAAGACGGAATCATGCAGACCGGCACCATTACGATAGACGGTCAAAAGTACACATTCGCTTCAGATGGTTCTCTGAAAAAATAAGATCAACATGGCAAAAAAATGCAGGCTCTTCAAAAGAACCTGCATTTTTATTACATTTCTACTCCAACAGACTGCTGTGTACATATCCGGTCTGTCCATCATAATCGACCTGTATCCAGTCACCTTCCTGCCCCTTCTTTTCAACTTCCGTTCCTGCAGAAAAGCCACCGATAACTTCACCCTCTGGATCTGCGGAAGCACGAACATTACAATCTTCTGTGACTGTAAGCATTGTTCCTGCATCTGCAGAAACACTGGCATCATCACCCAGGCCCTGAAGAAATTCTGCCAGAGAGGAATCTCCTGCCTGTGCTGCTTCATAATCAGCCTTCACTTTCGCAATAAGATCCTGAACATCTTTCTCTGACTCCAATTTCTTCACATATGCACTGATATCTGCGTCTTCATCAGCTCCACCCTTGATCTTCAGATTTCCGTCACTGTCAGTTTCCACATAAAACTGGCTCAGCGCCGGAACCGGAGTCTCAATTCCTGTACAGATATAGTTAAAAACCACATAGACGACATACGAACCGTCCGTTAGTCCCTTCTTTGCGTAAACATCCTGTACTTCATACCCGTCAATATAATCCCTTGAATTAATCTGTGACTCATCGGCCGGTGTAAATCCGTCCTCAATTGTCTTAAGTGTTGCAATGTCTTTTTCCCCAAAAGCTTTATAATAGCTTTGAATCAGCTCGGTTACTTCCGTGCTGGCTTTTTCCATGGTTGTCTCCGCATTCGTATCTGTCGCGGGACTGGCGTCTTTCTTCTCGTCTGTCTCCCCATCATTTGCCGGAGAAGAAGGATCATTTTCCTGGTTACTTTGGGCTGTTTTCTGATCTTCATTGGAATTCCCCTTCTTACCTCCAACACAGGCGCGGACGCCAAAGATCAGAACAAGCACGATCACCAGAATTGCTCCGCCTAACATAAAATAGCGAAGGTTATCTGATAACCATTCTCTGAAATCATCCAAGTTCTTGTCCTCCTTATCATAACAACACGCCGGAACAATTCCCACTGTTCCGGGTAGCACACCTGAAGGGAATCGAACCCCCGCACATGGTACCGGAAACCACTGCTCTATCCACTGAGCTACAGGTGCATAATTTGAAAATCAATCTCCGTAATTACTTGTAAATAGCGGAAATACTTGATTTTACAGGACTTTCAAGCCCTATGATAAGATTATATGATTGTCAAAGGTGCAATGTATAAATCTTATATTGTGTTAAGTAATCCCTTTCTGTACCCCTCAAATTTAAATGATAAGGGGGAAACTTGGGTGAATATATATACGCTTTTATACATAAGGGGGAAATTATATTGTCCTTCCCACCTAAAAATGATATAATGTCCTTAACACAAATAGTATATTACCACATTTGATTCAAAAAGTAAAGTTATTTCTTTTGTATAGACAATTGGACAAATATTTAGGATGGAGGAATACTCATGACTGCAAGACCAAGAAGAGAAAAAGGAACCGGATCGTGGGACACTGTAACAAAAAATGGAATCACATACTATCGATATAGAAAGAAATATGATGGGATGACTTCTCGCAAAGAATTTGTTGCTCGGACGAAGGCTGATGTAAAACATAAGATCAAAGAATATGAATCTAAGACGATGCATATAACAAATAGAGATTATCTCAAAATGACTCTTGGAGAATGCGTCGATATTGTACTTGAATCGCTTGAATCTACCTTTAAGACCAATAATTACGCCACATTACAGTCTACAAATAGATGCTATATAAAAACAAATAAAATAGCTGATGTACAGATGGGTTCTGTAGATCCAGTGCTCATACAGAATTACTATACAGAACTGTCAAAGAAATATTCCGAAAGCACTGTAAAGAAGACTAGGACATTATTTAATACTGTTTTTGACTATTTAGTATCTATTAATATAATGACCGCTAATCCTGCTAAAGGTATTAAGATGCCACATAAAACAAATTATGCAGTACAGAAAAAAGAACATTCGTTCTTGTCATTAGAACAAGCTGAAAAATTTAAAGAAGCTGCATTAATGAAAGCAGACGAGACTATAGCAGGTGTTAAGACAGGTGATTATATTTATGGAAGAAACGCAAGATTTTGTCTGATTGTATTATATACCGGAATGAGAATTGGAGAAGCTTATGCACTAACGTGGGACGATGTGAATTTTAAACGCAATGTTATCCGGATCAACAAATCTATGGAACGTATAAAGATTAATGGAAAATATCAATGGATTACAGATACGCCTAAAAAGCCAGCTTCTATTCGAGTTATTCCGATGTCAAACATTGCAAAGGAACAATTATTATATTTAAAGATGATCTCTCCTGGTAACGCCGCAAAAGGAACAGACACTATCTTTGTGACTGATAGCAACATTCCTCCATCACAATCTTCTCTTACTAGAACGTTAAAAGCTATATTGACAAGAGCCGAAATCAATCCTAATGGATTTGGGTTGCATGATCTGCGACATTCGTTTGGTTCTATGCTATTGGAAAAAGGTTGGGAAACAAATCATCCTGTAGATATAAAAGTCATATCCGAATTACTTGGTCATGATGATGTGTCTACAACTTATAACACATATTTGCACATCATAAATAGTCATAAATCAGAGGTTGTGAATCTCTTAATATAACAAATTAGGGAGCTATATCATTACGATATAACTCCCATTTTTTACTTATAAAAATATTGTTTTACGCATATTGTCAGATAACCATTTTAGGTATTTGTTTTTTGGAATTCGATATGTATTGCCTATCTTAATTTTAGGGAAATTACTTAAATGTATTAATTGGTATGTTTTATTACGCCCAATTTTTAAATGCTTCATGATATCTTCTGGAGTGATAAATTCATCATTAAATTTATTATTATTTACTTCACCTTCCATGGCTCCAACCCCCATTCGAATTCCTGCTGCCGCTGTGGATCATCACTATTCAAGATAAAATCTACTTCGCAAGGTAATCCCATAGACAGAACTCCGAGAATAGATTTTGCATCAATAATATATCTGCCATGTACGCAATCAACATCACAATCTCTGAATCCATTCATGATATTAACAATGGCATTTGCCGCAGATGAATTTTCAATTCTTACTTTTATAGTTTTCATATATATATCAACTCCTATTAATTATTTCAGATTAAGATGTTATTATGTGTTATAGAATAATACTTCTATCCGTGTATTATTCTATAGTGTGTTACGGAAACTTTGAATTTATTTACTATCTCATTTCAAAGTTGGCCTCTTATTCTAAAAAAAACACACTTGTACTACTTATACTATACTGAAGAAATAAGAGGCTTAGATCTAAAAATTTTAGTTGCATTTTCTATCACACATAGTTATAATACAGGCGTACATTGTGTTCTGTGGAACAATATGCACGCCTTTGTACTTTGAAAATTAAATAATAAGCAATAATTTTGCAGAAAGGAGGACACTATGGATGGATATAGTTTCATAATTTGTATTTTAATCATTGCGGCACTTTTTGTTATCGCAGTGCTTATTATCAGAAAACAAGACATTAAAGAGATCGACGTAAATAAATCTGATAACCAATACAAATTTCATTGTTCATTCTTTGAAAAATAGTGTGCTACTTCTTGGTAAATTATGCTTTATTCATTTAGTTTTCTCCTTTATCTCAAACGCCAGACTCTGCTACAACAGGATCTGGCGTTTGTACCATGTTTATTTATCGGTACTACCGAATCCACCATTTCTTACTGCATCTGCATTGTCATCCAGAGTAATTCCATACGGAAGGAAAATACCCTGAGCGAAACCCTTTCCGGCAACAATATCCACAGGTTTATCTCCTCTATTTACAAGCTTAATAAAGATATGTCCTTCATTATCACTATAGAAATAATCTTCATCAATCACAGGAATGGTATTACATATTCCTAACTGATATTTAAAACCAAGTCCGCTTCTAGGAAATACCATAAGCACATATCCATCTACCATCTGGCAACGAATTCCTGTAGGAATATTAAGTGTCTGACCAGGATGAAGTGTGTAATTAAATGGTGCATAAAAATCATATCCGGCACTACCTGCAGTTGCTCTTTTAGGAAGTTTAATATTTGAATAAATTTCTTTAAATCTTTCTTCTGATGAAGTAAAAGCATTAAATGTATGCATCCAGTCTTTCTTAAACTGCTCATAAGATACTTTTTTAAATCTTGCTACTTTCTTTGATCCTTCAATCATTTTTTATCCTCGACTTTCTCCGCTTATTTTAATTTTTTCATATCCGCCTCAAGCAACCTTATAACGTAATCTTTCATTGTTATGCCACGTAATGCAGCAAGCATCTTGATCTGTCTATGAAGATCTGCATCAACTTCGATGGACATTCTTACTGTCTTATCATTTTCAGTCATGATTTTCTTTCTCCTTATCTTTCCTCCACTTTTCTAGTTCTTTATCAAGATACTTTATATATTTATCCCAAGTGCCAGAATAATGAATAAAATCCTTGCCTTTTAGCATAGACTTACGCATTTCTACTTTTACATCTTTTGACCTATATTGCTTGCTCTTAGAGAGTATATTTTTAATAAACCGTCTCGTAATCTGTGGAACGATCAAGATATCCTCTTGAGCAATATCCTTTATCAAATCTGTATACGCTGCTAAATCATCGGCAGGTATCATGTAATCAGACTTAGGAAGGTTCTTAGTTGAAAACGGTGATATGCCTGCCCCGCTTGTCTGTGGTTTAAGATATTCCGCTATCAGCTCTATATTCTTTGAATGAAATCTGAATTCTACTTCTTCATCATTCTCCATAATATATCTAATGGTTCCTTCTTTTAATAAAGCATCATAAAGTGGTTTATAATTTATACCTATAGTTGTAATATCAAAATTGCATAATCTCTGTCCTAACGCTTTAAGAATGTTGTGCCCCCGGCCAATCGAAGGAATATACGCTACCAGAACGCCATGTCCATAATGATATATCTGGCAGCCTAAAGCACATTTAATATAAACATCATCAGAATCAATTAATCCATTCCAATCTCTAGGGAAATCATTGGTATTCTGATCGATATGTGCTTTTAATCTGTATATTCCTTTATATCTCATAAGATAATTTGCCAACTACTTATGATCTCCTATACATACTGCATATCAGCGTAAGCATCGTCATAATATCCATCTACAAGATATTTTGGCATTAATCTTGATTTAAACAGGTTCTTTTCATGAAGCTGTTTAATCTTTTTAGCAATTTCTGGATCATCACATTTCCCAGTATAAATATATTTATCTAATACAGCATATGGGAAACCAAGATTATCTTCGTCTGTTTTACCACACAGTCCATCAATCGGAATTTTCTCAATAAATTCCTCTGGCAATCCAAGCACATATCCAATTGCTTTTACTTCTGTGACAAGCATATATCCAATAGGACTGAAATCTCCTGCAGAGTCGCCATATCTGGTTTCATATCCGACAAATGACTCTGAATAATTGCAGGTATTTGCTACTCTGCCATTCATAGACTGTGATACAGCGTATAATGTTGACATTCTAATACGAGCCGGGAGATTCATTCTTGTCTGATCACTGATTTCAATACCAGAAGTCTCAAGTCTGGACAATACACTTTTTACCGTATCTCCAATATTTACTTCATATCTTTTAATATCAAGATAATCACAAACCTTTCTAGCCACATCAATATCAGACTGAATTCCCTGCGGCATAAGTACGCCAATAACTCTATCCTTACCAAGAGCTTCTACGCATAACGCTGCTACAATAGTAGAGTCTTTTCCACCGGAAATTCCTACGATTGCATTGCAATCTGGCCCATTCTTTTCAAAAAAGTTTCTAATCCATGTTACGCATCTATCCTTATGTTTCTTTGCATCAAAAGCCATAATTCTGTCCTCCTATAGATACAATTCGTGATTTGCTTGTACCATCATCATATTCTCTAGTGACTAATGTACCCTGTATCATTTCTCCAACTCTTCCATGATATTTACGATACACAGATTCGCTGTTAAATGAGTAATCAACTCCATCATATTCAACTGTAATTTCATATTCAGCAGGTTTGTTTTTCATGATCGGTCTACCGTCCGAATAACCTGCTACTCTTATTGTTCCTGGATCATAATATTCATTAACAATTTTAACCTTTACTGGTTCTGTAGTTTCCTTAATACATTTTGTACATCCTGTTAATGTAGACAACCCAATCAATAAACTTGCTGCAACAATTCCTATCTTACGCATTTAAATATCCTCACAAACTACTTCAATTGATTCAAATCCTTCATTGTCAATAAACGCATCTGAAATCTGATCCATAACCATTTTTTCCACAATGTTTTTGTCCGTCAACGTTGCTGCTAATTCTGGATCATCTGAGAAATCATACTCTACTGTAACTGTAATAATTCTTTTTGTAGATAAATCCATTATTTCCACTGCCTCCTTCTTTTACTTTGATCTTTCCAACATTTTGACTTCTTTCTATAATTATCAAACGCCCAAGGAGCAATGATCCTTTTCGGTTCATTAAGATAAATACCATATTCATTTGCAGCTTCTTTTATTTCATCTGGAACAATACTTCTTCTTCGTTCTTGAACATTACTTACATGTCTTCTTATCTGATAAGCATAATGACTATAATGACGCATTTTATGCTTTCTATACGCTTTTGTTAAGTCATCAAAAGATCTAATATTTCCAGAATCATCAACTATTAAAAATCTTCTTCTACAATCTATATATTTCTTATTAAAACATCTATTATCGTATTCAAATGAATTGTGAAACTTTACAGATCGTATAAAAAATATATTATATAACTTTACATAATTGCGAAAATATGTATATAAATCTTTCGCCCCACTTACATAACCAAGATACTCCCATGGAAGCCATTTATAAGTAGTCATTTCATTCCATAAATCAAAACTAATAATTTTTATGTGCTGTATATAAATATGGTATTTTCTCATACTTATTTCCTCTTGTTATTAAGTCTAATATGCTTTTTAAGCTCATTGATTCTTAAAGCTTGTAATAAAATAATGATCCAAGCCAAACAACAATCTATGAATATGGTTCTATTTGGTGCAACACGTATAAAATAACATGCTGTATTCATTATAATAGAAATTGTGCCAACTATATAAAATAGCCAATCTGTCCAATCTCCATATTTGCGGAAAAATTTACGAATCTTATTATGTTTCATCACTCTTCGTACCTCCATAGTTCTACATTATAATCTTCGAGTTCTCTCTTAATGATCGGATATATATCATTCTCCCAATCTGCTCCGCCTCTGCCGCAGCCAATCTTATATGGAAGTGCTACTGTCGTATTACGAAGCTCGTCACATTCTTCAACCCATGCAGGCCAATTAGCTTTGAATCTTCTTAAACATTCTACAAAGGCACCCAAATCTGTGTATTGTTTGCCATCATAACCATATTTATCCTGAGCGAACATTGATACTACACATTGAGATTCGCCATGATTTGTCCACCAATAATAATCATTCAAACCAAGCAGCGAAAATCCGGCTTTTGTAACATTGTCATACATTAAATAATAATGCTGGAACAATCCATCTTCATATTGTCTTAATGTCTTCGCGACGCCAGAACCCATTACTCCCTGACAATTAACTTGATGTAAAATAAAATCAGTTTTGGCATCCAAAATATTACCATTAATGATTTTTATATTGCTCAAAAGTAAATCCTCCCATTACACACCATTTATTCACGAACATCGTGTACCATTCAACCCATTCCTTATTCACAGTATCTGGAAGATCGGTGTTCTCTTTGTCATATTTAAATCTTTCTTCTAACTGGTTAATTAAATCATAATAAATAGATATAATTTTACCATTGTCAGTTAAGAATTGTCCGTTGCGAATATCCATAAGAAGCGAATGCTCATCTTCACGATATGTCACAATTTTTTTATTTTCCAGTACATCAAAGGCCATATAATACAACCGGATTGGATGAACCATATACTTCGCAAGTTTATCCTTGTCAATAAATACCTTTTCAAGATCGAGCATTTTTTTGCTCTTTTCAATATATCCGCCAAATGAATACGCCGCTTTTCTACAGAGAATCTCATCTGCATTATTTTTTAAAATATCAAAAAATATATGTTTATATAAATAATGCTCCGGTTTTAATCCAAGAATTTCAATGACTGCAGGATTATTGCTACAAAGCAGTTTAATCATTTTCTTAAATGTATATATAGTCGTGTCAGTTTCATGGCTGACTACTTGCTCAATATCCTGTTCTAATAAAATTTCTCTCTCAGTATTACGAGTAATGCCCCTTATATCCAGATCGCTACTAGCTGCATTAGTACCATAAGCATAGCTACCTCCTATGGCGAGAACCATAATATTCTCGCCAAGATGAGGGTTTATACGAAGAAATTCATATCTTTTATCAGTTTTAAGAGTTTGTTTAATTTCATTTAAAGTCATTATATTTCTCCATTCAATCTGTTACGGATTTCCTCAAATGTATCCCTATGAATAATTCTGCCATCCTTAAATACAGTTTTAAGTTCGCTATTCTGTCTAATCCCTTCAAGTCCATCAATGCAATAAAGATCGTTATCATAGTAATCTCTCTGTACTACACAGCAGCCTTTATGAGATTTCTTAAGCTTGCTAGTATCTGTTTTAGGATCTTTGTAGATCATAATTGGTTTACCATTTACTTCGCCATATGTAGCCTTCATAGCAATTCCAAAAGTGTCTCTGGTTACAACAACCATACGACCATCATCTTCGACAATAGCCGAGAAACAAAATGCACCTACGCCAAATACAATATTGTTCGCTGCAAAGCCTAAATCTCGTAATTTATTCCAAATCTCATTTACATGATTGAGCGAACATCCGTCTCCATAAATAATACCAATATGAGGGTCGAGTACTTTATAACCTTTGTTATTTACTGTTCCTCCAAATGTATTCCAAAGTTTTTTAATTGTTTTTACAGCTATTTCTACCATGTCACCTGAATCCGGTCTGACAAGTAATTTCCCGTTATGATTCATGATTTCTTCTTTACAAGCCGGGAGAATATTATCAATCATATTCCAATAATCATATGTATCAGATACCATACTAAAAGATGAATTCGGATATAACTCTGTAAGAAGTCTTTTGACAAATGTAATCTCGTCACCGTCAACTGCAAAATTTGAAGCCATAACTGAATGTTCTGTACTTACAGCCCCAATACCAAGACCCGTATTTTTACAATCAGCCTGATAATAAGTATCAATGTAATCAATCGCCGGAATTGTGCTTGTCTTATTAAAGGAAAGTAACCAGGCGGCAGAACATCTCTGAGCTTCGTCCATACAAGACATACCTCTCATACCAAAATCAGAAGCCGCCATTGCTGGATCTGCATCGTCTGTAGTTATTTTGTACCAATAATCTGCCATTTCTCTGTACATGTGACCGATTGTAGCATGGCAACATGGTTTCCAAAGTTCAACCTGCAGGATACATTCGATCCACTGTACAACCCATGCAAAATCTGGATGTGTATTACTGATCTCAATACATGGCACTGTCATTGGTACAAGTGTTCCTTCCGGGAGTGCTCTAATATGTAATGGAAGATACCCAAGACGATGCAATTTAATGATCGGATCCAAATCATAATCTTTTGATGTAAGCTGAATATTCATAGTAGAAATATATGTACTAGCTACTAAAGATTCCGGAAGCTTAAAAAACCAAGTATTAAAATACTCAATCAAATACTCCTGAACAAATGCCTGGAGTCCAAAGAACACCATTTCCTTCTGATTTTTAAGCATTGATCTTCTCGGGGTCCAATAAGATACTAATTTAGTAAGCCCCGGAGGAAGCATTTTATTATGTACCTGTTTATATGTATCTGAAAGTAGAATTGCTAGTGTTTTTGTATTCATTATTTTTCATTCTCCTCTACATTATTACTCTGATTGCCATTTACAATTTTATCAATTTGATCTGAGACATAATCGATTACATCTTTCCCAGTTTTTCCGATGGCTTGAATATTATCGGTTGTTAAATTGTCCAAAGCCAACATCGTATACATGGTATCTTTTGAAGGAGCAATGACAACTAACAACGCACTTATAATTAAACCAACAACAGATTTTTTGAAACATTTTTTAATATTTAATATTTTATTTTGGTCTTTTTCATCATCTTCGTTATAATATGGACTATCTATGACTATTAAAAAATATATTGCATTTCCAATTCCGACAAGTATTGCAGCAGCTGCTGCTACTATAAAAATATTTTTTAATCCAGATAAAACATTAATTAAGTAAATTGACCACGGACTAATAATAGGATTCATAATTAAAATACCCCCGGATCATTTTTTTCTAAACTCTTCAACCAGTTCAATCTTTGGACTTTCTGTATTTGTAAGAATACTATCTGTAGTATAAATCTTTTCAATAAGTCCGTTATTTTTAAGCAGCTCTCCATCGTAAATTGAATTTTCACAATGAGTAACATACAGATAAATGTTTGTTGCACCAAGTTCTTTGAGTTTCAATGCACTGTGATAGAATGTTCCACCTTTGCTGCAGATATCATCAACAATAAGAATATCTTTACCTGATAGCTGATCAATTTCGCCAGATAAATCTAAACCTTTAATCTCTCCAGTTTCCCAATCTCTATTCTTAATGCCGAAGGCATATGGAAGATGCACTGCTGAAGAATATCTCTTCATAGATCCTGCGTCTGGATAAAACATCATGAGATTATCACTTGCAATCTTCTTAACAGCAGTTTCAATCATTCGATTCGGAGATTCTACATGTATTTTATTAAATAATGCGACAGATACATCAGAGTGAGGATCTAAAACTTCTACCTTATCAAAATGTAACGAATTAATAGTCTGAGCGAAGTATTTTAAAGTGAATATCTCATTTTCTTTTTTAACTCGATCCATACGAGCATCTGGAATATAAGGCATGTATAAATAAGGCATTACTTTATGATCCCAACAGTATCGTGCAATATAAACTACTGCTGCGAATTCTTCCATTGAATCAAAAAACCATTCAATAACACTTCTATGCCATCCTCTAATAGATGATGGAATATTCTTAAATAAAAATGTTCCATCTGGATATTTATCAAGTTTGATTTCTACGCCGTTTAATTTAATCATTCCTCTTTCCCTCTCTTTACCAAGTAATTTCATTGTTTTGGTTCGATATAGATTTGTTTGATTTATATCTTTCAGTATACAATCTTTCAGTATACAAGTGTTCCAATTTCTCAAGTTCATCTTCAGTAAGATTTGCCTGCTGCATAATATCAAATATTTCACAAAGTAAATACGCCAGTTTTTGAAGATTTATTTCATATGGATAATCTGGATAATTATCTCCTAGCTCATGATGTAACATCAAATCTATACATTCTGGTCTTTGTGATAGTTTTATAATTCGTTCTCTAGTTTGACCCAATTTAGTTCACCTCAAAATAAAAATACTTTACTTTCCAATCGTCTTTAAATGTATCACGAACAGATAAAGCTATCTTTCCACATTCATTCATATGCGTTATAGCTAAAGTTTTCTGGCACGGGAGTCCTGCAGTTTTTATATCTGCTTGACATCTTTCATGTAATTCTTTTACATTTAACTTCCCATATCTCAAAGTATCCTGATGTGGATTTGGAACATTGGTTAAATCTTCTATGTCCAGATTTATGTCCGGATTAATTTCTTCCTTATTACATTCAGTTGGGAACGCACCGGCTCCATGCCGCGTCATATATGTACGTGTCACATAACAAGCTTCTATATTAATTTCATCAGTCCAATTTACAGACTTTATAATTCTGGCAGGATTTTTAATACCAGTGTTAGATGGAGTAAGATGTGGATAATATTCAATATTATTTTGATCCAAAAGAAGCCCCTGCCCATTTTCAAATACTATGGTATCGTATCCATTAAGTAATTGATCATTATTTACAAAATGTACATGTGACATCATAAAATCAAGATCTTCATAGTAATGATCTCGAAGCCCAGGATTTTTTACGGGATGAAATAATTCTTCTTCCTGTTCAGATAACGTAATTCCCATGCTTTTGAACATATTCATATAATATGACCATGACAATGAATATGAATTAATATGTTTTTTATATCGTTGAATTGTATTATAAATCCCCATTCCACAGCTTCCGTGTTTATTGTTACCACGACTTCGTTCAATAATTTGATTTGCCATCATATCAAGAGGATTTGTAATCATACATTTTCCATGAACGTACACATAAGGTTCCCATCCTAATTTCTTTAACTCTTCCCATTCTTCCCTAAATACCAGAGGATTTAAAATAAAATCCTCCGGTAAATAAGTATCTGCTCCGTTTAATGTTCCAGAGCCGAAATGATGAAAGACATGCCGGGTTCCGTCTGATTTTAATACTGTATGTCCTCTCTGAGCACCGCCATTTGAACACACAACGATACAGTTATCTGCATTTTTAGTATAATAATCTGTTAATTTGCCCTTGCCCTCGTCACCAAAGTTTGCCCCGATGACAATTTTTATATCTTTCATATGTTCTCCTTACCAAACAATAGCTCCTGATTCATCTGTTTCTGCAGAAATTACAGTGGATGAGGCTACTACAGGTTCATTATTTTCTGCAGCCGCAACTACAATCTTTACAATTTCATCTGCAATATTATCAAGACGATTAATGGTCCTAAAATGGTTATCATCAAGATACTCTGAGAAAGACTCAACTATTCCTTCCAGGTCATATTCATTACGATGATTTACATTGATATGATAAATATCAAATTTCTCAGATGTTTCCATATATAAATCTTTAGTTTCTACATCTGCCTGAAGTGTATCGCCAGTTGTAATTCCTAATCCAGAACGGCGTCCTGATACTGGTAAGTACGGATTAAGACGTTCGTCTCCAATAGTAATAATTACGCCTTTTTTACCCCTATTCCAACAATCAAGTTTTGTATGACGAGATCCAAAATACCAAGCAGCAGTATAAGATTCATATGAGTTACCTCCGCCACCAAATTCAAAGTAAATTTTATCAAGCTGCTCTGCGATTCTAATATCTGATTCAAACTGAGAAGCCTGTATCGGATAACTATCATAAGCCAAATCTCCAATACCCATAATCATAAATTCTACATCTTTAATCTGACCATATAATTTTGTCATGATTTCATTAAGTCTTTTTGCAATTTCTACTGCGGTCTGCCCCATAGATCCGGTGACATCTAAAGCCAAAATAACCGGTAAAGTATTCGGATGTTCTTCATTATCGCAACATTCTCTAATAACACCTTTAGGATCGAGTGCTGCATCAATATTTTTTGCTTTAAACATTTCCTGGTTAGAATAGTTAGAAGTGATAATTCCTCTAGTATCAGTCTCGTATCCTTTTGATGTTGCATAATTTACAAAACTTGCTGTTGTCCAACTTCCACATCCCATAATTATTCGTCCTCCTCTACTTCATCATCTTCTACATCAGTATCATCCATACTGAAATCAAACATGCCGTCAAACATATCTCCCATACTACCGTTCATCATCATAAATGGCATCATAGCGTTCATAGGATTATTGTCTGTTCCAGTTCCTGTACCAGCTACTCCGTTCATCATCTGGGTCATCATCATATATTTGAATATTTTGTTTGCACTGTTCTTGTCTTTTCCAAGATTACTTCCAAACATAGACACGATTTTTCCATAGAAATAAGTGTTTCCCATAAATACATGGCGCTCCGGCAAAATTGTTTCAACTGTAGAATCCTCATAATTGATTACAGTAATTTTTGTTTTATCTGCTTCAATAACGCATTTTGGTCTTCCATTTACAAGGATAATATCTCATTTAGCCACCTTATTTGTTGGAATAACGAAGAAGAAATTTTCATCTACTCCAGGAAACACAAAATTACCACAGTTTGTGAGCTTACCGGATTTAACATTGTAACTCTTATATCCATTAGAAGTTTTTACAGCAATATTACCGCTCATGGATAACTTGCACATTCCGCTACCAATTTTTCCAAACATTCCATTCATAAAATTATTCATCATTTTAATTTCCTCCATTGTTTAATTTAATTTTTATTGATCACATTAATTTGACAGCTCTCCATTACCTCAAGCGCTGCTTTATGCTTTACTGGTGTTGATCCGGCGCAACAACTAGCATCAACTGTAATTTCTACTTCTGGAAATTCAGTTTTTAAACACAAAGCATTTGTAATCACACAAATATCCGTACAAAGACCTATGATTTCTACTTCATAAATTGGCTTGCCAAGTTCAAACATGCCAAGCCATGGCAGATAATCCCAATGATATCCAAATGTATCTTTATAACGGATTTTTCTTAAATCTGGAGATTCTTCTTCTACTGCCAACTCACTAATAATTTCCCATCCCCATGTATTACGAATACAATGCTCCACAGGAAGTTTTCTACCTTCCTGAGTATTTAAGTAATTTACTTCGTGCGTATCTTTGGTAAAAATAACAAAATCACCATTGTTTCTATACTCATTAATTTTTTTTACAATATTGGGGACTATGGCAATGGCTTCATCACTACCAAGACTTCCATAAACAAAGTCATTCTGAACATCCACTACAACTAATATCTTCTTTGCCATCTTCTTTTCTCCATTCTTTTTCCTGCTGTTTGCAATCTATTACCTGCTGCTTATCATGTCGTTTATAATTATCTCCAGGACCATTACGTGCATTTGCATGAGCTTTTCTCATATTTGTCTTTTCAGCGGCACCGCCTCGACCAAGCCATCCATTATGACCTTTGGCTAGCATCCCTGATTCAAATTCAGATTCATCAATCCATTTACCACGATATGCCCCAGCATATTTTTGCTCCTTAATTAATCTGCGTCTTTTCTTGATATTTTTTATTCTTTGTTTTCTATAATATCCTCTGTCACGTTTTGGCAAATAACTCGCCTCCTTATCACAGTTCAATTATCTGAATATCCACTTTTTATTCTGAATATTTACTTTTGTAATAAAAAGTGGATATTCGATTTTTAATTCTTAATATCACATCTTTTGGCCACCTCAATTTCTTTATCAGTAAGACTGTCAGCTCCAGTAATAATCTCTTCTAATGTTCGAGGTGTATAATTCATATATGGCATCATAGCTCCTGCGTTATACATATTACATGGTCGATCATACAGTTCTTTCATTTCATATTTAGTGCGTTCCATCATATTCCACTCGAACGAATTATGTACATGTGCATAGAGATGATACCAACCGTAATAATGATGATTGAAACATGGAATCGGATAATGGCAGAGTACAACACCATTACTATTCTTCTTGTCATCTGTTCCAGTGATATGCAGCTCTTTATAATCTGTAATTTCTACAAACATAGACTGCAACTCTCTATTTTTAAGATGCTTATGATCATGATTTCCCCTAATTAAATGAATATGTCCATTTAACTGTTTAAGAATTTCAAGAGTTTTTGTAGTGTTATACCAACTGATGTCACCAAGAATGTATACGTCGTCTTCCATGCCAACAACATTGTTCCAATTCTTAATAAGCACAGCATCATGGTCTTCAATTGTCTTAAATGGGCGATTATCAAATGATAGACAATTCACATGACCAAAATGTAAGTCACCGATAAAATAATTCATATGTGTCACACCTTAAATTTGTTAATATATTTCATCATTTCATCTTCTTCCAGATAAAATGGATCTTTACCATCTGCTGCGATTGCTCCGTGTACTATTGCCATGAACTGTTCGAATCTCAAATCTGGAGCATTTGTAGCCCATACTGCAGCCAACTCGTTACAAAATTTATAAATTCTATTCGGATCTCTCATGTTCTTTTAATCTCATTTCATATTTTTTTTTCTATATACTCTTCATAGATATTATCCGTAATGGTTTTAATATCATCGTGCAAATTTTCTTCGGGATATTCAATAAGCGAAGGCCATATATAAGAACTCATGATAATGTAATAAACAGCTTCTTTTTTGGAAAATGAATATTTCCTCATTAGAATTTGTATCAAACCTCTTAAATAATCTTCATCTTTAATCTTTTCATCGTAAGTTTTACTCATCACGCCACCCTCACTATTTTCTTATATAAACATATATCTTTATCATTAACAGCCGTATTCACATGATAATGACCAAAGAACCATCGTGTATATTCTGTTGTGCATCGAACCTGCTCTAAGTAATTAGTAAGCTTATCTGGCTTAAAACGTCTTCCGAATATTAATGCCTGTGTGGAAGAAGCCGTACAATGAGTTAAAATAAAATCTACTTTGTTATCTGCCACTGAAAGATTATTTAATCCTTCATCCATTTCTTCTTCATTCGGCATTTCTTCTTCCCACCAAGAGATATGATTAATCCGATACGTTTTAGAGATATCATTTCGCCATATTCTTACTCTAGGATCATCAATTTCAAGAACACCATCTTGAATATCATGACTCCGTGCTCCACCAAATGTAAAAAACGATTTATCATCAATATTAAAAACTTGGCCTCGCATAAGATGAATAACAGAATTATTTATAAAATGTACTTTTCCGCCATGCCATTCAGATACAGGATAAGAATTAAGAAGATCAAAATTACTATGATTACCATCTATAAAAAGTGTTGTAAAATTCCTCTCTTCAAGCCAATTTAAATCATGTCTTTGCTGCGGAGTATCATTCCATATACCGAAATCGCCAAGAACAATTACATAATCATCTTTGGTCATTTCTTTTTGTTCTGGAAATGATTCCATATTTAATCTATGAACCCAATCCCCATGCGTATCACCTGTTACCCAGATCATTATTTACCTCTCTTCATCAAAAACATTGTTGGTTCTGCGATTTCATACCCGTTCTTTTGGTAGGTATGTATAGCTCTTTTATTATCAGCATTTACCCATAACACACTACAACCGTATTTTTCATTTAGCATTTTTACAATTTGTGTTCCATATCCTTTATTTTGATATGGTGGGAAAATATTTAAACGTGAAAGCATTCTACCTTTTATATCAATTTCTGCCTCTCCTATTTTTTCATCATTCAGGAATATCTCAATTTCCTGGTATAGTTCATTTTCTTTAAGATTTATCATTCTTCATCTCCTTCGACTCCTCCCTTAACCTAATAGCTCTTTTGACTTCTCTGTCTGTACTTTTCACATGCCTACCACTTGCACACTTTACACATTTAATTCTCCAACGACCTTGATATCGCTCAAAATGCCCGAACCCAGTGGGTACATATTCACCACAACAATAACATGTTCCTGGATATCTATTTCTTGCCATTCTTCATCTCCTCTAACTTCTTCTCGGCTTCTTCGCGAGTGAGAAAAATAGATTTTCCTATAGAATTTTTCATAATTGAAGTAAATTTAATTTCTTTTACATAATATAATTTTCTTTCATATTCACACTGAATATCTTCTTCACATTTCCACTTTTGAGTAGCCTTGCAATTATCATAATCGTAAATGCAATCAAGAAATGATCCTACTACATACACATTAGTTCCTGTCGCAACTGGCAACCTCACAAGTAAGCCCTGTTCTTCTAAGTCTTTGTAAGACTTTAATTCTTCCAACCACTTTACAAGTTGCATATGTTCTTCCGCACATTTTATACAATTAGTCTTTATATCATCGTCTATAGAATCAATTGGCTCAAAATCTGCGCCTCTATAATTCTTTTCTGCTACTTCTTTTGCATGAGCAATAGCTTCTTCAAGCGTTAATCTCTCCATCTGCTTCATCTTAAAACCTTATATTATTTATTCTCCAGTTCATTGTATCTTTCAAGTAACTCTCTAAGTGCCGGATTCTCTGCTGCATACATTACGTATTTTTTTACTTCATCCATATCTTTAATGATCTTGTCCATCTCTTTGCGGAGTTTTGCTGCTTCTTTACGCTGCATAACCCTGTATTCATATGCCGCTGTATTAATCTTACAAATAACTTCCGCAGTAATCCCTTTAGAAATATTTTCCTCAATAAAATCTGGTGTAACAAAGTCTTTAATAGTCACAATACGATCAGAACCATTGCCAGAGACATATACTGTATCTCCAACAGCATATTTTGTTCCGTCTTCATAAATTGCAAAGTAATAATCTTTTTTACAACATCCAGATCCTAATTCAACAACTGCTACTGACTGATATCCTGTTAATTTTGCCATTTCTTCATTCTCCTTTTTCTCAATATTATTAAGCTTATATTGCAATACAAAACTATCAAGTGTGCCTTTACGTTTTTTTGCAATTATAATAGATGCAAATTTTATAGGAAACTCTATCATATGTTACTACCTATATTTATTTCTTCTTATTTTTAAATAGCGTACCGATTAAAAGCATAATTAGCCAACATCCTGTTGCCATTGGCAAACTAAAACCGATTCCAAAACATAATGTGATTAAATAAATAATCCCACAAGTCACGGCCCAACTAACTAAATATGCAAGTACAACTACTAATATAAAACCTAAGCAATTTATTTATTCTTCTTTCTTGGAGCAGGTGAAATATCCTGCTCCATGTTGTTATATTATTTTCCTGCCTGCTGTGTCTGACCATTCAGAATTTTGACTCCGCCTGTGGATCTAACAGTATCTGCTGCCAGTTCTCTCATCTGTGCATATGCGTCGTCCAATTTCTTTCTTAATTCAGTTTTTTCACTTGTAAGAGAAGATACGTCCTCAAGAAGTTTTGAAATCTGATTTGTAAGATCTTTTACTTTATACTCATTCTCCTGTTTCAGGTATCTAACCTCGAAAGCATTAGATCTGTCTGCATCGGCCTTACCCTTCTTGATTCCTTCTTCGGTTGCTTCCTGAAGCATCTGCGGGATATCTTTTACTTTCTTCTCAAGATCCTCAATATATGCTGTCTTCTCTGCAATTTCTGCTTCATCGGCTCTGACAGCTGCAATTCTCTCATTCAGCTCTTTTTCACGTTTGGCAACTTTATCATCCCATTCATCATCGGCTGCTTTACGTTCTCTCTTAATATTATAGTCATATTCCTCTTTATCACGTTTGCGCTGCTTTTCAATAGAGGCTTTCAGATCTGCGGCCTCAGTTTCAATAGAATCAAGAATCTCATTCTTCTTCTGCTGGAGTTTGTAAATGTCGTCATTTAACTCAGCTGTTTTAGCATTGTGGGAATCATCCAGCTCCTTATTCTTAGCATCATATTTTTCTTTCAGCTCAATCTCTTTCTCCTTATGAGCGTTGACCATTGCAACAAAAGAATTAGCTTCTGAATCCAGATCGTACAGATCTTTCAGTTCAGCTTTTTTAATATCAATTGCTTCCTTAAGATCATTGTATTTAGCAATAATATTTGGATTAAGAATGTCTTGTGTCGCAATATCATCTGCAGATGCAAGAGTAGCCGTTCTTTTCTCTACCATTGCTGCCTTTACAGGATCGTCTGTAAGCTGCGCCTGTGCATCAAGTTTAGCCTTTGCTGCTTTGTATGCTTCCATGATTTCTGCCTTTGTTGATTTTAATGTTACTTCTGCCATTTTATTGTTCTCCTTTATTTTATAATATTTATATGAAATTTATTTTTAACAGTATAAGATTGAAAATTATAAATCTAACTTAGTTTGAAACGTTATATCTTCTACGTCCTCAATTCCAAGCCGACCACCCTTAATAAAATATTGATTTATCAAAGTGTTTATAATTCTTGCACCAAGAGTATTATTTTCATAGTTCTTTTTTAAATACTCTTTAATGGACTTAACTACAGAATCTCTATCTACGTCTGTAAAAATGCCAAGATAAGTATTTAATAATTCTGAATTTTCCAAGATTGTATACAGATCTTCTAATGTCAATTTATTCGTATTGTAGACAAGCCCTACTCTTCCAAGAAATTCTGTTTTTACGCCAAATTTTCTCAACTTGTCCAATGTGATTTTTTCTTCGTTATTAAAAGCACCAGCAAAAATAAATAATACTCTGCTTATATCAATATCATGATACTTCCCATAATTTCCATATACAGAGGTATATTTAGACTCCAATATTTTTAAAAATTCATTTTGTACTCCAATCGTAATCTCATTTGCAAGAGATGAATTTGAATTACCAGAAATAAAAAGTTTGTCAAATTCATCCACAAACACTACAACATTTTTTGAAGTATAATTTTCAAGTGGTACGAGTGCTTTACTGAGAGAATTTCCAGAAGTTCCTTCTTTTGTGATCTGAGCTGCATTTATTTCAAGCATTTCAAGATTTTTCATCTTGCATAAAGATTTAATAGTGTAACTTTTACCAGAACCACTTGCTCCGGTAAGAATAAAATGTGGTCGAATCTTGGCATTACTAGCTACAAAAATGTCTAATATTTTACCTATTTCTGACATAACCTGTGACTGGCCAACGATCTGTGTTTTCTTCATGTTTCCTCCTTTTTGTAGATTATATAAAATTTTAATAATTACTAATTAATCTTCGTACAACACTATTTTTTTGTCTTCAATAGATCTCTGTACATCAATTACTCTCTGGTTTGTAGAGCCAGCCCAATGATAATTGATATCTGCGAGATTTTCCTCGAACGTTCCATCTACTATTACGTCTGTATCTTCCAAAATTGCTGTTAATATAGGCCAAGCTTCTTCAATTATTTCTTCCCAAGTATATCCCGTATAGATCCAAATAGATTTCGTATTTTTATATTTTCTACGAATACATTTGATCAAATCACAAACAATCAATCTATTATTTTTATTTAATGGATCACCGCCAGAAAAAGTAATTCCAGAAATATAATCTTTGTCGAGCTGATCGAAAATTTCATCAACTGCTGTTGTATCAAATAAGATGCCTGATTTTGTATCCCACGTTTCTGGATTTTGACAATTTTTACAATAATGATCACAACCAGAAACAAATAACGTTACTCTTAATCCTGGGCCATTATTCATGTCGTCATGCTTAATATCGTGATAATTCATTACATTGATTTCCTCTCTGAAATTTCTACCATCTTAGCTTTATTAAGACGAGTATCACCATGAACTCTACTATATGATAAATATCCATTCATTCTATCAATTTTTGTAAGATTAGTTGAACCACATATCGGACACACATCCATATCAAGTTCCTCATGACCACAATCATCACAGTATGCAAGAGAAAGATTTACGCCTTCATAATAGCCTAATTTCATAGCTCTTCTTACGAGAGTGACAACAGCCTCTCGATTATAATTAATTGGGTACCTTACATACTGAATTTTCCCACCATTAAGGAGATTCCAAAATCTATTTTCGAGATCCTGTTTTTCAATAGGTGTAATATCTTCCCATACTCCACAATGAAAACTATTGCTCACATATTCTCTATCTGAGACTCCAGGAATGATTCCGTACATCTTACGGAACTGCTCTACCTGAAGGCCACATAAACTCTCTGCCGGAGTGCCGTATATAGCATACAATAAACCGTCTTCGTGTTTGAACTCATCAATTTTCTTATTGATATGTTTCATAACTTCTACAGCAAATTGTCCATCCTCAACTAAAGACTTTCTATTATATAATTCTTGCAGTTCATTTAATGCCGTAATGCCAAATGATAATGTCATCGGTTTTAAAATCGATTTGATTTTTTCATCCGGTTTTAAATGTCCACCATAGAAACCACCCTCGCAATAACCAATTGGATTTGTTGAAGCTTTCATTTCTCCAATATAATCATATGTACGTTTATGGATTCCTCTAATCATTTCCAAATAATAATCAAGTACTTCATAGAAATTTCTACTTTCTCTCTGAGCTTTTGCAAGTATCATCGGTAAATGAAGGCTTACAACACCAAGATTAAAACGTCCTTCAAACACTGCTTTATCATTCTCATCCGCTGGCTCCATACCGCCACGCTCGTACCACGGACTTAAAAAAGCACGACATCCCATTGGTGAAACAACCGTTCCGTATTTCTTGTACATACTTGGTACGTATCCATCTCCAGTCAAAGATAACCAGTCTGGATACATAGTTTTCATACTACATTCAATACCCGCATTAAACACATCTTCATTAACTTTTCCTGGTCCATGAAGATTTTCGTCATAAAGAAATACTAATTTAGGAAACAATACCGGTTTCTTATTGCCATCTTTCCCCTGACCTTCTTTATGTACATTGAGGAATGTAATGGAAGCCATCTTTCCAAATTTTGAAGTAGAAAGACCGAACGTCATAGTAACAAATGGATAGTCACCTCTGGAAGAACCGACTGTATTCAGCTTATATTCAATTCCCTGCCATCCCTGTTCAAAGTCACGTTTTACTTTATTTGTAGCGTATTTACAAGCTTCTTCTTCAATATTTTTTTCAGCATAAGAAGCTGTATCGAGCCAAGTACCATCAATATCTGAATAAATGATATTTAAGAATTCTCTATAATATTTTTGATAACTCTTTTCTGCATACGATTCTAGGATTTTATCAACCTGTGGTACTGTGAAACCTCCATACTGCTGTGCTGCAGTACTCAAGATAATGTCACCCATAACATCAAATGCGGTATCAAGAGAATTTGGCTCATTATACCAAACATTCCCCATTTCAAAACCACCTTTCATGACTTCTCCAACTAGGAAAAGACAACAATTTATGGTGTCAAGCCTAGCTGACTGATCATGCACATAAATATATCCACCCTTACATGCCTGTAATTCATCTCGTGTCATAAAAAACTTCCTGTACAGCTCCTTGTTCAGCTCATTGAAGATCAGGCTTCGTTTCGTGGCAACAAGTGCACTATCTGTGTTGGCATTACTTTTATCACCGATATAACGGATCGCCTGACTTTTCGTATAAACTTCATCCATCATATGAATAAATTCTTTCTTATAATTACGATAATCTTTATAAGACTTCGCAATTTTAGGATTAAATTCATCCAGAGCGGCCTCTACCGCATTATGTAAATCTTCTACAGTACATTTCTCCTGCTCGTCAACATCATCTGCAATCAATTCATCCCATACAAGATCAATAATTTTTTTATAATCTTCATTAGAAAGAGTAACCATTACACGACTGGCTGATTTATTTACTGCATTTACAATTTTCTGATCGTTAAAAGGCTCTTCAGTCAAATCTTTCTTTATTACAATCATTTTAATTTCTCCATTATTATATCAAATTTATTATTGAAAGTATCGGGAGCTAAGACAACTCTTTTTTAATCCATTCACATACAATATCTACAGATTCTTCAAGAGGCTTGTCGTTTAATAAATGATAATCAAACATCTGCTCCTTTTCATATTCTGCAAACTGTATACTTTCATCATCGTATCTGTTCTTAAACTCCTGTTTTGTGCCTCCACGGTCAATGAATCTTTGTTCATTTAATCTATACGGAACACGAATATAAATCTCTATAAATTTATACTGATCTCCACAAGCTTCTTTCAAGATCTTGACACCTGCTGGGTCGATCACATATATATCTGATTTATCTAATTCATCAAATGTAGTAGCATATCTATTCCCATTAATTTCTGTGTATGCTACGAACCCTTCCCTGTTACCAATGGAATCAAATTCTTCATTTGAAACGAAATAATGATCCCAACTATCATTTTTTTCATTCTCATTACGAGGATGTCTGGTAGTAAGGCTTTTTACCTGTTTTAGTCCAAGTTTTTCACAAATACTATGTGCTATAACAGATTTCCCGGCGCCAGTACGTCCTATAAATAAGAATTTAACTGGTTTTATTATCTTCTGATCCTTCTGTATTTCCTGATTCTGGCTCATTCTTTTCTTCGCCTTCTTTCTGTATATAAAGCACATAATTATTGTTTTTAGTACATGCGGCTTTAAACAATGTGGCTGCCATCTGCCCCTCAGCTTCAAGGAACCTTCTGCAAGATTCTTTTAAGTCGCATGTATTGTCATCATTCTTGCAAAAGTATAAAGAATCTAAATCAGACATTATTACTCTCCACTTCAAGCAAGAATTCTCTAGTAATCCATGGATACCACTCATGTACCTGATCAATCAAACGTTCGATAGCAATCTGTAACTCTGGGGCTGCATTACCATGAGCAAGGTGTCCATTTTCTTTATCATTCATTCCTCTTTCAATATATACATGAGCAAGTTCTGTAACATTGATTTTGAATGTAAAATTCATAGGAAGCGAAAGCATATACAAACCACGTTTTACATCATTATTCTTCTCAAGACCTTTAAGAATGTAACCATTCTCGGCTTTGACATATGTTTTGCCATCATGCTCAATCTCATCCGGAAGATTCATACTTAAAAGCTGCAGAGCTATATCTGTAGGAATAATCTTGCCGTCATACCATTCAGACATCTCTTCTGTATTATAAGAAGCAAGTCTGGTGCTGCTACGAATAATCCGGTTATCCATTCTTTTTGCATGAGCATCAAGATCGTCAGTAGCTCCTCTATGAAGTCCAATTACAACTACTGAGAGATCTACGAATCTCCACATGGTAATATGTTTTCTACCAAATTTAACGAGTTTTTTCATCATATCATCAAATTCCGCCGCCATTGGATCAGCATCATTAAATTCTTTTATAAATCGTCCATGTCGATCTGTGCAATACTCTACAACAGTTCTGATCTTATCCTCCAGTTCAGGAGTCCATGTACGTTTGCTCATGTACATCGTTCTTAATGCGTCTCGAATTGAATGCATTTCAGTTAAATAAATATTCATTTTAATTCTCCTTATAGAGATAAAATTTATTATTGATAGTTTCAAGAGTTTTAAAAAATCAGCACTTCTTGCTGATGAAGATATCATATCATTTTCAATCAGTATTGTCAATACAAAATTTATTATTGATAGTTTCAAATTTTAATAATGTTTTCATAAATGTAAGTCTACTGCAATTCTCCTTTTTCTTAACAGCAATATTCACAGTTTTAGCACTGCCAATATGGAAACACTTTTCTTTCATTCGAGTAAGAGCAACATAGATCAGATTAGAATTTAGCATAAAAGTATGTGCTGGCGGTGTTAAGAAGATAATAACCTTCGCATTACCTCCTTGTGACTTGTGCACAGAAATAGAATATCCCAAAAGAACTTTTTTCATCTCTTCTCTATCATAATACACATCTACACCATCAAAGTTAATGATTACTATCCCATTGTCAAGATCAATTTTAATGACCTTGCCAATCATACCGTTTGGTATAAAAGTACATTCTACATCATCATCGTTGGCGTCTGCTATTGCATCTGTTCCTAAATATACTCTGGCCTTATAGTTATTTGCAGTCTGAATCACAATGTCATCTTTATAATAAGTAATTTCTCCTACAACCATATTCGTTGCATAACCATAGTTTTCATTAGCGACCTTCTGTAACTGATTATTAATCTCAACGGTTCCCCATTCTCCTTTATTATAAGAAGACAACACCAATATATCCTCCGGAGCATAGTCTTTCAAAAGTTTTGTGTATAATGCTACTACTACTTTTGGAATACGATACGCTTCTTCCTGAATAAACGTATAATCTTGGTTGCTTCCAAATGTAGTGCATTTTTCACTTATATCTTTTAAATATGGAACCATATTACGAACATCGGTAGCCACTTTCATTAATCCCCCTTCGCCATAACGAAAGATCTTATTCAAGGTGACTGTAGGCACGATATCAGACTTTAAAAAATCATACAGGAGGTTTCCTGGCCCAACGCTAGGAAGCTGCGCGGAATCTCCAACCATAATAAGCTTTGTTTTTTCAAAATCAATAGCTTCTATAACATGGCTAAATAAAAATATATCAGTCATAGAAAACTCATCGATAAGGAGTACATCACAATTAATCGGATTATATCTATCATATCCCCATCCTTCAGGCGGCATATATCCAAGTCCTCTGTGGATTGTCGAAGCTGGCTTCTGAGTATAATCTGCAAGGACTTTCGCAGCTCGTCCAGTCGGAGCCATCAGCTTATAAGTCCGCCCATTCTCATCAAGCATCCGAATAAGCATAGCAGATGTAGCAGATTTACCGGATCCACCAAAACCATTGAGAATCATGATATTATTTTCACAAATACACCGTAACGCTTTAATCTGCTCATCAGTAAGTGAATATTCACCTGCATTCTGATATTTTCTCCAATCAATATTCCATCTTCTCGGATTATCATTTGCATGAGAAATAACATTTGCGATTCTAACTTCAGTATCATATGTAATTCTCAATGCCACAGATCCTGTTTCTTTGTCACAATATAACTCTTTATCTTTCAAGCATGAAACAAAATGCTCTGTCATACATTCCGGTATCTTTCTAATGCCATTATCTCTAAGAGTCATGATATCCATTCTGGTATTACCATTATTCTGATTTTCATTAAGTTCGTATTCAATATATGCAGCACATCTCTGTTTACTTGTCCTAAGATCGAATCCAAAATTGATCATCTTAGTTTTTTGAAGTTCAAGCAACATCAAATCTGCTTTTACAAATCCAATACCGGAAATTCTAGTCAGACACTTATAAGGTTCTGTTCTTAATTTTTTACGAATTTGTTCAATGGATGAATATTCATCGTATAATTTCTTAATAATAGTCAAACTAAGAATACCACCAAATTCTGCAACTAAATCAAAAAGAACAATATTAGATGTAATTTTGTCAATTATCTTATTTAAAGTTTTTGGTCCAATACCAGGCAGTTTATCAAGATCTACCTCTTTAATACTTCTATCGTCATTAGAAATAATATCAATAATATCTGGATATTCCTGATACATTGCAGCTGCCTGTTTCTCCGAAATAATCTCACGAAGAAACGAATATACTTCTTCTCCTGTCTTTGGACGCTGAATAACAATCTTCTGCACCTTATATGTTGGACCATATTTACCATCTTCTAGCTCTGCTTTAATTTTATATGGCTGTGTAATACTCAGATCACACAATTCTCCAGATATAGATACATTGTCATATTTATTCTTTTTAACATCTGGATATTTCTCAGTATCAACATTCATTGCGTAAATGGCCCAGTCCGAATCCGGACTAGACCATACGCAGCGTTCAACTCTACCCTCAAACTCTACGATTTTATTCTCATTCATTTCTTATAACCTCATAATTATCTAATATGTCTTCTAGTTCTTCTGTTTCTTGCCATGTACCATTTATGCATTTTTTCTTATGTTTCTTGGTAAATCCATCAACTCTAAGGATTGAATATTCACCAAATGGATTATTTTCAAAAGTTTTTACGCTTGTTACTCTGGTTTTTATATCTTCGCCTGTTTTTATGTTATGCAGTGTGCAATAAGGTTTTCTGACTTCTTTGAATGTTTTATAGTCCGTCACAATATAGAAACTATGATTAACTCTCGGATTACTATACACAACATACTGCAAATATTCTTTCTCGAACTTGACTTGCTCTACTACAGACATCGGCTTATCTTCCAATCTTGAAGCAAGCTCAAAAATCAGCCCTTCATTATCAAGATCACGATACTGAGAAGCTGTCTCTCGCCCAGCGTACTTTTTCATAAGAAATTCAGTCAATCCAAGCTCTTCTAGTTTCTTCTTACTGATGATCTTTGCAGTCGCAAGCTTATCATATATCTTTGTTACATCCATCAGATATTTATTATGACCAAATTTTGAAAAGAAATTAAGTCCGATAAGAATTGTGAGCTGTCTTGAATTTACCGAAGTATTTGAGTTTATATCCCCAAGTAACTGTGTAAAATCTTTATAGTTATTATTATGAGCAAGATCAAGCATCTCATTTGCAATTATTGCATTACAAAATTTAATTGAAGCAATACCTTTATATAAAGCATGATTTGATTTATCTACGGTATATTCTGGGCCAGATTTACCAAACTGAATGTTATTTATTGTAACATGCTTAATCTTGGCCAGTTCCGTACCCATTACTATGTCATCTGTATTATTCGCACAATTTAAATATGATGCAATAAACTCTTCTGGATAGTAATATCTGCATAAAGCACACATATAACCAATCATTGAATATCCAGTGGAATGATTAAATCCAAACATGTAGTTTGATGAGTCTTCAATAATTTGAAGAAATGTCTTAGCCTCTTTTTCTGCTATATCTCGTGATTGCGGAGACATTTTGCAATATCCATCAAGAATGTCTGGTAATGCTTTCTGTAAACGATCCATCTGTTTACGACCAATTGCTCTTCGAACATTATCTGCTTCAGAACCACTAAGTCCACATATCTTTTGAAGGAATGCAATAACATCCTCTTGAAATATAAGGAATCCTCTGTTATCTTTAAGCAAATCATCAATAAGCGGAGATGGATTTTTATTAATTTCTCCGGCAAGTAACCTGTCTCTATAAGAAGCGCCAGATGGTCTAAGTGATGCATTAATCATCGACAAATCATTGACACATTGCGGTTTATAATTTTTAAGCATTTCAAAGGCATATGCAGATTCGAATTGAAAAATCCCAGCAGGACTAATGATAATATCGTTCCACACCTTTTTATCATTCCAATTAATCTGATGCGACTTCGGATATGGCTTTCCTACATATTCATAACATTTTCTGATAATCTGTAAATTTTTCAAACCAAGAATGTCATACTTAACAAGCCCCGCTCCATCATGGATTTCTTCCATATTAATACAGATAATCTGTTTACCATCATTCCAGAATATTCCATAATTATCTGGCAATGTAATTGGTGATACTACAATTCCTGCAGGATGTATTGATTGAGATACCGCTGTTCCATTAAGACCATCAAAATAATAAAACAACTGTCTATACTGGTTCTCTTTTAAATCTTGCATCTGAGATATAGCCTTTTTATGCTCGGTTTTCTTTCTTTCATAATCTTTTCTTATGTTATAATATTCGCTGTCTTTTTCTGCACTTTCAATCTTATCAAAATGAGGCATCTCCTCAATTTCTTTGATGCGTTTTGCTGTACTGTCAATAACATCTTTATAAGTACTGTACAACAATTTAATATGTGCAACCTCTGCAAGTGGAATATCTAATGCTCGTCCTATTTCATCAATTGTACCTTTATCAGATATCGTTCCAATAGCAAGAATATAAGCAGTTTTATCATATCCGAAGGATTCAATAATATGGTTGTATACCAATTCTCGTTGATCAGGCGAAATATCCAGATCAATATCTCCAACTTCTTCACGATCCTCATTTGCAAAACGTGAAAAAATAGTATTCCAAATAATGGGATCTACGTCGATGATATCTGTAATATAAGCTATCGTAGAACCACCTACAGATCCTCTGCATGGACCAACCGGAATACCATGATCCCAGCACCAGCATACAAGTTCAGACATAAAAAGCATAAATCCAACCATATTAATCTTTTTGAAAACACGCATTTCTTCTACTATTCGCTTTTTATATTCCGGAAGTTTTTTTCGATCAATAATACCTTTATCAACTTTTTCTTTCAGCATCCGAACAATACGCTTCTTTAAAACTTCCTCTTCATTATCATAAAGCTTTGGATATTTTACTGATGTGTCAAGCTCAAAATCCTCAACAGAATCTGCCATTACATTAGTATTTTCAATAGCTTGTAAAATAGCATCAAATGGAATACCACAGCCTTGCTTACGAAACATATCTACTAATTCGTCATATGATTTATAAGTAAGATCAAACTTATCTTCGTCGGCATATTCAATACCTTTGGCCTTCTGTAATATACTTCTACATTCTGCTTTATAATAATTAATACTATGCGTATCTGTGCCAGCGATTAATGGTTTTCCGGTCTGTAACGATGCCCGGTAAAGAAACTCATTATATTTTCTCTGCTCAGGATGATCATGGGGTTGTATTTCATAATAGTCATACGTTTTAAGAAGCCTATGGAAAATTTCACGAGCGGTTTTGTTTTTCATCTTCACCGCTTTAATCTGCTTCTCATATTCCGTTTTTGTTGATACTACTTTATTATCGACAAATTTGATATATGCTTCATGAGGCGTACAGTTCCAAGTAATCCATGGCTCTTCAACGTAATTCGGATCGTCAATGTTATAGTCCTCGTTTTCAGATTTCGTATATGATATAATCCAGTTATTTTCTTCTTTTTCGTCTTTTCGTTTTGTTTCTATCTGCTTGATAGTATCCTCTAAATCCTGCTGCAGACGATAAGTTTTTTCCCGAATTGATTTTTCGATATCATTTGGATAATTATGTAATGGAGACGCAAGACAAGCAGAAATCTTAATTACATTATCAGAAATATTAAAAAACTCTTCAAACGTAATTCTTGGCTTATAATATGTATGATCAGGCCGTGTAGATTTTTCAATCAAAAGATTAATCTCTTTTACGCCTTCATAATTTTTAGCAAGTAAAATAGTATGATAATTATCTCGTACCTTCTCTTCTAATGATTCTGTAAGATAACACTCAACTCCATGGATATATTTCAATCCTTTGTAGTTAATGTACATCTTTTTTTCAATCCAATTGTAAATATTGCCATGTTCTGTAATGGCTAATGCTTTCTGCCCTAATTCTGCAGCTTTAGCAGCATATAATTTATAATTGGTGCAACTATCAAGAAGAGAGTCCTCTGTATGCACATGATATGCTGTATAGTTACTCATCCTCTTCTCCTATTTTTACAAGTCATTAAGCCAGTCCAGATTATCAACTTCATATTCATCTTCGTCTGACTTCTTCGGTCCTAAAATACTGCCATTCTTTTCAGCTTCAAGCTTCTCCAGATAGGCTTTATAGGGCTTATGTAAATTAGGAGAATACGCACAAAGGTTCGATAAATAATAACTCTGTTTCTTTATACTATCTTCGTCTTCCCACCAGATCTTGTCAGCTTCTTCATATTTGCCAGCTGCTTTTAACTCTTCATATTCAGCTTCTTTCTTACGAATCAGCTTCATTGTACTGATAATAAAATCTTCCCAATACTGAATCAGTTCCGGAGTAAGATCCACATATACATAACAGTCATGCAGCTCATACTTCTCTTGTACTTCTGGTGGCAAACATGTAATATCATTGGTCTGTGCTAGTTTATCAAGATATTCAAGTAACTGGTCTTCGTATCCAAATTCTTTCAACCACATTTTGGCATTAGCTTGTAGCTTATTACCGAGTTCAAATCTTTCAATTTCTCGTACTTTCTTAATGCCTTTTTTAGATTGGACAGTTACACATTGATACTTCAAAAAGTTCCAGGCAATACGGATCTTTTCATATGGGATACCTTGTTGATGTAATCCCAGAGAATAAAGCACTAACTGTCCGCATTCATTTTTGGCTTTATCTCCTTTGTATATTGAAGACGTCTTCCAATCTAATATTGTATGAACACCATCGTCATCCACCAAATGAGCATCCATATATCCTTGGTAATATTCATCTCCGACTTTTATTTTGATAAATTCCTCAATATTCATCTGAGATGTAATTGGTTCGTGAGTAGAAAAGAAATTCTTTAAATCATAGTAGTATTTATTAGCAATATTATTATTTCGTTCACTATCGCTTCTCACAAATTTCAGATCGGCCATATCAAAAGCCATGGTCCATCCATCTTCAAATTCGTTCACCATATCTGCATAAGAGATCTCTTTTCCATAAAATTTCTCAAGAATTTCATGAGACAATCCTCCGGTGACAACATAAATGCTGTCCTCGCGATCCTTTTTTTTGTGTAAAACATAGTTTAAATAATATTCATATAATGAATTCTTAATACAGTTTAATCTGCTCCAAGAATTTAATCTATCAGTTCCAAGTGCCCCGCACATCTTTTGTAAATCTTCATAACTAATCCTCAATTTCGAATTTATATCCTTTTTTAACAATATTATTTTTTACTCTGTTCATAACGGTTTGCCTCCCTATATGATATTTTTTAGTAATATCTGTTATATGACCTTTGTCAATTAATTCATTATTAAAATAAACTTTTACTATCGTATTGCTTCTTCTATTTCTCGCATTTTCTTTACAAGATACAATATGACAATTTTCTAAGCTATAATCTGCGTTGTTATCAATTCTATCCAACTGATATTCATGTCCATTACATAATAAATTGCAATTTTCTAATGTTAAAATATCTTTTAAAAAATATTCAAAACATAACCACCTATCGCATACCTTTATTCCTCTAAGACCATAATTTTTATAACTTATGTGATTAGAGTTATAACACCTATTAATCATTTGTCTCCAATGTCTACATAATATTTTAGAAAAATCCGACACTTCATACATACCCTGGCATGCTACACCACAAATATATGAATAATCATATACATTTTTAACATTTCCACTTTTAATATTGCTATGTCTTGCAGGAATTAATGCGCCGTTATCAAATTGAACCAAAAAAATATGATAATTTCTATGTTTTTCTAGCAATCCAACAATTGTACATTTACCATATCTTTTTTGATCCCATTGACTTCCGTTATAATATATTTTTGAAGTATTTTCTAAAAGCGTATAATCTTCTATTTTCTTCAAAACTACTCCTTACTCTCAAATTATTTCTTTAATTTCTCAATATATTTTTTATGTTCCTTTTCTGTATAAGGAATTCTCCATTTAAACATGAAGTTATATAGTTTATTTGGCAAATCAGCCGGAGAATCTTTATCTCCTAAAATATCCCACTTGTCGTATATATAGCTGACTTTACGCAGCCCATAAAACTTTTCACACATGTTCCAGACTTCTGCCAACGGAACATCCTTATCCATTGCTATGATCACTTCTTGGACTCCTGTGCCTAATATAACCCTTACTTGTTCATCAGACATAACATGCCCCTCAAGTGCCACACATGTAGAATCATTCCTGCTGTCTCTTTTCAGTACCGATTTCTCAGCTTCAAATACAACAATATATCCAGCCTTTTTAATATCGTCTTTATTCTCCCAAAGACCATAAAGATTAATGTCTTTTCTCATTCCTGGAGTTATAAAATATTTAGCAATGCCAAATAATGAACAATTTGGAACAGAAGATCTTGCATTATACCCCATTAATGTCCCATCCGCCCAATATCGCACAGGGAAGACAGTTCTTTTCCATTGATATGAATATCCAAGTTCAAACTTCCTAATTGTTTTTTTAATAATTCCTTCCCTAAATAGATCAATATGAATATAAGGAGCGAAATCTAATAACACACCTTCTTCTAATGGATTAAAATCAACTATATCGCGCTTTTTGTGTCTTGTTTTGTACTTCGAAAATATGAACCATGAATCATCTTTCTTCTCAACCTTTCTATCTTTTTGATATAGATTTTTTAATCCAAAGAGTTTATGAAGATATTTCATTGCTCCTGCAAAATCAGTATTCCGATTATATTGAACAAGTGAAATAATATCTTCGCCGTCGTCATAAGATACGCCCCTTGTATAGTTCCTATAATTCAAATATTTATTGTTTTTAATATTAATAGCAGCAGGATTATTACAGTCACCTCCTACCGCATTAGAACAGCTGTAATAATCCCTAGTGTCGTGATACACTATGTTGCTGCACCCTATACTCTCTAACACAAAAGGTATTTTATCGTGCTCAAAAATATATTCTTTTATTTCTAATGCAGTCATATACTATACGTTCCTTTTAAAAGTCTTGTGGTATATTACAGATCGCAACATCTTTATTTATATTCATGCTCAAATCATATTCGGAAATAATCTGAAACGGATCTGTGTTTCCGAATCGATTCTTCGTAATGAATGTGATCATGTAATGCTTATCTGGATCTAACTGATATGGAATCTTAGTTTTACCATTTTTACCTGTTATTTTATATGCCTTGATTTCATGCGAACCGCCTGGAAATTCATCATCAAATGGTCTTCTCATCATGAGGTTTACACTGAATACATCAATAATATTCTTAGCCTGTCCGATTTCATTATTTGTATAATATCTTAGTTTTACAGAAGCTTTCCCTAACTGATAAGTGACAAATAATGCTACATTCTTGGCGGATGGTTTAACAACATCATATAAATCAACCATATCTCGCTCCATGGATTTCCATGTTTCTACGTTTCTGGAATCTGAAGACTCTTTCAATGTGTCAAGAACAAATAATCGAACACCCATACTGGAATACTTCTTGATAACTTTAATAGCTGCTTTTACTGTGTATTTCTCAAAAGGAACAATCGTAATATTTCTACGATCCTTTAAATCTTCAAGGAATTTCGCTGCCTTTTTTAAGTTTTCAAGCACTTCTGGAGAAAAATGTCCATCTCTTAAAACATATTTATGTATGTTTGCCTTATAAATATTATTGGCAACCCAAATAAGCAATTCTCTGCGTACCTTATCTTGATCTTCCTCATTGATCATAATGACCATTTTTTCATTATTCTCAAGAACAGATGGCATAAGATAGTTAATAGCCGTAGTTGATTTACCAACACCAGAGTTAGCACCAAGCCCATAAATATTTCCATTAAAGTTAACTCCGCCAATCTCTCTGTTCAAAATATCAGCGTTTTTTAATGGCATTCCGACCTGGCTGCCCGAATTTAATTTATCAATCAGATCAAATAATCCGTCACAGGCATTGAATGTTTTCACCTGAGTTTCTACATTGATGAATGTATGATTTAACAAAGCCTCTAACTCGTTATAAATGTCATCAGCCCGAGCATCAACATATTTACTAAGCTTGTCACCGACAGGGAATCCAATCTTTGCAAGTTTCATTACAGCATTCCATTTTTTAATTTCGCTTACATAAGCGTCAAAGTTTTCTTCTTTGATATATTCTACTGCACTTTCAATCTTGTCGAATCCACCGTATTCGTCATACTTTGCACTAAGTTTTGAATGCTTTGAAAGATACATACTGATCGTAAGTTCATCCAAAGTATTTTTCTGTTCTATATTGATGAGATCATTTGCAATAGAATAGTAAACTCTCCAGGCGTTGTTTGTAATATCATCAAGCTTTAATGATGTTTCTCTGATCAAATCCGGATTTTTGTAAATAGATGATACTGCATTAGCTTCTGCAATCAATTTGAACTCGTTAATTTTTTTTATTGTTTCAATGCATTCTTTTTGAAATGCAGAAGCAGTTGTCGCACTACTGCGGTCTTTTGCATTATGTACGACCTTCCCCATTTACCAAAGCTCCTCGAATGTCTCATTCATAAACTCATTAATATCTTCTGACTGTCTCTGGTATTCAGCTACTTCATTTACCTGAACTTCAGTATTTGCTTTCTCACTCTTTTTCTTACTCATTTCCGCATTCCTCATTCTTGTATACACATCATTCAGATCATTTCGAACGATTGCACATATATAATTTATTTTTTGTAATTCACCATCAAATTTTTTATTCTTAATGGCATTCTTTATTACAAATTTATTAATCTTAAAAGTAGCAAATATAACATCTATTGGATAAGAACCGTACTGTTCGCAATTATTGTTTGCCACTGCTTGGCCTCTTTGAAGTCCTATCAATGCTAATGCTCCAGCTTTTTGTATCTTCTGATCAATTCCGTCATACCCAAGCAATTCTGTTTCAATCCATAAACACATGTCACGAAACTTTTCATCTTTCCGGCCAACAATTTCAACTTTCTTATCCTCTATTGTTTTTGCTTTTCTTCTTTTTGCCATAATTATTTTGTCTCCTATTGCCTAAAAGATGTCCCGGAGCCAAAACTCCGGGATAATTATTATGCAGCAGTTAATGCAAGAATCTCTTTGGCAACATCAATGTCGTCTACTGCCATCGGATTTTCATATCCTTTTTCTTTAGCCAGAACAAGTAATGGTTTCAGCGCAGCTGCTTTGCCTTTATTTGCTATACAAAAATCTTTGATCTTAGCTTTAATATCATTAAGCTCCTTTTCTTTCTTATTAGATTCCTCTACAGCCGCAATCTGTTCTGCTCTCTTTTCTGCAGCTGCATCCTGCTCTTTCTTTAATTCTGCAATAGACTTTTTGCCTTTGCTTGCTTCTGCTTTAATGGCATCTGTAAGAGCCTGAATAAGAGAATCAACATTAAAATCGAATTCTGGAACAATATCTGCAAATCTGGATTTGGAATCAATGGAATAAGAATCATCACGGAATGTGATCTTTCTGCTTTCTTTAGCGATTACACCCTTCATGATGTCTTTCTTCTTATCGTCCTTTTTACCAGTTTTTTCCTGCACGATTTCTCGATCAATAGATGCGACACCAAGGAAATGTAACTTCGTTTTAATTGCATTAAAATCTCTCATTGACATATTTGTTGTCAAAGATGTATATGTTTGTCCTGTTACAACATCCTCCTGCTGTCTCTGTTTAACATGTCCAATAATAATGAAGTGGACTCCAACTGATTTCAATTCCCAAAGTTTATCAAGAACAATCTCTGTTGCTTTATCCTCGCCACTCATGTATCCTCCAAAAGCAGCTTTGATTGATTTTACTGGTTTTTCTGGATGTTCCGCATTATGCATACGAATTACTTCTGGCTTTGCGATTTCGATAAGCTGATCATATGTATCAATTACAACTGTTTTAAGATCCGGATACTCTGTAGATTTATTCTCAACAACATCGTCTACAAAGTCCTCAAATCCAATAGAGTTGGTGTATTCATCATAGTCCATAGACCACTCAGGACAATTCAGATAGTTAATTCCATCGATTCCATCTGCACCATCCTCTTTTCCACATTCAAGAAATCTATATCCATCTTCACCAACAAGTTTTTCGCACATTTCTTTGATGATGGTTGTCTTTCCAATACCGCTTTCCCCAATAAGCCCGATATTGTAGCTAAGTGGATCAATTTTAATAACATTCTTTTTTCCGTATCCCATTTTTTTATTACCTTTCAAACATTAATGTGAGTATAAAATTTATAATTAACAGTATTACGACCTTAAACGATGCTATCCATCCAGGAATCATCATCCAGATCATCAGACGGATCTTCCTTCTTTGGGTTCTCTTCTTCAAAAGGAACTTCATCTTCTTCCTCTTCCGGCTCCTCATGCTTAATCAAATAATCAAGCATCAAATCATCATCTGAATACTTATCTTCAAATTTCTGGATCTGAAGAGTTTTACTACCTTCTTCTCCAACCATACGAAGAAATGGACGTTTAAGAATCATTCTTCTTTCTTTTCCTTTGTTTTCAGAACATTTCGCAAGAGCTTCTTCCATAGAATATGCACCAAGATCAATTAGCTCTTTGATGTCTGCCGGAATGTCAGCTTCTGTTGCCTGTACTGTTGCTCCTCCCTCGACAAAAATTCCTTCACAAGTAAGCATTGTAATATTCTTTTTCACTTTGAATACTTTAGAAATAACAAGATCTGCTTTCTCTTTATTGTCCGGATCAACTTCATAATCGAATACTTTTCTCAGTGGTACAAACTTACCGCCTTTTACGGATCCACCATCAGTAAGATCATTTCCGTTATATTCTTTAAACTTCTCAAGAATCATACCGACAATTGGATAAACCATCTTGTCTTTATCGAGTTTTCCAACCGAATCTTTATTCAGCAGCATAGTCTGTGTGAACATAGCAATTGGAGTATCTTTATCTGTTTTAAGGAAAATACTGTTAATCTGTTTTGTTACCTGAATAGCATCATTGTAAATGGAATACTTAAGCTGTCCTTTTACTTTAATTTCTGTTCCATCTTTAAGAGTGTCTGAAAGATAGTTGGTTGCATCATAATCGGAAAGGAATTTTTTCTCAACAATGTTTCCATCTTTATCTCTCTCGATTCCAATTCTGATAAAACAAAGATTTCCGACGTCCTCAAGAATACTCTCGTCGAGACGGTCTTCCCAGTCGATAGTATATATATTGTCAAAATCATCAACTTCTCTTCCGGTTTTCTCATCTATCTTTTTACCATGGACATATAATGGATACGGATTGCTAATACTATATCCTCCCATTAGCTGACTCTGTACAAGTCCATATTTCTCTCCACAATCAACATTTAATAGCATTCTGGAGTAGATATAATCACTCTTTTCTGAATGTGCATCAATATTGAATGGAAATTTACCAAGAGCTGCTTTTCCTACAAGTGTAAAACTCTGAATCCAGCCCTTTTTGTCTAATGCTTTTTTTTCTTTTACTTTTGCCATTGTCTATTATCTCCTATAATCGTAATATCTACTGTCGTTATTCAACTTCATTGATCTGTCATGGAAATATCGAATCACATTAATCCGGCTACAACATTTACACTCTACTAACTTGGTTGAATATCCAAATCCATGATCATCTGTAAATGTCTCGCTTTCTTCATAGTCAAAGATTTCATTGCATATCCCACATGACATTTGTTTCATTTGCTGTCGTTGTTCCATTCAAGTCCTCCTCTCTTTTAGATTGGAAGATCAAGAATGCAAGTATGCAATTCTATCTCCGGATGATTGTGATCACGATATCCATCAATGAGATAATAGATAATCGCGGTTTTGTCACCCTGACATCTCTCCACTGCTTCAAGAAAACAGTGTTTCAATCCTATTTACATATCTCTTTCATTTTTATAATTTGTATAAAATTTATTATTTACAGTGTCAAAGCAAAAATAATTAATCGTTTTTGATCTTGACCTTACAACCAAATTTCTCTTCGACTTCATCCATCGTAACTTCTTTTACGGTATCATCATAGATAAGCTCAAATTCTGGAAACACATCATCCATAAAATTTTCGTCACCCCCAATAGGCATAGAACCGACTCTACGAACATCGTTAATTCTCCAAACCTTGATAATGCGATCATTTTCTTTATAACTAAATACACAAAACCGCATATTCCCAGTTAAGCATCTGAATGTTCTGAATTTATTGATGCTTCTGTGACTTACTTTGCTGTAATACCATTTAATGAGATCTCCACGATCAGTGTTCTTTAAAACAATACCGTAACTTCCTTTTGTAGAAAGAACAATATCGCCTGTCCGAAGATCATTCAAACACATTGTTTTCATAATCATGCTCCTTATACATTTACTTTATTTTCTATTGTAGCGCTACAAATTGGCATAGACGGAATCGAACCGTCATTATATTGATCCATGAGTCAATTATTCTACCATTGAACTATATGCCAAACCATTACATATACAAATGAGTGCCTAATAGAGCTTATGCAAAATATCAGGCAATGGAAATTCTGGGACTCGAACCCAGGACCGACCGGTTATGAGCCGGTTGCTCTAACCAACTGAGCTAAATTTCCATGCTCTGTATATGACACACTACTATGATATATCATATACAGGAAAACACTTATTATAAATGCAGCCTACGTTTATAGTTACCACAATCCTATCATTGCTAACAACACTGATCGGTTCGACCTCATATACTACCTAATTTCACCTCACTATAAACACGTTTATTCTTTCTATTCTTTTATAACTACATTAACAGCCGTCGCTGTTTTGATCCCCACTCACTTCCTCATCCTCGTTATAAGAATATAAGCTATAAAATCAATAAGCTGCGTAATTGATATTTCCTTATATTCCAGATACGACTACACCAAACCATATTGTTTGCCTCACCATACTTTCTCACCCTCACCTCGTCATGTATCAAGAATACTTCAGAAATATTTTCCTTTTATATGACTACACCAAACCATATTGTTTGCCTCACCATACTACCTCACCCTCGTCATATAAAAGATCATCTATATAAATGTATGTGCTACCAAACCCTCTACCAACCTCGCACAGAGCCATACCCAAAGTACAGGCTGTTCCCAACTTAGTTTCATCTCATTGTAAAATTGTAATAAAATATATTACATTTGTCTGAGACTATAATGATATGCTGATCACTGCTATCTTGATCTCAAGTAGGTTAACCTTCAGATCTAAATTAATCCGTGGCCTTTAGATATCTAAAGATCTGAATACGGATAATGGGACTTGAACCCATATGAGTTTCCTCCGGAGAGTTTGAGTCTCCTGCGTCTGCCTATTTCGCCATATCCGCTTATGATGTCTGTTTTAAGACATCATATTTCATTCCATTGATCATCTGGAATATTTTTAATTACAGATTTTTTACTTGGTAACTTATATTTTATACACCATTTTCTAACTGAATTATCAGTTACGCCATACTCTTTGGCAATACTAACAAATGAATCTTTTCTTATCTTATTTTTTAAATCTTCTCTTGATATTGGCGGTTGTTTCAAAACCACTTTTGGCTTAACTTTCCCCTTCTTGTTTATTTTCTTATTTGCCTTTAAATGTTTTTTAGAAGATTTTCCTGCATAATTTGCTGTTTGCGAATGACAATTCGGACATAAAATTTGCAAATTTTCTAATTTATTATTTGAATGTTCTCCATCAATGTGGTGTAACACCAACGTAATGTCTTTTCCATTCCAATTAGAAATGCCACAAATTTCACACTTATATTCTTTTACACCTTCATTTACTAACATTTTCAATAATCTACTAGATTGATAATTTTTATATTTTCCATCCAATACATCATTCAAAGACGCTTTTGTTTTTTTATGCGTTTTCAAAGCGCATTCTCTATATAAATTAGAACGATTTTTAGAATTTTTAGTTGTGTCTAATCCATATTCTATGATTAGCTTTTTCAAGGTTTCTGGATTAGAACCATGTCCATTAAGTCCAACTTTTCTTAACAAGTCACAATACCCATTTGAAGTATCAAGTAAATACTGTAATTCGTCTGGAGTAAAATCATATAATATACTTGCCAAACTAGGGTGGTGGGATTCGAACCCACACGGAAATCTCCAATAGAGTCAAAGTCTATTATGTCTATCCAATTCCATCACACCCCAATGATTATCCACCATTTACCAGCCTTGCAGATCACTTATGGTCAAATACAACTATACCAATAACATTTGCCAAGGATTTGATAAAATTTTATTCTTTATTATTTACTCTTTTAACTTTGATCAAAAATAAACTTTGAATTTTAAGCTTTATTACTTGACCTTTACAACTTTAAGCTTTACAGTGCATTAAGTAATATTATTTATCCATAATATGTATTATTTATAATATATTCGAATTAAAAGTTCGACCATTATTTAAATTTTCTACCACTGTAGACCTTTCGATTTTAGAGTAGAGAGCTTCTTTTTAGCTTTATATGAGACTATGCTCTCCTGAAAGTCTAATAAGTTGTAATTTAAAGTTTTCAGTAAACAATGGATAATTCTAATTTATATCAAAATCAATAATTGATTTCGATTTCCGTAATTGCGTTGCTCACAGAAAGTGCTGCATCAACCTCTGATTTAAAATTTGAGATTTCTTCTTCAAGAACATTGATCTTGTCATTTACCTTGATAGGATCGAGCAGGTCGTAGGACTGAGCAGTGATAAAATCGTTACGAGTACGATCAAACGCTTCTGCATTTACCTTTGTGTCTTTTGCGCCATACAGACCGATGACATACTGATCTGCTTTCTTCTCAAGTTCATCTCCGTTCCTAGTTTTAATAACAGCCTGAGCATTGTTAAACTGCTGTTTCATCTTTCTTAAAAGTTCTTCTTTAAGATCCATGAAGTTGTTTTTCATATCAATGGCTTCTGCAACGGTATATTCAATTCCTGTAATTGTTACCTTTGTCCTAGCATTTGAAAGAACAACTGCCGTTTTAATCGCGTTTCTGCGTGCCATAAGATCTACAACTTTATCGTAAGATCCAGTCATCATGTTAAGATACTCATCAACTTTAATTCCATTGATCTTTTCATTAGAATGTTTATTAGCTACACAGAATACAGCTTCACTAATTGCTAAATGAATTCTATCATCGAGAATCTTAAGTTCTGAAAGTGCTTTGTGTACTGTCATCTTTTCTGTTGTCATAACGTTTCTCCTTATAATCTTTAAATTTTAATATGTATAAATGCTGAAACCGAACTTCACATTTATTTAAGTTTTTTATCATAACCAATACTTACAAACTGATGTCATAATCATCTCGCTACCTCCGTTTATACTGCATAATGTAAAGCTTTGTCCTCACATCTAATTACCTCGATATGATCTACTCCAACTGCTGCCAGTTTCGTATCATCTTCGTCTGTAACATCGTCAGCTTTAACTTCTACATATTCGCCTGGAACATAATTAATTCCACGTTTAGTATCAAATACACAATCTGCATTTCTAAAACTAACATATATACATCCATTATCAATGTATATATAATCTTCAAATTTTTCAGATTTATCAAACAAATCAAGATATTTAAATGTCTGATTAGTTCTACCATCCTTCATATATGTATATATCGCATATTTTACAGATGATGTATTTACGATGTTCAAATCTTTAATTGCGTTTTCAAAATCACCAGAATGATTAATTTCAAAAGCAATCGCTCTTAAGCAATCATAATTAAGAGGAACTTTTTTAGAGAAGCTAATTACTTTGGTAATTTCACCATATTTTTCTTTTGGAAGCTTATCCTGCATGTATTCTGTAATATCATCTGTGTCTGGATAATCAAATCTAAAATGATAGTGGAATCTTCCTGGACGGTTCACTAAAAAGTCACTAAGATTTCTAAGCTCATTACATGTGATAACGAATAATTTCTTTCCGTCATATAAACCATCAAATAAAGTAAGCAGTTCCGTCTGTGGATCCGCAGCCCCATCAGGTGCTTTAATTCCTCCAAATGTTTTATCATATTCATCAAACATTACCATCACTTCCTGATTAATAGATGCAATAAAATCAGCAATACCAGGAATATAACTATCAACAATAAGAACTGGAATGTCTCTTTTAATAGCTTCGGTAGCAAGAATTTTTGCAAATAAAGATTTTCCAATTCCCTTATCTCCAGAAAGGATCACTCCTAAATTCTTATTAAAATAAGGAAATGCATTAAGAACTTTGTTTGCCTTACTCATATGAATCCCATAGATTTTATTTTCTCTTACAACAATATCCGTGTGTTTATCAAGAAAAAATCCAGAGCTTTTTGAAAACGATACTGAATATGCTTGAGCCGGAAGTTTGTCAAATACTTCGAGTTCATCATTATAAGCTTGGTATGTAGTTCCAATTTTAATTACTTTCATGTTTCTTCTCCTTTATTTTTCATTATATAAACGGCCATGGAAGGATTCGAACCTTCTCCACGATAATCAAAGTATCGTGTGCTGCCATTACACCACAAGGCTGCATTTATTATCAAATTTATTATTGATAGTTTCAAGATATTTTTTTTGTTACCTACAAGATATTTCTATCTCATAGGTAACATTTTTAATTTTGTATGTTTATACAAAATTTATTATTGATAGTTTCGAGACATTTTAAAAATTGCCTCTCGCTTGACTGTATATGTATTATAGCACATCTATATAACTATGTCAACATCAAATTTATTTTTAACAATATAAAGTTTTAAGAAGCATTTTTTACTTATATAACTGATACTTTTTGCTTATAGTATGTGCAATATCATCTGGAAGCGGACGAAACCATATTCCAACAATAGTAGTTCCGTTCTCCTCTTCTGGTTTCAACTCTGTAAAACAACAATCCGCAATAATACCATAATCTCTGCCTTCAATAAGCCCTAGATCATTCGCAATATCTTTTGCTTTAAGTAGTTTGTTCTTATTCTTTGCTTCGCATACTGTTTTTACAAAATTTCCGTCAATATACTGTTCATATTCCTCTTTTGGAATATATACAGTAGACTTGTAATGCGTAATATCATCAGAATCCGCCGGGACTTCCCTTACAGGAAGCCCTATAGCATTGAAATTCATCTCGATCGGAGTAACAGGCTTGATCAATCTTGTATAATATGCCTCCACACAATGCATCAACATTGCAGACAATTTGCCTGGACTTAGGTTAAGATCTTTTCTTATTATAAATAATCTTCTATATCCCATAAACATACCTCAACGTTTCTTCTCATCAGAATCATTTACAATCTGATCAATCTTATCAACAATATAATCCACTACATCTTTACTTGACTTGCCAATTTAGTCAATGTTATCCGAAGTAAGCTGATCCACTACAGCAATCGTATATATAGTTTCTTTTGATGGCATTAATGCAGCAGATATACCAAAAATTATAAAAATAATTCCAAATATAATTACAATTTTATCTACTTTCTCTTCATCGAGAAAACGAGATGCTGCAACTATAAAAGTAAATATAGCGATCAATACACATATATTCTGTATATTTTTTGATATTCCAGCAAAATATATCAACCATGGATTAATAATTGGCTCCATAATTATACCTCTTATTTCGCTTTAGATTCCACTTCACTTGCAATCTTCTTAACAACAAGACGTTTCGCAGCTAGTCTTAGACCAAATTCTAAATCAAATTTATCTCCTTCTTCTTCATTACAGGATGCCATAGCACTTAATGCACCTGATCTAACCTGTACTCGCTTTCCATTATGTCGATACTCAAATTTCAAATCTTTTTTACTTTTAGAAAACGGATCAACATAATAGTAATACGCAACTTTCCAGACAGACCATTTCGGCTTCTTAAGATTTTTCTTCTCAACCTTGATATCATCAGATACCAAAAGCGTACAAATTTCCGTTAGAATTTTTGCAATATCTTCTTCAAATGCAGCAGCCATCACATCTGAAAATTTCATATCACCCAATGCCTGAACTCTATCAATTTTACTTTCAACCATATCTCATTTCTCCTTTTTATCTCTGTTAAAAAATTTTTTATAAATATAATGACCTGTGCAACATCCAACAATAAAAATCGTTACTGCGATTACAGCAAATGTTCCAACATTCAATACAATCATTTTATTTTCCTTTCCTTGCTTTTAACTCCTGCAGTTTCTTATCAATGGCCTCATCTTTCATCTTCTTATCAAGGCGCTTCTGCTGTACATCTGCAGACGCATCAAATGCTGCTTTTGTACCATCCGCAGCCTCTTTTTGCTTTTTGATACCTTCGCGAACAACTTCAAGCATTTTATCTTCTTCCTTGTCTGAAGCACCTGGAGTAACCTGTAAGGATTTTGTAACCTGTGCTGTTTCAAGAGTAAGAATTGCCTTATCCTTTTCAGACTTAAGATCGTTTACCGCCTGAAGCGCACTGTCAAGCATTTCCTTTTGAGCGGTTGCATTAGATCTAAGCTCTTTAAGTGTATCTTTTAAAACAGCAATCTTATCTTCTGCATCCTGCTGCTTTTTCAAATATACTTTAGCCCCTTCATCGTCTCCTTTATCAATACAAGCATTGATATTTAAATTAAGCTGCATATTTTCTTTCTGTAATGCTCGAAGCTGCTCCTCATAAGAAGTGATCTTACCAAGCATCTGTGTATAGATCTGATTTGCCTTATTATACTGATCCTTTTTTGCATCAATCGCTTCATTATAATAGGCTTTTGCCCCTTCAGGGGTGGAGGCATCTTTAATGATAGCCTCCGTTGCTGTACCTGTTGCCCTTGTTTTTACTCGTTTCCCTGTTTTACTTCTGAAAAAGAAAAACGCTGCAATGATAATAGCAATTAATAATACTGCTCCAAATGTAATTTTCATGATTAATCCCTTCCCTCATCAATGTCAAGACCGAAATTCTTAAACAATTCTGTCATTCCTCCGGTATATCCTGATCCAAGCGCCTGGAATTTAAATCCATCTCCGTATTTATAAAGTCTTCCCATCTCTACAGCATTCAGATTTTCAAAATTCTCATTCTCAGACAGATCATATTCGTACTTATCTCCGTCTGGATTATCATAATCACAGATCATCATAGTTGCATTACTTACCATACCAAAATTCTGAAGGCGCTGCACCGCTCTGAAAATAGTAAGACAAATGGTAAAGTCTGTTTTATTCTCCGGGAACTGATCTGCATGGACAATAAAGTACTCATCATAATGCTTTCCATTAAACATCATGCCCTGAGAATCATTTCCGGTAAGATTATCTCCGGAATAATCAACCCACGGATAAGCAGATCCATCTCCATATGTATTGTAATTTACCAAATCTCCAGGATAAGTGACTTTTCTATCTGTATTAGTTAAGAATCCGTTAATATCAAAATCAATGTCTGCTTCTCCGGAATAACGATTCTGGTCCCAATTTACACCAATAAAGAAATTTTTTACTGCTGATCCATCTTCTTTTGTCATACTGATTTTCTGATTTTTGCTCATATTAATTGTTGCCATATTCTTAATCTCCTTTAATTTGCGTTATTTATATAAAATTTATTATTTACAGTATAGAATTATTTTTTATTGAGCCAATCTTTGTACTGGCGAAGAATCTCTGTATACAGCTGCTCGTCATTCATTTTGTTCATGTCTTTTACAGCAGTAAAACCAGTATTATCATGTTTTCTGCCTTCCATATGATCTAAAGCTCGAAGATAATTAAAACTTTCATCTCCAATTCCAATAAACTGTACAAACATATTGTAATTAGAAAGTTCTTTTACGATTTTATTTGTCTCATTCGTATCCCAATTTTCTCCATCTGTGATAAAAATAATAAATGCTGGAACTTCACTTGGCTCAATATCTTTGTAATAAGAAACCATTTCCTTTAATACAGGAGCATAATTGGTTCCGCCCATACTCATATTTGCTTTATTCATTACTTTTCTTACATATGTTGAATAATTGTCTTTTGTAACAGCTGCAAGTCTCTCACTTCCGTTAGAAAATAACCAACTCTCAAGTTCACCATTATCATCAAATCGAAGAGCAATTGGTAACAGCCGAGAAACTGTTTCCTGAACAGATCCATTACGGAAAAGATTGCTCATGCTTCCGGAATAATCCATAGCCAATGCTACTCTCGCTACATGTTTTGTCATGTCAATTTTGTTATCTTTTGACATATTGATCAGGACAGTTTTTAAATTTTCTTCATGTTTCGACATATCGATTGGCATTACCGGAGAATTTGGTTCCTCATCATTCTGATTTTGCATCTGATCCTGCAAATCTTTTTCTGTTGTAATCTGCTGTGTTACCATGCTTCCTGTTGAACCATTTTCTTTCTTCCCAAATAACTTTCCTAAAAATCCCATTTTTTATTCTCCTTATTTCTTATTTTTTATAGAATATATTAACCTAACTAACAATTCTCCACCAATCATACAAGATGGAAAAGCAAATACAAAAATCCATTGCTTTAAATTAAGCGCAGTAGTCTGTACAAAATTACCTGCTATATTGCATAATAAAAGTGTTGCAACAATAATGCCAATTGCAATATAAACAAATGATTTATTTTCACGAATTCCTTTAAATAAATTAATGCTATCTGTACGAATCGAAAATCCATTAAATACTGCAGCAATACATAATGCAGCAAATCGTGCTGTCATAGATTCTATTTCAGTTGGATATAGATTTTTAAAGAATATAATAATTCCAAATATTAATAAAAAGTCTACGGTTGTGTCAAGTATTCTTGCCATTGCACCATTGATAAATAATCCAGATCCTTTTCTTAATGGTTTCTCTTTCATGTACTCTTCTTTCGGTGGTTCTCCACCAAAGCTTAGAGAATTCAGAGAGTCCATGATGATATTGATAATGAGGATCTGTACTGCCGCCAGGAACGGGCTTCCTCCAGAGATAACCGGATATAACATACTCATAATAAGTAATGATATATTAATTGGAAGCTGAAACTCGAGAAACATCATAATATTATGCATAAATGTTCTACCAAGCTCTATGCCTTTTACGACACTTGCAAAGTTATTATCTGTAAGAATAATATCTCCTGCTTCCTTTGCTACATCTGACCCTGCCTGCATTGCGAAACCAACATCTGCCTTTTTAAGTGCTGGAGAATCATTTACACCATCACCTGTCATAGCGACAGACATCCCAGCGTTCCCTTCAGACATTCCGACTCCAACAGACATTCCTGTATTCTGTGCAATATTTACAAGACGAAGCTTTGTGTTTGGTGAACATCTTGAGATTACTGTAAGCTTTGGAAGAATTTCTCTTACCTTTTCATCTGTCATAGCTTCAAATTCATCATTGGTAACAGCTAAGTCTCCTGCTCTGTAAATACCTGCTTCCGTTGCTACAGCTTTTGCTGTTTCAAGGCAATCACCAGTGATCTCAATAACCTGGATGCCTGCGTTATGTGCTACTCTGACCGCCTCTGGCACTTCCGGTCTGATCGGATCAACAACGCCAATCACACAGAGAAAACTCATATTGTCAGGAAGATCATTTTCTTTAAAGCTATCAGACATAGTTAATACAATGCAACGCATTGCTTTTTCTGTCATTCCTTTAATATATGATCTGAGTGCGTCCTTTTTAGTTTCTCCGAACTCGTCTACGTAACCATCAGGATGAACAAAATGAGTACATCCATCAATTAACTTCTCTGGCGCACCTTTATAAAATGTTACAGTATTTTCACCATTGTCTACCATAATGGCCGAATATTTATTTTCACTACTGAATGGCTGTTTTGCCTTGACTGTAAATCTATTCTTAACACCGGAAGCATCCGTTGAAGAATACATACCAAGTACGGCGCGATCAATAGAGTTACCGCCAGTAATATTTCCATTAGAATCAAATTCTGCACTGTTATTTAGGCAAATATTATTCATAATCAAATCATTAAGCACAGATTTTGAATTCATAATATTCTCACACAATCCGTTTACCATTGTCTTCGGAGTCATTACTCCAGTGGTGAGGGTTCCTGTTTTATCAGTACAAATAAGATTTACGTATGCAAGCTCTGGAATCTTTCCTGGATTTTTGGCCAGGATATTAAATTTTTCCATAGTACTTACATTTTGCTTTGTAACAAGTTTAATAATAAGTGGCAATCCTTCCGGAACCGCAGCTACAATAATCGTTAGTGCATTTGCAAAGTTCTGTGCGATTTTCTGTACGATTTCAAGAATATCTCCTGAAAAATATGAGCCAAAACCACCAACATTCATAATTCCGGATACAGTCATGACAATAAAAGCAAGAACTGCTGCGATTGTTCCCCACTTGGAAATAAAATTGCACAGATTATCAATCGCAATATCAAGAGCTGTTTTGGGAGCTTCAAGAGTTTGCATTTTAACAAGCGTATCGCCATTAACTGTGTTTATACCGACAGCCGTTACAAGCATTTTGCCTTCCCCGGCAACTACTGTAGTACCTGCAAAAAGGTAGTTTTGATTAGTATATGTATCTGTAGATGTTGATTTGGTATAAACGAATCCATCTATCGGAGTTTTAACGCATTCTTTTGTTTCACCATTGATGGCCGCATTATTTACAGAGATTTTTCCTTCAACAATATATCCATCTGCAAAGATTTCCTGGCCAGTTCTAATAATGACGAGATCTCCAACTACAATATCATCTTTATTAATTGTTTGTAGCTTCCCATCTCTAATTACATCGCAATATCGCACGGATGTTTTAGCTCTTAGCTCTGCAGCTGATTTCTGAACACCAAGTCCAGTCTTAATTGCCAAACCAGTAACAATGGCAAGAACTAAGAGGATCATAATTGGTTCGGATAACTCCGCTACACCTAATATTCCAAGCACAAGTTCAAATACAGCGATAATAATTAAAATCAATGTAATTGGTTCTGTCAGTGCTTCTTTTGCAAAATGATACCATTTCTTTTGTTTCGGTTCAGGAAGCTTGTTACTCCCATGTAATCTTCGGCTCTCTTCAACCTGTTCATTTGATAAACCGTTCTTCATTTAAAATTTCCTTTCTATTTCTTCTAATATTCTGCAAAGCTTTCCCAGCTTTCCAGTAAATTTATATATTATCATCACTACTGCGTACATAAAGGTTATAAAAAATACTATGAAAACTAATATTCCCATTAATACCAATACAAAGTACGCAGTAAGTAATGTAATATTTAACAATTCTGTGATCAACATCATGCCTTAAGCATTGCCTGTAGTTCCTCAATAGACTTTCCGGCAAGCTCTTCATTCTGTTTGCGCTCAATCAGTTCAAGCAGTTTCTGATTGTATTCTTTTTTGTCTTTTGCCTGAAGACGCTCTTCAATCTCTTCCTGCTTAAATTTAACAATATATTTTACAATCTGAATCTTATTATCAAGTTCCTGATCTTCTGCTGTTTTTACCTGAAGAAGACTCTCTTCGTCATTCTGTTTTTTCTGTTTATTAAGAGATTTGAATACAGAATCAAGATCCTGCAATTTCAGATCCCAAAGATCCTCGACAGAAATCATTCCTTTAAATGGGAAACGATATTTTCCCTTTGTAGCTGCTTCAAAAATGTTTGTGATTGTCATAATCTTATCTCCTTTTTATAATATTGATATAAAATTTATTAATAACAGTGTCAAATTAGAATTTAATCTTTAATACTCTTTCTGTATTTCCTTTGACTTTTACAATTAAATCATTTCTCTTTGTAAAACTAAATCCCACACCAGAAAGTTGATCATCTACATCTTTTACATGCGCTTTTGCTCCAAGTGCTTCAAATACTCTTTTGTGTTTCTCAAGGTCTGATTTAAGAAATTCATTATAAAATCCATTAGGCTCTTCTGGATTTATACAATCTTTTAACATAAAGAATAAATGCTGATGTCCAATTCCCTTCTGTTCATCCCAATAATTTGGAGAATAGCATACAACTGATACAGGTACAAACTGAAGAGTTTTAATTCCCCATACATCTTTGCTAACAGTAGCGCAATTTCCGTTGAGTTTATCTACAACTTTAAAGTTTCCATCATTATCAAGAATAACTTCAGCAACATCTACATCTCTACGTACTGGATGATTATATTCATAAGAATGAATTTCTCCATTTACTTCGATCTCGGCTTTAAATCCCTGAGAATTTCTATACGAATACTGGTTAACATAAAATCTATATGTTCCAGGAATCATATTTGCTTTTGATGGAAAAGTAATATTTTCAACTGCAACACCTTTGCTTGCTTTGCACTGCTCAATCGGATGTGTAATATCAATGTCAAGATTTCCATTTGTACGTCTTGATACCTTATGACCAAAGTAAATGTGATCCCCGTCTCCCGGCTCTACGCAGTGAGCATCAAGATCTGAATTATCTTTTCCGTCTCCGTCATTCCACTGAATGGAAAATCTTACAATACCTGTTACAGATCCACCGGCTGCTTTTACATTTTCCTTGATATCGGAATCAGTAATATTTCCGGTATAAGCCCAAGAAAAACCATTATTCCATTTAAACATTGTCTTTGCTTCTTTGTTTTCTGGGGCAATCAAAGATACCATATTCTGTACATGTTTGTTCTCAAGATATACTTCGAGTTCCTTTGCAATTGGAAGCACATTCTTAATAAAGTCTTCTACAGAAATCTCTTCTACTCTCGTAAATTTCTTTGGATCAATAGCTACTTCACTTTCCATCTCATCAAAAAGATCCATAGCTCCGGAAATTCTCTTTGCTGAATCTTTGTTAGAGAACAGGATGTTATTTACAGTAATATCATCCAGCGTTGCAAATCTTCTCTGCAGTGCATCCATATATCCAAGTTCTGTAATAGTTTTCTTTGCATCTTCTAGCATCTTTTTAGTGAAAATTGCTTTCGGACGTTTGTAATTTGCAGGAGCTACGATTTGTTCATATTTCTTTACTGCTGTATCAAGTTCCATTCCTTCAGAAATATTTACAAGTAATGTTCCAATACTGTGGTTACGAATCTTGCCAATAACAGCCCCAGCTTCAATAGATTTCTCCCAGGCATACAGATCTTTTTCTTTGCCTTCATACATTTTGCTGTACTCTTTCTGATATCTTTTAAATTCAGTAAGAGGTTTCTTCCACTCCGCTCCCTTGTATAATGAATTCTGCGCGATCAGCTCAAGAACTGTTTCTGTCGCTTCAATAGAAATCTCATCTAATGATCTTTTAAATACATGTTTGATTGCATTGTAATTTCCTTTTACAGTATCTTTAGTTTCATATCCTGTATAGATGAATTTCTTTGGGATATTCATAAAGAAATGATCGTATGTATTAACCTCTCCGGTTGGAAGCATTTCTCTGCTTTTCTTTGTTCCGATCACAGCTTCGTCTCTTACATACACTCCGTTAACATAACACTTCTTAATATATAGATCCATTACTTTTGCTACTACTGAATATATTCCGTCGTTGATATTAAGGTTCCAGATAGTATCTACTTTCCCATCTTTAATAGTTACTACATTGCCAAGATCCCTAATAAAATGCCTGCAGCAGCTACAATCATATTTTCTTCTCTTTCTGTAAATTTCATTTGTTCCATCAGGAAATGAATCAAGATACAAATTATAAAACATTTCTGGATCCACATTAACAGTAAATAATACTTTTGCATCCTTTGTCATCTCTGTAAAATGTTTCTGCATCTCTTTTACAAACTCTGTAAATTTCATGTTTTTCTCCCTTTCTTTTAAATACATCATTTTAAGTAAAATTTATATTTTACAGTATTGAATGATATTAATATATCACTTTTGACTCTCTGTGTCAATATCAAATTTATTAATAACATTCTCAAAAGTAAACTTTATAACTGACAGTATTCATCTTCACTAATAATAGGAATATTTAATTCCGCTGCTTTCTTATTTTTACTAGATCCACTTTCCTTATCATTAGTAATCAAGTAATCTGTTGCTTTTGTAACTCCAGACACAACTTTCCCTCCTTTCGATTCTATGTCTGCTACAAGTGCATCACGGTTTGCGAATTTCTTCAGCTTGCCAGTGATACAGAATTTCTTTCCTTCTAACGATGTGTTTGCAGCTATACTTTCAACTGTATTATCTTGAAATGTAAATTGCGATGCTAAAGCGCATACATAATCATAATTCTCTTTAAAATAATTATGAATTGAGTTATTTCTTTCTACACCCAGTCCTTCAATATGTGTGAAATCATAATTTTCTGCTGCATCAACTATAAATGTATTAATAGGTTCTAATAAGTTTGTTTCTTTTGTCCTTATTCTTTCATGTTTGGCAATATCTTTGGCCGCTCTGCTTCCAATAAGAGGAATGTTCAGTCCCACAATAAACTTTTCAAGAGTTGTGTTCCTGCTGTCATCAATTGCCTTGAGTAAGTTACTGATCTTTTTCGCTCCCATTTTAGGTAAATATGCAAGCTGCTCTTTCTTTTCTTTTAAATGGTACAGATCAATAGGAGATTCTACTAATCCTCTCTGTATCATAAGACTTAATGTTGCCTCAGATAACCCATTGATATCGTGTGCTTTTTTCCCTACGAAAGCACAAAGTTCACCCAAAAGCTTTCCTTTACACTGAGCATTCATGCACATAAGAACTTCAGAGTCTTTTTCTTTTACTACAGATACCGGCTTACCACAAATCGGGCATACTTCAGGGATTTGAATAAATCTTATATTGTTCATTATACATACCTCCAATGATATTTTAGATTTTTAGTTTTTAATCCGTTACACATTCTTGCAATGGTGTGTTCGCAATCACCTGTATCCATAGACGCTGAACGAATAGATCTGTATGTCTTACCTGTTTCTTCGCATAAAACGCGCTTCCACGATTGATTATTTGTTGTAGATTTTTTAGCACGTTCTATTCTTGTTCCATATTCTACATTATATTTAGGGGTACACCATTCTAAATTATCAGAACTATTATTCATTTTATTTTCATCTATATGATTTACCTGTGTTTTATGTATAGAATCGTCATTAGTTACAAATGCTGTGGCTACCAAACGATGTATTAATTTGTTTTCAGTTTTTCCATTCTTGCATAAAATAACAAACGGATAATGCTGATTATCTTTAGGTAAATAAATTTTTAATAATCTTTCGCCAGTATTTCTATAACCATTTTTATTTTTTACAATTCTATTCAAACTTTTAACATTACCTAAATTACTTATTTGATAATACCCCTCATATCCTATTATATCTTTCCATATTTCTATTTTTATATTATCCATTTATCATCCACCATTTCTGCTTTTGTAATATATGGAATTACTTGGTTTGCTTTAATTATCCATAATTTTTGTCCAACATAAGGATACCCCAATTTTTCTTTTAATATAGAAAGATTAAATAAACTAGCTTTTGTTATAACACTTCCTTCTATTTCGATAGGTTTAAATACGGCTATCGGAGAAATAATTCCGGTTTTACCAACTTGCCATTCAATATTAATAAGTGTCGTAATATATTCTTCATTATAAAACTTGTATGCAAGAGAATGTCTTGGAAATTTATCCGTCACACCAAGCGACAAACCATAAAGAATATCATCATAAGTTACTACCATTCCATCAATAGGATAACTATACTCTTCTGCAGCCATCCTCAGACATTCAATAGTATCTTCCATTGAATTATGAGTATCTACAGCGTGAATATACGGTACAATATCAAAGCCTAATTCCTTTGCTTTTTCTAATCGTTCATTAAAACTGTTAATCTGTTCCATCCCGGCTGGAACTTTCCATACAACAAATTTTACATGGCGTTGTTTTGCGATTTTACTGTCAAGCTGTCTTACGGATCCCGAAGCAAGATTACGTGGATTTTTATATTTGGCATCCGGATCTTTAATCTTTGCATTGATTTTTTCAAAGTCATCATATGTAATAATTGCTTCTCCTTCAATTTCTACATGTCCAGGAAGATTGATATGGAGAGGGATATTATCAAATACCTTTGCATTATGTGTAATTAATTCTCCTACCGATCCATTTCCACGTGTCTCAGCGCGAATTAATTCTCCGTTTTCATATGTAATAAGACAAGTTAAGCCGTCCATCTTACACATTAATACAAATTCCTTATCTCCAATGAATTTCTTTAACACATTTACATCTTTCGTTTTATCTAGCGACATCATAAGATGACTATGTGCTGTCTTCACTAATTCACTTTTGACCTCACATCCTACATGCTGCGTAGGAGAATTGCTTAATATAATTCCAGTTTCCTTTTCCATATTTAAAAGTTGATCATATTTCTGATCGAATTCAAAATCAGATATCAAACTTTTTGATTGATTATAATATGCATCGCAATACTTATTTAACTCTGCTACGAGTTCTTTCATCTCATTTACTTTATTCATCTTCATTATATATAATCACTCCAAATTTATTAATAATAGTCTCAATCAATTAAGAAAATCAATATTAACAATCCAGGAATCTCCAGTAAGCTCAATAGACTCTTCAATATCAGGGTCACATTCTGGTATCTCATACCGAATTTTACATTCATTGAGATCAATATTTAATTCCGTTCCATTTGCACAAATACTCATAATATCTTGTGTTGAGAATTCAATATCTCCAGGCGTACATGACATATGTGATGATATAATATCATTACTGATAGTCATATGTACTGCAAGCAACTTACCTGGATCCTCTGCTGCAGCCATAAACGCGTTTTCAATGTCTTCAATTGTCACAGTGTTAATCATTTTTCATTTCTCCTTGAATTATTATTTATATAAAATTTATATATTACACTATCAAAGTATGCTTTGACGACTATTTATAAATAGTCGCCAAATTGCCTTATAAAAAACGATGGAACTATTTTTGCTCCATATTGATTAATAATCTCATCCTGATATTGTATTAAGTATTCCTTTGGAGTTAATTTTGTTTCTTTTGTTCTCTTTTTAACAAAGTCTATTCTGCCAGAATCAATAATTGAATTAGGTGTCACAACATTGTTAATATGAGATAACGATTTGGTAATACTAATATACGCAGAATTTCTTGTTGCAGGGCGATTATAGCAACTTTTAAATACATCAATATGACCTGACGAATCAATAAGTGACAATACCCTAGTACTTGTTTCATATTCATAAGTATTTGCACTTTTTAATATAATGTTAATAAGAGCATCAGACAACATTACTACTCTTCCGGATGTAAGCTTTGCCTTTTTATTTTGTATATCTACATCTTCTAAATGAAGTTTGTATATATCTTCGTATTTATTTCCTCTTCCAAATTCAAATAATGCAAGCATTGCGTACTGATCACGCGGCTCTAAATTAATAATTGCAGTTAATAACTCGTCTTTTGTTACTATTTGCATTTTTTGTATCAATTTATTTAAACATGCATTTAGTTCATCCCTTTTAAATTCCTGGAAATGATTTTGGCAGTCTCTAACTAATCCCCTATTAATACAAAATGTTGTATAAGATATAAATACTGTATTAATTGTACTTAAAGTATTAGCTGAAGAAATATTCCATAATTTATACATATTTGATATATCTACAAATGTAAACATGCATAAATCTTTATTTAATTTCTCTTCATACGAAGTGGTTCTTTCAAAAATCGATTCAAGAAAAATTCTATTTATAATAGTTGTTTTTTCTTTATAATCAATGTAGAGCTTTTTTATATCGTGATTATACATTTTACACCTCTTCCTGTATTATTTCTTTTATCTTTTTTATAGCCACTTTCCCTGTGCTCTGAATTACTTGAGTTGGAAGTTTATTTTTGTTTTCAAATACTTTATGAATATCATTTACCATATTATCCTTTGGTTTACCTTGATAAATATAGAATACAGATAAAATTATCAATATATCTCTTTTGGTGTATTCCATGCTTAAAAAGGTGTTATCGGCTTCTGTAAGTATATTAAATTCTTCAATCAACTCCTTAGAAACAGATATTTTTAATTTGCGTTTTTCATCATTAGTCATAAAAAATCTTGAATGGAAAAATATTTTACGAAGCACATCTGAAAAAGTTGCAAAATCTATCGGGGTCTGATATCTTCCAATCATTCCATATATATTGCATAGGCTATTTTCATTGATTGTCTTTGTAATAATATTTGCTAAATCACTAGAATTATATGAATTAGTATTAACCTTTGACATTTTTGTTTTCTGTGCCTGCTGATAAATATACCTTTGAGATTTTTCTACATTAAAATTGGTAATACGAAGTTCCATTTCTTGATTACATTTTGGATAAGAACGTTTCGCTCCTAATAATGCCAGGTAACGATGATATCCATCATTAATATCAAATGCATCAATATGATAAACAATTAATTGCTTCTGTTTAGAATCATAGTAAAAACTTGCTTCATTATCTTCATTTATATTTTTAGGAATATTTAATGTAATATCTGAAGGAATATAACTTTCTCCTATAATGTCTTCCTTAATAGCATTAACAGCTTTTTGATCAATAGTAATTTTATAAAAAGATTCTTCGTTTCTTGTTACTTTTGTCATTGCTCGCTGAGTCTCTGGATTATAATTGATTAATCCTTTATTCATAAAATAATATAATTGATCAGAGTCAATTTTGCCAATCCACTGATCATCTGCAATTTCAATCATATCAAATTTTAAGGGCCATTCTATTTCTTTTTCCATAGGATCATCGTCAAATTTAGATCCACTATAGTCATGAATTTCCTTTGAAGTAAAATAATCTGACAACTTATTTAAACCTTTTCCGTTTCCATTATTTATCTTAATTTGACTAAGATAACTATCCAGCATTACAAATAGTTCTAAATCAGATGCTTCAATCAAATTTTTTCGAGTAGATGTATATTCAGAAAATTGAAGTTTGGTAAAATTATAAGTATTTTCAGCATAATCATACATTGCCTGCTCTAAAGACTTATCATTTAATAAAACTCTAATGAACCTTTCTTCCATATATTTAATCAATACACTTCGATCAACTAACATCTTGACCACCTCTCTTTTATTTTAGTATTGCCTTGGAGCAAATTACGCTCCAAGACTCTTTGACATATAAGTTGCTGCCTTTTTCCTTGGGTTATCAGATCTTGTGATGTACAAACTAGTTGTGCTTATACTTGAATGTCCGACAGCTTCCTTTGTAGCTTCAATATCCTTTGTTTTCTTATAATAAAGTGAAACAAATGCAGCTCTTAATTTATGTGGAGATATTTCGTAACCTAAAGCAGCTTTTGAATATTTCTGTACGATATCATATATTGTTCGAGGACTTATCCGATTTTTCTTTGCAGATATAAAAAACGCATCTTCTTTTATTTTAAAAGATTCTAAATATTGATCTCTATATTTTAACCATTTCATTAGAATTTTTTTTGTCCCAGGAGAGAAAATATATACCTGTTCTTTATCTCGCTTGTCAATAATAGTCAGTTTCCTTTTCTTCCAATCAAAATCAGTAACATTAATCTCACTTAAAGCTGTATTTCTCATTCCAGTAACCATAAATAAATGCAAAATTGTATAATTTCTTGCTTTCCAGATATCAGCAATATTATCATTTCCAACTTCTTTAAGGATTTTATTTAAATCATTCATTGAAAGGAATATTCTTTTTACTGAATCTTTTCTCATCGGTCGATCAATAAGATCCATTGGATTTCCATTGATAATTCTTCTTTTGTACAGATATTTAAAATATTGATTAAGTGCACTACATGCAGCTTTTGTATAAGCTGCAGATGCTTTTTTTATTTCTCCGTTTTTGTTGATATATTGAATACTATTTAGATATTCCTGTATGTCTATATCGGTTATTTCTTCAATATAATCTTTCCTTGAATATTCAATAAAATTCTGTATGTATCTAATATATTCAATACATGTTTTAGGGCTTTTTGATACTCGAATGTTATTATAGAATTGCCTTACATTATCTGGCAGTTTAAGTAACATTGTCTCTATCTTTTGATTAATTTGAAGTTCATGCTCTAACCTGCCATTCATTCAGCATTCTCCTTTCACTTCTTAATATACTTATTAATGATCCTCTTCTCCAATATTTTCCCAGAGTCCCGGTACCATGGCAAGATTACTCCGCAATATTCCTGTACTCTCATAGAGTATATCTCGCCACATATCATAAACACAATCAATCCAATTGCAGCAATCAGTCCTCCGTTGGCCACAATACATAATAGCAGGCATGGTACAACCCAATACCAGTTATATGAGAAATGGCACCATTTAACCAGCCACTTTTCATTCATCATATCAAAACGTCTGATCTCATCCTGAGATAAAGAAGTCTTTGGAGGATTGGCAGCTGCCTTGCGTCTCATCAACTCCGCATATCCAACCGTTGGTTCATCCGGGCTGGTATACTTTTTAACATCCTCCTGCATCTGCTTAATTCTGCGTTCTTTCTCTTCTTTTTCTCTTCTTAGTCTAGGATTATTTTTATATCTAAATTCCTCATATGTGTTTCTTATTAACTGTTCTATCTGTGGAGGAGTTCCTGATTTAGTACAAATTTGATTATAAATATACTTCATCTCTTCAAGCTCTATATATGCTTTAGGGACACTATAACGTTCGTAATAACTTTTCATACTTTCTGTTTGACGTTTTGCTCCTTTTACAGCATCTTTTACATATCGCACATAGTTTTCGTAATGTTCTTTATTTGTTATTATATAATTACCAGCGTGAACAACACAGTTGCATTTTGCATTTGCTTCTTCCGGAGTAAGATTGTTAACAATATCCTCACACTTTTTAATAAGATCATCTGTAGAATCTGCATACTCCTTATAATTCTGCGCGTCTTTAAAACTCATAATCATAAGTGTTTACCTCCTTCCTTTTGTAAGCAGTTCTATTATTTGCTTTGATTTTCCGCAGCAATTTTTATTTTTAATTGTTACAAATATTCTTTTTAAAATCTATAACAATCATTACAGAAGAATAATGCCCTTTTTCTGTTTTAACTTCCCATCAAATCATCTACTGAATCAAAAAGTTTCAAATCATCATGTATGTTTTCATGAATCCCATAATTATAAGCCCATTTTCCAAGATATTCAACAACTTCTTTCCTGTTCTGTAAATAATCTTCTTTACGCATCTTTCTAATGTTAGACAATCGGTCACGTGCCACTGATCCGTTCCTAGCAAAAATCACACCATGTAATTTATCATCAGAAATATTTAATAAATGGCATGGATACCAAGATTCACCAATCCTAAATTCATACATATAATTATAATTTCCATTTGCTTGTTCAACAGTCATTTTAACCACCAACCTTGAAATAACTTTATTTTAATTTATTTCTTAATATCCAACAAAAATCTTTCGAATCTAATAATGATCCATCAAATAATTTTGTACCTTCTTCATCATCGTTATAAATTATCAATGAACCATCAAATCCTACAACAACATATTTCCCATTATATTGTTCCATATCAATTAATTTCCATTCATTTACTTTATATTGAGTTCCATCATCCATAACGTCTACATATCCATCATATGAAAACAATGGAATACCAAACATATCTATAATACTTTCCATAATCTCTCCTTAAATTCAGAATTTGTAATGTGGTTATTTTGAATCAAATTCCATTCTGCTACAATAGTTGGGATTCCCTCATTCTTAATCTGATCTTCATTCCAGAAATAGTCGCAACAATTAGTAAAGCCCATTACCAATCCGTTTCTTTCACAATTAAGATTACCATGTAAAATTTTTTCGCTTTTATAATTTGGACATTTTAATCTTCCACTGCGCCATCCACCGGATAAAATTGGTTTAGCTTCACAAATTGAACAAGGAACTGCATCATCTAATGTCAACACATATACCACCTCATGAAAACAATCTTTCATTGCCAAATATTTTCTTTATCATATTCAATATTTAGTTTTACAAAATCTGTTCTCATCTCATCTCTCATTTGAGCCATCATATCAAGTTGTGTATACGAAATTACTTGTCGTGTTTGTTCTAATACCATATCCATTTTAGGAATATAATACAAATACACTATTGTATCTTTATATCCATTAAATTTCGCCCACAATTCTATTTTACTTTCAGAATTTTGAGTACATACATGTTTATATCCTTTATCAATCAAATCTTGTTTGTTCAAATTATCATCTCCATTTACCGTTTGAAAACAATTTTTCAACCTCGTTTTGTTTTATACTCTGCGTATATTGATTCTCCATTGCATCCTTTATATAGTTTCCGTAAAGCAGATCCCAATCCATCTTCCATATCTTTGTCTACTTGTTCATATGTTTCGAATGCTTCGCCCAAAATGGCTACTGCCTCAAATACATAATTTCTAACCTGTTGTAATTTTCTATCCGTAAAATAAATATTTTGTCCCATTATTTCTCCTTTAAATAGTTATCCATTTGCCTTAATTCCAAATAATTCACAAAAATCTTTATCTTGAACAATATCAACAATTTTAAAATATCTTCTTGCTATCTCATTAAACATATCCATTTGACAAATTGCTTCCGCTGCTTTAGGATGATTACTTTCTATAAAAGTTTTGTATTCCATCACTAAATCAGAAAATAATTCTTTTTCATTTTCTATTTTACAACTCATTCTAATATAGCTATTATAACATTCTTTCAATTTATCATTTGGAATACCTATAAATAGATTTTTTCTTCTCATAATATTCTCCATTTCTACAAAAGTTTGAAAGTTAAATTTCAATCTCTTTTTGGTAAATCACCGCCAGTAAAAATCTGACGGTCATCTAAAACTTCCATTGCTTCATTGATTACAAAACCATTGGGATATAATTTCTTTTTCTCTATTACAAAACTATGAAGCTTATCTTCGCTTCCAAACCATTTGTACAAGTCTATTTTACCAGTTCCATTTGGATCTGGAACAGAATACGTTAACAAAAAATTATTCATAATAATATTCTCATTTACTCTACTCATTTTTTCTCCTGAAACTATTCTTTCATTTAAAATTACACAACCTATTCTGATTTCTCTTTCGGAAATACATCCTCTTCTCTTACCTGATATGTGAAGAATCCCATTGAGGACGGAAGAATCCTGAAATAAAACACCTCATCATCTTCCTCTGTCCATGTTTGTTGCAAAAATATTTTTGGACAACGCTCATTCAACGCAAACTTTTCATCAGAGTCAGAGTAAATAACATAAGAACATAAATCTCCCGTATCAGTTTTAATTCTCTTCATTTCGTCATAGATAAATCTGGTTCTGACATATCTAACTATACTATATACTTGTTCTATTTTAAGATTTGGAAATAAAACTCCAATTTGCTTATAAATCTTATTCCACAGACATGTATGGTACTTACTATCTAATTCAACTGGTATGTCGATATAACCGCTGCTACGAACTGACAAAAATCGGTACACTGCATCAATTATTTTCTCATCTCTAACCGGAGGAATTAATTCTGCATCATCTGGAAAATCAAATGGCAAAAGGTTTGATTTTTCCTGATTCTCGAGATCATGTTTTACCATGCTCAAGAACTCCTTATATCCGTATTCTTTCAGCATCTTATTTTACCTCCATCTTTTCTTTGTAATCATTCAGAGCTTCCTTGAATTTTCTTTCGCAAATATTGTTTTCACAATCAATATCACTATTTAACTCAACGTCTAATTCTCTTGGACTGTAAGCACGATAACGGTTTTCAATAAACCATTTTGCTTCTTTGATCTCATAAATAGTTTCCATGGCTTTTTTCATGCGCTCCGGCATTTTTTTTCTGCCTTTAGATTCATGAAAATTAATGCAACTGTTTCCATACTCGATCATCTTCTTACGGATATCCTCAGCCCAGGCAATCTGTTTTGGACTGCCAACCAGTTCTGGTAATTCTTTACACATAATTATTCTCCTTTTCCAAAATGATATTTTAGTAAACATTCCACAATGGGGGCTATTAATAGAACTATTAAGATAAACATGACTTACTTAGTATATCTTTATTCAATTTCTGAAAACTCTGCGACTTTATCTAAGTCAAATATCACCTTGATATATCTTTGACCGTAATAGATTATTGGTACGCTTATACCCGTCGCCAAACAATGGTTACTTAAAATATTCATTACGTCTATATTTCTATTTTGATTGATACATACATATGCTATTTTCTTTCCTGTATCATCGATTCCTGAACATGTTACTTCTGTGAGAAACCCTTCGCTTTTACTATAAAGTGAAATATGCAATTCTTCACGTTGATTGTATGGGTTAATAGTTCTTGTTTTGAAATAACAATCTTTGTATACTTTTCCGTCATTTGTCGTTACTTCTAAAAATTTCAAATTAATTCACCTCGTTTTATTCTTCAATAATCTCTCCATCCAAATTTTTATAGCTTTCCTTATATCCATATTCCCTAAATTTCATAGTGTCTTTACATATAGGGCAATACAGATCTTTTATATGTCCTTTTTCCCTTTGTGATCCATGTATCCTGGGCAGCGGCATCTCCAAGCCGCACTCAGGACATACAAATAATGACATTACCATTGGTTTTCTTTTATTACATGCCATGATTCCAACTCCTTCCTATATTGCAGCAAAACCAAATTCTTTTAAATTTAATTTTTGTTGCCTTGGAAGATATGCAGATCCGGCTTTAATACATATTCTTTTTACCTCACGATCAGATAGCACACGAATCACTCTCATATTTCCTGCAATAATCCATTCGCCTGTCATATTTGGAGAAGTTTTATATCTGTAGAAGCCATTTACTGGTACATGATCAAGATCCGCTTTTATTGGATTAAATTTTCCATTTTTCTGAATCCCATTTTTATGGGCTTCTAAACAATAATTAATATCAGTCATATACTCGACCTCAGCCCATACAGTATCGTCTCTCATATAACATATTTTTCCATTTTCTTTTTTGCCAATATGTGAAACATATGGAACTGTATCGTTGATATGAAATCCAGGTCTAAATTTTAATGGTCCGAGTTTACTCTTTACTTTTCCATTATTTGTTCTCTGTCCGCATACAGCAATTAACCATTCCCCAATCGGAATTGAATGATCTGCATTTACATAGAGCGGAAATAACTCTCCTGGACATGTCTTTTTTATACGAAATAATTTATATCCTATAGCTGTATTCATTTTATCACCCTTTAATTTTAGTGTCAACATAAAATTTATTATTAACAGTATCAAAGCACACTTTTACTTGCATCTTTCATTAATATAAACCACTTTACTTTTGATATAACATTTATGACAAGATAGACAGCTTTTTGCACCACAGTTAATTTCAATATTATTTGCTTCGATGTATTCTTTCGTATATACTGTAAATATTTTGTCAATAAATGGATATTTATTTAATTTGTTATCACATTTATTAAGATATGGACTACTGTAAACAATCTGTAAATTGCGCGGCTTGCTTTCTCCATTATTAATTGCTTCGGCAATAATCCATGGATTTTTTGTCCATAACGCAAACTTGACATGTTTATTTCTTTTACAGATTCTAAAATAATTTACAATCTGAACTTCGTTATTTAAATCGCCAAAACTTTCGAATCTAAAAAACGCTGCATTAATAAGAGGAATTTCTTCGTCGGTAAGTAATTTAGTAGTCAAAATTTCCGTATTCTTTTTCAAACATTTTTCTAAATTTTTATACATTTTCATCTGCCTTTGAGCATAGCAATGAGAACATACAAGATTTGAATTTTCTACACGACTTAAGCAATTCTTGTTACATAAACATGATGTTGATAAACTCTGCATACCACTCATTTTCCCAGAATGTTTTAAAGTATAATGCACTCCTGTCAATTCTTCTGCATTATCAATTGTTAGAAAAGTTTTTCTTTTTGTATTTCTCATATCATCAAATCCTTCCTATTTTATGTATTAAAAAAGGACCAACACAAAAATGTGTTGATCCTTAACCCCATTATTTTATCTTTTGTAATTTCTCTTTGTTACTTTTTAGAGTGATGTGTATATTTCTTGATCTGATTTCTCTTGCATAATCGGATCTTGACGCTGTACACCCCGGCAGACACTTGAGCATAAGTCCAATCAGGTGTAATATACGAGTTTACATAATCATAGAATGGAGCCTTCTTAATTTCCTTTAAATATCTGCAAGATATGTACTCCCTTGCCGTTTTCGTACTGTTACACCAAATCGCCTCTGCTCTAGTCCATCCATTTTTTGTCACAATTATTAATTGTTTCACATACATCATCTCTCTTCCATATAGTTTTTGCGTTCAATAAAAAAGCAAACATTTGTTCGCTCATATGCTGAACAAATATGTTATATCACAATTATTTTTACATTGCAATATAAATCGAACATATTTTTGCTTTTTACCATAAATTACCAATTTCTATACCAATTTATGGTAATGAGATGATACTTTTCTCGAACATCTATTCTCTTATACTCTAAGTCTATGTATACATTTCTTTAATTGTTCCATATATTATATGAAATTCTTCAGGAAGCCTGTTACGATAGAAGCTACGGCTTCCTGAAGCAATATCATATAATGTTGAATTGAATACTTCTTATATAAGAGCAGTGTATATCTGCAATATAAATTTTCTTTATTTACTTTCCGTAGATTTCTTTCATTCTAAGACCAAAATCAAAGTGATTATCTTCGATGGTCTTTTTGAGAAAAGCAAATAATTTATAATACTCTCCAGTTTCTCCATACTGATCCGTAAGCATTTCAATAAAATATACTCCATCCAGTCCGTACATTCCATTTGCTCTACAATTATGGAACTTTACCATATTCATTAATGTGTAATAAGATCCTGCTCCCTTGTAAGCATTTTTCCACTCTTTGCATTTCGGTGTCTCGAACGGAAGTTTATACTGTTTTGCAAATTTAACTAATCTTTTTAATACTAAGTAAAGCTTCATATAATTTGTATCAGGTGTCATATTATAAACTACATTATATGCAACATTATCAAATGGTATTAAAACTTTCTGATAAATATCTTCTACAAAAATATTTTTTCCACAGATCCGTTTATAAGGAGTTCCCTTACATTTTCTAATAGGAAGTTTCTCAATATATTTCTTTAATTTCGTTTTATAATCTTTAATCAAATCTACAACTACCTGATCATTGAAGAAACGTTTTCTCTTATTGAACTCTCCCATATCCCTTTCCTGCAGCTTTCCTAATACTCTGATTTCTTCGAGAATCATATCAAACTGATACATATATCCGTAGTTATCATTGAGATAAGCATCATATCCAAATCTCTTTCCATCGTAGCTTTCATAATTCAGCATACGGAACATCTGCGCCATAACCCATCTTCTGTGTAATTTTGAATTCTTAACATATCCATCAACGCAAACCTGATTAAGTAACACTTTTTCGTCTGGAGTAAGAGCAGAATTGGTTTTGATATTATTTCCATCTCCATCAAATACGGGAACTCCATTTTCATCAATAGTAATATTGATCTTAGCTCCAGGCTGCAGTCCCTCCGGAAGAGAGATGCTGAAATATTTACCAGTGTTCATTCCGGCTGCCTTTAATGCTGCTACTCTGTTTTCCTTGTTATTCTTTCTGTTGTTCATCATATCCTTATTCTCCTTTTTATTTGATTTTTCTTCAATATATCTCCAACCAGCTACATAAGCATCTGTATAATTGCGCCATATGCAATTTCCATATTTCCCTTTTATCATCATGTCTTCCCTGATTGTTCCGTCAGTCATAATGATTTCTACTATCTCGTATAATGGTGGACGATTTCCATCAATTGTATAATTTCTAATCCATTCTGACATATAAGTTATCCTTTAAATATCGTTTGTATAAAATTTATTTTTAATAGTATCAAATTATCATTTAACATCAATCCACTCTCTCATGATAATGAGATCTTTGTCTTTTCCCTGATAATACCAATGGCCACCCATAATCTCATCGTCCCATACAAGATATCCAGCAAGAGAAGCGCACAAAATAAAAGCTTCAAGTTTTGCTTTTGCAATATCTCTAGGATCTCCGGTTACTCTCTGTTCCATTGTCAATTCTTCTTCCGGCAGAGCTTTGAAATATGATTTATCTCTAAAGCTTTCAGTTTCCTTTGATGGATTCGAATATTTGTAATTACGGTATAAATTTTCAATCACTTCAAGACAATATAAAGTAGCTTCTTTCTGTGTTTTAAATTGCTTGTCTAAAATAATCAAATTTTCATTTGAATCATATTCTCCGTTTTTTACAAAATATGATCCTCCATTTCTTATGGATTTCTTTTTTAAATCTACTTTGAAAATACAATTTCTGTTAATGTCGATAAGTTTTAAAAGTTTAGTATATATCGTCATATCTGTTTCCTTTCTATTTCCTTATCAACTCTGTATTCATGGAATATTTCTATAATCGTTTCATATTAACCAGATTCAGGATGACTCAAGGCGGCGGACGTGAAGTGATAACGAAATGATCCGCCGCTGAGTCATATCTTAGCGGGTTAATTGAACTTCGAATACCTTGTTGATAACCGTTATTCTACGTTTTTTATTTTTCTATTTCTTTTATGTAAACTCAATATCTCTGGATCATTACTATACTTGTCTCATATTAAGCAGTGCATACGAAGGCAGATTCTGAGGCGCTCACCCTGGTCAGGGAAGCGCCTCCTTGAAGATGCCTTCCGTTCTTGCCTGCTTATTTGAATAATAATATCTTGTTTACATTCCATTGATCTATGGATTTAATATACTCAACAATTCTAGTACATATCTATAATCGTTTCATATATGCAGCAATGATCCTGGTAGTGGATCATGAGCCGGAACGGTAGTCCGGCGTTTGATCCATAAACAGGAGTTGATGCTGCGTAATTGAATTGAATTTGCTTTGTATATCCTGAGTGTACTCCCATTTGATTAATTACTTATTTTTCCATTCAAACCAGCATCCAATAATAGCAATAACATATACTACTATCAGAAACACTATAGATACTTTAAATAACAACTTATCACCTCCATTTAAAATTCCATTCTTAATTCCCTTTCATCATGATTCATAAAATTTTCTGCATCTTTGTAGGAAAAGAATATAGCTACTTCATCATACTTTTCATCCTTGACAAAGATATTCATTCGTGTTGTATACCAATCTTTTATGTACTTTGTAATATTATTTCCGTCTGAATCATATTCGTTTTCTTGGATTACATATTCAACAACTACATAAACCGTTCCTGTATTACTTCTATATTTTAATATAGAGGTCTTGATATCATTGACAGAACTAAAATAAAATGCCATGGCATCAACAAGAGTATCAAATGATTCAATAATCTCTGGCTCCGGATCTGTAACGGTACATCCTTCAACAATTTCAGATCGATCTTTATACCTAAATTCCTTTGAACGTTTTATTACTTCGTATTTAATCATTGTTTATAACTCTCCTCACTGAATAAGCAGATATTCTACTGCGTTCTGAAATTTCTTTAAAAGCTCTTCATTATTTTCAATAAGTTCTCTCTTTGTAGACGCAGTACCATGCTTACTTGCATATCTACTTTTAATTGTTTCCCAATTAATTGCTGGATACATTTCGCTCATTCTTTTATATACAGCTCTGTATGTTTTCATCCCCGCTATTGAACGATCATTATATTTTTCAATGAGCGGCCGAATGATTGCTGTTGTACGATCAATACACAAATCTTTATATTTATCATATAAATCCAGAAGAGTCATCTCAAAAATAGACCTGTATGTTGAACTATCATAAACAATATCAATAAGCGGAACTTTTCCTGTAAGATTATACTTCTTTCTATAATCTTTTGATTCCTGTTCCCACACGACTCCGTATACTGCATTCATCTTCTTATAGATGTGGACCAAAACAGCTGTTTTATCTTTGAACTTACCGGTCTTGACCAGCTCTTCTGCGATAGCATACTGAGCGTTTTTCCATTCCTTGCATTCATCTTTTTGACTGCGACGACTTTTTGCAACAGTTTTCTCTTTTGTTTCGATTGCTGCAGACACAGAATTATTTACTTTGTCCTGGAGCATAAGCTGCGAAAATTTACCCATATTTGTATATAACTGATCGATTTTATTATTTAGCAGAATATTATCATCAATTAACCGCTGCATTTTGTCTATCATGATTTTAATTTCATCTGAATAATCCGGAACATTTATTTCCGGAAGTTGCACCTGTAGAACATTTCCTTTTGCTTTCAGTCCTGGTTGTGTTTCCGATTCTTTATTGAGGAACGCTGCAGCCAGTACATCTTTTGCATGGAGCTGATAATCAATTAGTTTATCTACAAAATCTGGACGTCCTGCCTTCATTGTTGGAGTGATAGAAATTTTTGCCAACCAGAGTGGAAGAAAATCAAGTTCAAGACATAAAATGTTACTATTCGCCTTATCATTTGCAAGGGGGTAAAATTTTACCCCCTTGGAGAGTACAAGATCTTCCTGTATTTTCTTACGTTCATATTTCATTCTATTTTCATTGAATCCCATTCCCTGGCATACCCATCGAACTCCGACATAGACTTTCCCTGTTTCTATTTCCTGTGCAGCTCTCAACTCAGCTCCATTAAATTCTACATCCCTTACTCGTAATTTATTTTCGCTCATTTGTTTTACCTCGTTTATTAGTATTAAGTTTATTATTTGTAGTGTCAAAATATATTATTATTCATCTTCCGTCCTTCAGGCTATCCAACGCAACTTTTAATGCTTCGGTAAGTTTGTTATTTATGCCGGAATCTTTTAATCCTTTTATTGTTCCTTCTAATATTCCAACTGCTTCTTCCGTTTCTTTCTTCATAGCTTCCTTTTCGGGATCGATCCATACAGGACTATCATGTGTTTCTATAATTTCAAGAAGCTCTTTCTCAAATTCATCGTTTGTTTCTATTTCATAATCAAAATAATTACATAAATCTTCGCCACATTTTGTATATTTTCTACTCCAAATACAATTATTACAATCCTTCTCTGGCACATCTTCACAATCATTCATTCTTTTATATTTATGAATAAAATCCTTTGCCGTCATTTCATGTGATTCGGTCAACATAAATAATTCTGCCGCTGTACAATGTGTCTCAATACAATCAGATGTAAAATTTATTTTCTTCATACCAAAGTCAATACAGATAGTACCTTTGTCAATAAGCAGATCAAAGTCCATTATTTTTGTACTGTTATGCCATGTAAATCCAGCTTTATTTAACACTCTTAATAAATCATCACGTTCTTTTTCATTATTATAGGACACATTAAAACTCATATTTATTCTCCTTTACATTTCTCTTACTAAAGCTTCGTATACTGGCCTTGAATATCTTAGTGCATTCTGCATACATTTAAGGCTTTTATATTTGTCAATTTCTTTTACCGTTTTCTTTCTGTTCGCTGTTACATTCTTTCCAGTTCCTCTAAGAATTGTATAATCTTTTCTATCTATAACACACCCTAATCCACCTACTTTCTTTTTACCTGTTTCACAAGCCCTGATACAATCCATCACAAACTCATTTAATGTATTGATATCTTTTTCTACATTGATAATTGGCAATACTGATGTAGCCCATGAATAAGTTCCGTCTCCCTTATACAGATACCGATTAATGCTATTGATTGCTTTCTTTGCTGTAACCTCTTTCTTTTTGATACTCCTAGACTCAATTTCTTTCTGGAAATCTTTTACTCTATTCTTAGACAATGTAATCTGATTACCTTTAATCATGAATCCAAGGAATTTAAACCAACGATCACGAGCAAGAAATTCAACTTTCTTTGGATTTAATTTCATTTGCATTTCATGAAGCTTTGTTGTAAGAATGTCCATTGCCGCATCAATCTCTGGTCCAACATATAAAATATCATCTGAATATCTTACATATATTCCAGATAATTTTGAGATCTCATAATCAATATCAAAAAGTACTGTATCTGCAAGGTAACTTGCTACGGCACACCCCTGTTTTAAGCTCTGATAATGTTCAATAAGATTTCCGTCTGGATCAAAGCACAAATCTGAATGATAATATTTACGAAGTACATTAATGATCTTTGATTTGCCAAACATATTTTCCAAGTAATCAAATTCTTGGTCAATATATGTAATTGGTACCGAATCAAAATATTTACTGAGATCTGCCTTGAATCCGACGTCCCCAATCTCGGGATTTAATCGACTCATTTCTCTTGATATGTTCTGGACTACTTTACCGCAGCCAATTCCTTTCTGGTAACTTTTACATGCCGGATGGATATTCCCTTTCGCCAGTTCAAACAACATATCATTTACTATAGATAAGAAGATCCTGTCTATATTTTCATTTACATATACTGTCCTGAACTCGCCATTATCCTTTGGAATCAATACCTGGTGTGGTGGAGCAATTTCGTAATTATCAAGTAAGATCTGGCCGATTAGCGCCTGTCTATAGATTGGATCACAAAGTTTTCTTAATTCTCCTTTATCAATTCCTTTTCCAACACCTGTTTCTATTGCATATTCCCAACGTTCCGGTTCGATAAATTCTTTAAGCAAAATATCTTTCATGATCATTCATCTCCTTGTTCATTATCTATAAACTCCTGATATGCCTTTTCAATGCATTCATATTGAGTCTTGCCATTTCCTTCACAATATAAAGCATATGCTTCTTTGGCAATATCTTCGGCCTCATGATCTAAAAGATCGTACTGATCTCTAAGCTCATTCTCCATCCAATTTGTAACAAATTCTTCAGCCGCTTTAGCCAATTCATCTGCAGTTAATATATACTCTTTTCCATCTCTTTTAATTTTCATAATATAACCCGTCCTTTTATAATATCAACATAGTCTGCGTAACATTCACGAAATCCACCGTATTTATCAGTATTAAAACACCAATCAAAATCACAATCTTTTTCTGTTACGAGTCTGTACATATATTCTGCAAATTTAGTAATAAATTTTTCATTTTTACACATAGCAGAACGTCCAATATCAGTTAATCCTTTCTTTGCAAACTCTTTGTATAACTCCAACTCCTGATATTCTTCGAACTCTTTACATACTCTATATACTTGCCACATCTCCTGTTCTGTGAGCAAAATATCCTTTCCATTTCTATGAATATACACTTTTTGCATAATTATTCATCCTCGCTTTCGACCTGTTCCACATTGAAATCTATTGACAATTCCGGGAATGCGTTACATAATCTTTTACTCACCTCATCTATTGCTCGATCATATGCAGTATCCTCATCTTTCGCATATACAGAAATAGTTCCGTCACACCATCCATGACATAAGCTCACATAAAAACGATATTTTTTATTCTTCATTATTCTTTCCTCCTTTGAATTTCCTAATTGCTAATCCCAATGCTTCTTTCTGTTTATCAGATATCGGATATTCATATTCCTCCAGAGCTGCGCTTAAATCATCAATGATATATGCTGCTTCACTTTCTGTCATTGTACTATGATAAATCGGATCATCTTTTTCGACTAATTCAATAAGTTTATCTATATTACTATTATTCCAATTCTCGTTATTACATAATGAAAATTTGCTTCGAAGATTGATAGAAGAAAAAACGCATTCATTACAATCTCTGCTGCCACAATTTTTAAGTTTTATAAATCCTTCCAAAAATTCCCTTGCCGTCATTTCTTTATTTTCTGTTTCATTTTCAATTCGAAATATATCCTTTGCTTCAATATTGTAATAATCACAACACCATGTCACTTCTCTTTTTTCATGAAAATGAATAGCATCTGGAAAAGGTTGTGCTCGCGTTATATAAAGTTCTTCCCCGTTCATCCATTTGAACCCTTGTTTCCTAGCTACTTCAAAAAGTTTTTCGCATTCTTCTCTTGTTTCTACCCTTACTTTTAATCCTCTTAAATCAATCATGTTTATATCGTCCTTTCATTGTATATCCCTTATGTTCATACACTCTTTTGAGCATTAATGGATTATCAAAAGCCGGAGTATATTCTTTCGTTTCCGGACAATAACCAAACCATTTACCATGTACATCATGATAAATTTCCATTATTTTCTGTTCCATTTTTACCACCTGCCTTTGTTACAGAATAACCTCGCTTCTGTAATTCTTTAATTAAATCATCCGTATAAGCATCTTTAATTACCGAATCTTCCAGACTTAACACCTCGAACTCACCGTCATCATTGACTATATATTTCCCATTAGAATCTCCAGAAAAAGTGATTTCAAAATCCACTTCAATACCGACTGTGTTTAAAAGTTTTTTTACCTCTTGTAAGTTATCTTCTATGTCTCCTGTAATCTCACACAGATCGTAAACTGCCATTCCACAATGCTTATAAAAATCTGTTACATCTAAATCAAATCCAAATATCTCTGTAGCATTAATTGCTACGATTAATGCTTTTACGTCTTCTTCTTTTACTTGAATATATCCTGTGTTATAATATATCATAACTATGATCTCCTTTTATTTGCTTTTATATAGTGTATGAGTCCCATCTTCATGCCGCTGCCATTCATATCCAAGAAATTCTACGGCTTTCAAAGCGCCATTATAATAGCTCATATCCTGCGGTCTTGCTTCTTTCATATTCGCAATCATCCATCGTTCATTTAACCATATTTCTGTTTGCTGCTTAATTTCTTTATTTGTTCTTTTCATTTTGCAATCCTCCATTTATTCATCAAAAATAATCGTATCTTCGGTACATCCCCAATATGCAGAGTGCTGAAATAAATCGATTAATACTTGAAAATTTGCTTTGTGTATCTGATAAAGATTTCTGTCATCTAAATTAGTATCTTCTAAAAGTCCAACCAATTCATTTGCTTTGACAGCTGATTTAAAAGCAACATCTTCGTTTTCTTGATTAACAAGAAATTGTGTTCCACATGGAAGAAAAGTAATCATATACACATGATCACGCTCCTTTTCTGTTTTTTATCACATCCATTAAAATAATATTTTTTGCAACCAGATCAATATTTGCAAAGAAACTCCCATCTTTAAAATATTTCCAGTCATTTGCTTCACTTGTTTCTTCCATTTCTTCGTCAGATATATTGTAAAGATAATCTTCTCCAATTCTTTCATATCGATTGCAAAGTTCTTTAATAATTTTTCTAATAATGCCTTCAATTTTGCAAAGCACATTGGAATTAATATTACGAATACCAATATTCTCCAATGCAGAATAAAAATCAGCTAAAAAATCAATATGATTAATATAACAGTAACAATATCTTCTATTCATCGGAAGGATTATATCTTCTTGATATTCGCTCATATAAAATTTCATAGTTCGAATTTCTTTTTCTGTTAATTCATCTCCAATCCATTTCATGTCAGTTACATTCGGAAGATTAAATATATCATTGATATTTAAGTTTCCATAAATATTCACTCCATCACTCTGGCAGCCATTCAAACTCCATTGAATCTTAAGATCACTATTAGGAAAAATATTTTTTAAATCTTCCATATATATATCTGTTAATGCTTCCGACCTACAATAATCATTTAAATAATCTTCCTTTGCTTTCTCTTTTGCCTCATCTGAAAGTTCTGAATAAGAATATACATTGTAAATTTTTATTAGATGTTGCATATCATCACCTCACTTTTACAAAATCCTTATCAATGCTTAATCCAAGTGGCGCATCTGAATCATAATGATCAGTTATACCCCAACCATTGTAATAATCTTCATCTTCATCAACACCAACACCACAATTTAAATCAGATACAATATCTTTTTCTGTTGGAAGTTTTGTTTCATATGCTGTATCAATTCCTGCATCTAAAATTTCCTTTCTTTTGGCCGCACATTCTTTTATAAACCAATCAACCTTTTCCTTTCCGGTCTTTGTTAAAATATAGTGCATATCATCACCTCATTTCCTTGTGATTTCATCTAAACATTTTTCAAGATATTCTTTAAATTCTATTCCGACAAATTCAAAAAACATTTCTTCTACTGCTTTTTTATCTTTTGTTTTCTTCCAGATATTAAAAATATCTTGAGCGATTCCTGTAAATTCAAAATCATTTTCTTGAATAAGATCATTTAAAATTGTATCCGCATCACGAATAATCCCTTCAGGCGTATTATTATGTAAATATTCAACTGCTGTAAGCAAATCATTTGTAGTGCAGTACTTCTTTTTACCAATTTTTTCAATGTTATTTACAATATCTGTAATATCATTAAACAGATTCTGTATGTCATTATCCTCTACATTTTCATTTGCATTGTCACTGATATATTTCGCTAGTTCATAAAACATTCTGACCTTTTGATCTTTATTCATCTGTTCAAAAATTCTCTTCATTTCTGCAGTCATTCTTGTCATCATGTCACTTACCTGCCTTTCTTTTCAAATCGAACATATCATATACTGGTTGTACACAACTTATATTAAATCCGTTTTCAAACCAGCAATGATCAGACACTTCCGGGACATCAACTATAATATGGTCCGGATATGTTTCTTTTACGGTACCCATACAAAAATCCTTATCAAATCTACATCTTACAACCTGCCCAATCTTGAATAAATGTGTTAAATCTGACATATTGTTTCTCTCCTATAGATTATTAATTTAATTTTAAACTAATTACGAATAATCAGTTTCCATAAACTCTTTTACTTCATCAGCTGTCATTTTTGTAGCCATTTTATTGATTTCTTTTATATTTTTAATACAAATGTCAACGTCCTCTTGGTCAAAATATTCGGTAGGATTTTTCCAATTTTTTCCACGATTCCATTTCATGTATTCTGTTCCGGACATAATCTTTTTATTATTATAATCAAGGAAAGCATACTTAATTGTTCCATCTGAAAGTACGTCAATAAATAATTTTCCATCATTATTGTCCTGCTGATAAAACATAAAGTTATTTAACGTATAACCATCATTTTCCCAGTCACCATCAATAAATTCTTTTATGATATCAGAACTGATTACACAATCAATCATGTCAAAGTTAGTGTCTAAAATTCGATATAATTTCCGTTCAAATTCAAATGTATACTTATACATATCTTTTAACCATTCTATTCCGTATCTTGCGCGACTTATCATCCGCTCTCCATAATTCCACTGATAATATCTTGCAATCATTTTCTTCTGACCATTTTCCTCATATCTAACAAATATCTGTGATCTCTGTCCCATAAATTACTCCTTTCTTACGGTTTCACCATCCACCGAAAAGGATATCTTTTATTTTTTATAAAGTTCATCGACGACTCTCATGCATTCCATCATCAAACCGTATTCTGTAAAATCTTTAATTTTAATTATACCGGTTTCATCGTATACACTAACCAATAACACATCAGCATTCTCACAATAATCTACTGTTACGCGGGCATCATCTGTATAAGGGTTTGCCTTAAACATTTCATTCATTTTTTCAATCCATGCAGCCATCTTCTTTTCTCCTTTACTTAATTAATTCCTCTGCAATTCTGTATGCCTGATCAATAAGGTTGTCTCCCTCGACAATCTTCATAAATCTGTTTTCCTGGTATGTATTAGTTAATCTCCTTGCAGGTTTGTGTGTAGAAAAATCAGATACAGCATTCACGAATCTGAATACGCTTTTCTCTGTCTGCTGTAGATCCGGTGCGTCCCAGCAATTCATAAGTAACTGTCTATCTTCCTGGATATCCGATGCCTTTCTCTCAGAATCTTTTTTCTCATCAATTGGAAGCAGCTGTTTTGTGAGATTCCACATATCATCTTTTGTAAGAGATTTGCGTTTCATATTTTCAAATTCGCTTTCGAGACTGCCAAGATAGTTTTCTGTATTCATAATAGTCATTCTTGCATCTTCAAGCTTTCCATTGATATTTCCAACATGAGTACAACTCCAAGAACGACTAGCTCTCTTAAGAGCGAGATTTAATGTATTCTGGCACCATACTCTAATCGGAGTAATTGCAACTCGTACAGATCCTTTTCCATCATGTGCATTTGTAAATACAAGATATGGATCAATTTTCTCTCCGGCAAGATTTCTTCCCTCAAGCTTGGCCAACAGCCAGATCTTTTTGCCGCGAGCCAATGCTCCAGCTGTTTCATATTTGACTCCTTCTCCAAGAAGCGCATCTGTAAAAGCAAAGGCTTCATCATTCTGAACCACTTTGTACTTTTCAGTAACAATACCGAGAACAGTTTGATCAATGTCTCTGATATTTGCCTTGAATCCATCAACAAGTTTACCTGAACTAGCAGTTGTAATGTTCTGCTGCACTACCTTCCAATCAAGTCCTGCGAGTTTTAAAGCCTGAGCAGAATCTACTGCTCCAATAACTTCCTTTCCGAGTCCATCCCACGGTGCTTTTCTCGCATCAAACATACTTTCCACATTTGTAAATCTGTTTGTCGTTCTTTCCATTGTTTTGTTCATGTTATTGGTCATCATAATATCGATCTCCTTTTTGTTATATTATCACCAAATTTATTATTAACAATATAAAAACATAATTATTCTGCAATACGCTTTCTCTTATCAAAATCTTTTCCATCCTCGACACCGGAGGCATAAGCTTTTGATGATTCATTTGTTTTACTTTTAATAAATTTTTTACTTGTGTTTTGATTTACATAATCAGTTACTTCATTCGGGACCGAAAGGACAAGCCCCCAGCCAAACTCTTTATTCTGTTCGGCATAAGCTTCTTCTAAACCTTTTACAAATCCCATTCCATAATCTGTATATGATTGAGATCCTTCCGCATAAGTTTTTGTTGATCTACGAAACTCCTTTTCCTTTGACTGAATGCATTCAAGAGCGTACAGAAAAATTTCAGTACATATTTTTACATCATCTGGAAAGCCAATAAAAACTATTGTCCTTGTTCTTGAACCACGTGGTATATAACATGCTCTGGAACAACAATTATTTGTTGCAATTACTTTTGCTAGTTTTGGCATCCATGGATTTTTCCTGGAATTATATGTAGCATCTTTCATAAGAGCTTCCATAATTCTCTTATCAACTTCCATTGTATCTGACATGCTAATCTTATGTTCCGCCATAAGTTCTCTTGCTTTAAGTAGAGCAGCTTTCGCTTCATGTTCATTAGATGATTCTGATAAAGCAAGAAGCTTTTTAATTTTCTCTTTATAATCAATAGCCATAATTAATTATTCCTTTCTGCCAAAATAAGTAAGGTATTATCATCTGCCACAGTAATTCCTGAAATATACAGGTCAAGAATTTTATCAAGTGGTTTTCTATTTCCGTTTTGTATAACATCATAAACAAGGATTGGATTATCTAAATTCGTACAATCATAAATTCTATAAGTGCAATCAAGATTTAAATAATCATTATAAACAAGATCTCTAACCAACATGATTAATCACCTCCAATTAATTCCGTTGCAAGATTGTATGCTCTGTCATAATCTTTGATATCATAATGACCATGATTTAAACATTGTGTGTCATCATTCCAGCAGTTCCATACAACCCATGGTCCACCGCCACATTTTGCTTTAAGCTCTGGATAAGCCGAATGTTTTGCAATCACAACATATAATTCTTTGCAAAATGCACCAGGATGATGAATAATTTCCTGCACTTCGTAAGGCATATTATTTTCCTTGAAATATTTCCTTACATGATCATACACAGGATTGTTAATTGATACTGGAACAATAGTAATATTAACCATAATTAATCATCCCTTTCTATAACTCTTTAATAACTCCAATAAATTAATCCCTATTCCATCACAATATTTAACAAAAGATTCCATAGACGGATTTACATTGCAAGATTCAATTTTTGAAATCATTTGTTGTGTTAGGCCTGTTCTTTTTGCCATATCTTCCTGTGTCAATTTCTTGGATTTTCGAATTTCTTTTAAATATGTAATAATATTGTATACTTTGTTTTCTATTTTTCTTCCTCTCTTCCTAACATTTCCCAAATTATATTAGCCTCTTTATTTAAGCCTCTTTCTATATAATATTTATAAAGAAATTCTTTTTGAGATTTTGTATTCTCATATAAATATGAGTTCCATATGTATGTTCTTCTAACTTTATCGCCATAATATTCCTACCTCTTAAAAAATCACCGTTTCATTTATCTGAGTAACATATAATTGTAGTCATTAATAACCCCTATCGTTGCAAGTTCTTCGTCCATCCAACCGGAATTATACTTGTGTATTTTTTCAAGAAATTCATCCTTTTCTTTTGTAGTTTTAAATCTTCCTGCTACTCTTGGTTTTCCTTCCATATCTTCCCAAGGAAGATAAGTTATCGTCCATCCTTTTTCTTTTACCATTATCATAAAAAATCCTTTCTTAATCTGAAATCATCATTTCATTTCATTTCCATCTGTAGATTTCTTTACTACCATTTACAGTATCAGCAACCAATATAAAATCACCCGTAGCATAATATTCTCCTGTATACATTGTACGGATAGTATCATTTATATATTTCCTAAATGAAAATGACTTTGCGATTACTTTTTTATCACAGTCTCTTACAACTACATACGAAAATAAGCCTCTCTTTTCTACATGTGCAATGCTTTTCTCTCCAAATACTCTAATATTTGATTTTTTCATTTTTGTTATTCTCCAATTCAATTTTCTAAATAAAAAATCATTAATTTATCAGTTACATTTGACTTTTTATTGTAATTTTTAATTTGTTTTGTGTGGTTAATACTGTCCACGATGACACTGGAAAATAACCAAAATTTTTGATTGCGATTGCTTTATTATTAAATCTTTTTGTGTCCCATGAAAAACAATCGTAAATCTCTATATAATTATCTCCCTGATAATTTTCCAATAAATCTTTTACCTTCACATTTCGCTCCTTATTTGATAATACATAGTACTTCTCTTAAATATTTTCTTGTCATATTAACTTACCTTTCTGGTAAATTTGCTATCTGCCTTGCGACCTTAGCAGCTTCATCGTAACAATAATTTTCTGTTAATCTCTGTGCATAAGACCATAATCCATATTCTTCATCAGAATCAAACAAAGATAAATCTTCAACTGGAATATCACAATTACCTTGCTCACAAAAGAATGCATCTGTATTAGCTTCTGTACCCCAACGTAATGGACAATAAATACAAAAATTATCCTTAAAAATGCCATCCACTTCTTGTGCAGCGTACTGACAACAGAAACAATTGTGTCTAATATTATTATATGGAAAGTTTTCTTCTATATATTTCTTTTTATACATAAAAATATCCCAACCAAGATCATGTTCCTCTAATCTATCTGCAATCCAGTTCCACATCTTACGGTGATGTGCAATAGCTTCTTCCTTAGTTAAATATAAATCTTCCATAAATAATTCCCTCCTAAAGATTAACTGCATCTCCATTATCATCATAAATAATAGGTTCAATCTTAACGATATAACCAGTCTTATTTTCTTTATCAAAGATTTCCATCTTAGCTTTATTAATCCCACATGATCCCCATTCAAAAGAAAATCTCTCATCGTTATCCTCTACTATCTTGATAAGATGATCTGATAAAGCTTCAATATCTCTATAAGTACTTCCCATAATTAATTTCCTTCTATCTAACAGCTGTAATCTCACCATCAATAACAGCATCAATAAGTTCTGTAATATTATCAATATTCTTTGCCTGATAACATCCAGGTCCAGTAAATTCCTTAATAAGTTTCTTTCTACGAGCATCATCCGAATCGTATATATCTGGATCAAGTTCGTTATAAGTAATAGCTACAATCCTGGGTAATTCGCTATCCTTAATATTTGAATCATAAGCAAGAGACTTAAAGTAATTAAATCTTTCATTAGAATTGATTTGCGTAGCGTCAGCGGAGCCTGGAGCGTTAGCGACATCAGGAGCGTTAGCGACCATATCAAGCGAAGCGTCCGGAGCGCCAGCGACCCTGTTGAGTGATCCGGCTACCTGTGCACTAGCGAAGCGGTCACGGTACCGGTCAGTACTATCATTATCAATATCATTATCAATATCAGTATATATATAGGTACCGCTGTGACCGTCGTTATTATTTTCTTCGGGAACATCCTCATATTCGCTTTCGGTCACATCGGTCACGGCATGACCGTCTGGTCGGTACTCAACATTGTTAATGATAATATTGAAATCAAATGTTTCTTTATATTTACCTTCCCGAAAATTCTTTAATGTTTTGTTTACCTTGCCTTTACTGCAATGCACTTCTTTGGAAATTTTGTCTTGTGACATTCCGGGATTATCACGAACAAATTCTATGATTGCTTTGGTAACTTCTGGATTCTCTCCGAATCCTCTTGATCTTCTTTCCTGTGAAGAATCTATCATTCTAAGAGCTGTATCTCCACCTGCATATAAAAATATTTCTTTATCTTCTATTGGTTTTTCGTATAAGGCATACTCAATAATTGCCTTGTAATATTCATAGGCAATTTCTTTACCTTTCATCTCTTCGATCATCTGTCCTGTTGTATAATATGATTCGAAGAACGTGAAGCATTTGCTTCTATCAAATTGCTTTTTATCACTCATAATCTGCTCACTCCAATTTATTTATCTTTTTTGTATTTGATTTTATTTTGCTGCCTTTCTTCTAAGATTCTGTCTAACGCTTCCTGGAATCCTGGTACCATTTCAAAGACATAAATATCTTTTTCAGGATTATGCCAATCTGGCTCCACTGTTGCAATCTGAAACCCCTCTTTTCTTAATTTCCAGGCGATCCATTTACTCTTAATTCCTTTGCATTTAGTTCTCTGATTTTTCATTGATTTTCCCTCTGCTTTCTGATTGTTTTTAATACTGCGTTTACATTTTGTTTCTATAATCTTATAACTCTTATAATCCATTTGCCTTTTCTTTTCTATGCTTTTCCTGTTCGTTAATATATTTTGTCAATGCCTCGGAAAATCCAGGAACATCTTCAAAGATATATACATCAAACTGAGGATTATGTCTGTTTGGCTCTACAGAAATGATCTTATATCCTTCTTTCCGTAGCAACCATGCAATCCTTCTGCTTTTTACGGCCTTAGTAGCGATATTTGTTTTATTCATTAATGTTCAACTCCTTTTATTTGCATTAAGTTTATAATTTATAGTGTCAAATCATACTTAAAAATATGATAATTCCTGCAATTCTTTACCAAGCTTCATAAGTGGATACTCTACAAATCCACTTCTCTGGGTAATACCTGTAGGAATCAATAATTTCTGTTTGACCATCTCATTAATCAATGATTCATTATTATTGATATCTGCGAAAATCTCATCGTCACCCAGCTTGATTCCAAGATTTACAGATACTGTGCCCCATGGTTGTCCATAATTTTGCGGATCGTTGCAAGTTGCTATTAATGCAGTGGTTTTATTTTCTGCATATCTTCCCTTGTTGATTAACACTGTAGTTTTTCCAGAGTAAAATGTATCAAATGTAACTCTAACCATAATTATTCTCCTTTGTTATATTCTTTAAGTCTATCTATACTTGCCTTAAGCCAATCCCTTCCAGTTAAAAGGTCGTATAATAAATCCCATCCAGAAGTTCCAATCTGATTGAACACATCATCAAGCCAGTATCCTCTCTGTGCATCAAGAACATAGATACATGTTGTAATAGTATCAAGCATTGTTTCCATTTGTGGATGTTTCAGTACATCATAGAAATAGTCATACCATTTATTTCCATGTTCATCTTCTGGGATATCTTCTGGTTTATAGTTAAGATATTCAGTTCCGACACATGGAAGGATTCCTTGATCCGCAGCATCTTCGAAGAAGTATTCTTCATCATCTGATTCCTTGTTCATGATTGCCTTGCGTCTTTCCGGAATAATATACTGTGGTAAGGGACACATAAATAACTGTAGTGCTATCGTCGTCTGATCGCTTCCAAACGCCTGTAAGTCCATTGCCTTAAGAATGTATCGGTACTCGAAGTCTGGGAGGTTTTTGTCGCCATTTCGTGCGAATAAGCCATTAAATACCAGTATCAAACATCCATCATCATGGTAAACCTCAGTCCATTTCCCTTTCCATGTGATAAGATTGCATGGAGGCTGGACGCCTGCAAATGACATGAGTTCTTTCCTATTATATGTAGACATTTTTATTCCTCCTCATCTTCCTCATCTTCATCATGGCATTCTACGATTTCGATTGAATAACCAAGCTCCTCTTCGATTTCTTCTTTTGTCATTTTCTTAGGTGGTGTTTCTGTCCAGAAAGGATCCTTTGATGGCGCTGTTCGTTTGAGGAAGAAATCTGCCAAGATATTATTTGCGTTGAGATCATCCATACGCCATAATTTAACAACGTCGTACTGTTCATAATATTTACAATCATCATCATAAGCTCTATTTTCTTTATAATTACCACAATGCGTAATGCATGACAATGATTCATATTTAGTTATTTTGAATGTAGATATATCATTCTTAGAATAATGATTTGGAAGCACAATAGCCAATGTTCCATTGCGAAAAAGTACAATGTCATTAACTTTAAAGCCTGGAAAATCTGATTTTAATTTCTCTTTTGGCTCTTTTGTTTCTGGCATTTCTCTGTTCCAACACTCGTCACATTCCATGCTCGGATGAATACAATCGCCTTCTGAATAATCGTCTAGCAGGTTTTCATAACCATAGCTATAAGGACAATGCCGGAGATAAGATTCTTGTCCTTCAAGACCGTGATCTTCACAATATTTCTCTTTATAAGTCATTACGCTACCTTCTTTCTATAACCGAATACAAGCTCCAGAATTGTTGGTTTATGATTTCTTTTTCTTGCTTCTTCCTGACGTTTCCAGTCAGCCATGATCTGATCAAATTCTGTTTCCTTATAATGTCCGGAATGAGCCGTCCATACTTCTACACCATTATGTGCAATAAGGATTTCCATATAATCAATTCCGTTACTGGCAAAAATTTTTGTTTCTCTTGCAATCTGCTGTTTCAATGTGTGACACCTCCATTCATGTACTCTACCATCTCATCAATCTTATGTTTCGCTTCTACCAAAGTAAGAGTTTTATCAGAATCATAAAGAGCTTTTACAGCTAATGATTTCGCTCCATATCCAATGAGGATAGCTGGATTAGCCACTTCTTCTGGTGTTAATTCTCTTTCAATGCCTGCTGCATGATCAAGAAAATTCTCGTATTCTTTTTCTGTTGGTTCTTTACCTGTAATGATAAATGCTGCTGTCACGAGATCCCTTTCACTTACAACTCTGCAAGATCTTCCAGGTTCTGTTAAATAGTACTGCATAATATTTCCCTCCTGTTTTTCATTTTGCTTAATAGCATAATCCAAATCCGTATTCATATTATTAGGAAAGAAGGGGCGGATCTAAATTTCACTCCGCCTGAGTACGAAACTGGATTATACTATTAATTTTCTTTATGATACTCTGTATCACTTTCCGTTTGGAGAAAAACGTACCTTCGACTAGAGGTTAAACCGTTCATGTGGATCGTGATACAGAGTATATTTGTTCTTCAGTTTTAAGTAGCAAGTTTAAATCTGAAGTTTACATAATTAATAGTTGCATTTATTTCTATTATCTTAATAACTGTGTTTGTGTAAAATTTATTATTAACAGTCTCAAGATAAATAGATTACAGATAATATTTCCCTATATAATTGTATCCGTAGGGAGAATTTTCGATCCATTTAAGAATATTGCATCCCCAATCGGTGACAACCGCTTCTTTAAATGGAAGTGGATTTTTATTTCCTTTGATACGAACTAACGTTCCTTTAGGCGTTCGCATCATCTGAACGAGCAATGTATTTGGACGAATCACTTCCTTGCCGTTGTGAAATGTCTTGAACGGCATATTTGATCTAAATACATGTGTTTCTATGGTTCCCATCATATCAACATCTCCTTTTTTGATTATTTATATAAAGTTTATATTTTACATTCTCAAGATAAATAGATTACATTGGATATTCTCTAACGCAGTCCTGTGCTGCATAGTACACATATATTTTATTAGTCAGAAAATTCTGAGTTCCGTTGTTTAAATTATCATTTACTTCACGGACTGCTTCTTTAATCGCTTCTGGCCCTAAATCTTTACGAAACTCATGGATAATCGCCTCGTGCACAGAAGTAAAACTAATTAATAAGTCGTTTCCATTCGCAGCCTTCTTACTAATATTCTTAAGAAGTCCTGGGAAGAATATTGATGAGGCGCCAAGGAAAGCTTTATCATTTGTGATCATAAGACCAGCTAGATTAATCTTCTTTATAGTATATGGATCTTTAAAGTTCTTAAAAATAATATTCGTTGGATTTAATAGTGCCTTTGGCGGATACAGTTGTCTTGTATTCTCACAAGCATTTAAGAATACCTTTGAGAAGGATCCAACTGTATTAATATATTTATCAAGGACTTCTTTATCCAGGATATGCGCGGTCTTTTTGTCGGTGATACAGATAGCAGCTGCAATATCTCCTATTTTCATAAAGTAAGTATTTTTTAAAATCTCTTTGTGGTTTTCATAGTTCATCAACCTCACGATCAGTTTGTCTTTCATTTCTTCATAGTTCTGAAGCTCATTTAATTCCATCATAATATCAATCTCCTTTTTGATTATTTATATAAATTTATTATTGACACTATTGCTTATTTGAGAATTATTATAATCCAATTCCCATTTTAATTCAATAGTTTTCATGAAATTTATTAATGACAGTGTAAAATTACATTGCCTTGGTTTCTTTTGCCTGATGACGAGCATTGAGAGCAGAAGAAACCTGTCTCATATCTCCGCCATGATACATTGGAGCTTCACCAATTCTCTTAGCGACTTCTTCTTCGAGATAGATAGTAAGTCCTTCAACTTCTCTTCGCTTAGGATATTTCGCAAGAGCTGCGGCGAAATACAGGTTGGGTTCTGTGTGTAAGCAGAAATCTGTTATAGCACGGATTACTCTCGGATCATTTTTATGCATATTTAATACATGTCTCATAGGCCGAATCGCATCTGAACTATATCCGTTGTAAGCAAGATTCCATCCAGATTTTTCAATGATATTTAAAATATTAGTGAGAACTTCTTTTCCATTGGTCATAGCTGCTACAGATACTGCTGCACTATAACCTGTCAGAATTTTGTATCCATCTGCAATTAATGAATCCTGTTTCTCTTTTGGAAGATTCTTCAGTTCACGCTTGCTAATAAGAAGATTTCTTCCGTTGAGACATTCGTTGAGTACACAATATTTCTTTATACCTCTCTTGACATAGGCTCTGTGTTTATCAGCCGGAGAAAGCTTATCTACATGTGTATTCTGCTCGGAGAACAGTTCTGCTTCCTGAATCTGACGTTCATTTGGATCTTTTGACAGGCCAGTAGCAATAGAAGCTACAATCATTTCTTCCTTTCTAATTCCCTTGACGATGAATCTATGAGTTCCGTCGATTACTGCAAAGCTGCATGTTTCAGGATGTGGAGATACCAGAACCGGGTCGCATTTATTTTCGTCCCAGTGATTTGCAAGATCGTAAATCTTACTCATGTTAATAGTTGAAAGTCTCTGATATTCTTCATCCACTTCCAGAAGAGACAGTGGAATAAGACAGAACTGTTTCCCTCCAATTTCTGTCTTATTAGATATTACTGTAGAATACAACGGACGTCTTTCAAATACAGATGGTGTGATGATTTTGCCTTCTGTAGTTCTCTCTGCTTTGTTTCCTGTGAGCATTTCCTTGATTTCTTCGAAGTTTTTCATAGTGTTTGTTCTCCTTTTGTTTGTTTTTATATTGATTATTTAGTTGTTTTGGATTGATGATGGTTTTATGCAAAGACATATTTTAATGCTTTGCGTCTTGCTCTTTCGTAGAGTGTATGGCTGCTGTCAGTAATTTTTGCTTCCATTTCTACATTACGACAGATACTATCTCTTACATCAAGTGGAACATGAAAGTCAGACATTAAATGTCTCACTTCTTTTTCCCAATCAAATTCTATTGTTTCAGAATAATTTTTCTTTCTCTTAGTTGGCGTTCCAACCAGAGGGATCATATTATCTGAATGTGACGTACTGTTCATAAGAGTCCTTCTTTCTATAAAGCATAGAGCTTGCGTCCATTAATCATGGCACAAGACTCAATTAAGCCATTAGATACCATTTCCTTTACTGAGGATTTTCCACAGATTTCAATGATTCTGTCCTCGTAAATAGTTTCAATTCCAGGATATAAAAGCTGGAGGCGGTAATGATCTGCCTTAGCAATTTGCGTTGTGAGATCCTGAATCTTAAGCTGCACTTCATCTTCCGTCATATTAAGCGGATGTACTTTATGCAGTGTTTTGATTGTATTTCGCTTACTTCTTACTTCCCTTGCAACATCACCAATAATAGCGTGGCGTTTCTTATCTGAGAGGGATCTGATTTCTCTTGGCGAATATTTCATTTGTTTTCCTTCTTTCTTTAATATCCAAACATCCTGAGCCATTCTCCGTTGACAAGTTGCCATGCTGTAGGATTTAAGGCATAGTCAACGAATTTAGGATTGAGTTGTTTGTATCTACGGTCGAGATCGTTTAAGTTGGAAAAGTATTCCTGACGTTTTAGATCTCCCTTATGAATACCGGATTTAACATAGATACGAAGTTTATAAGGTTTTGTTTGCATTGCTGCAAGTGGCATAAGATCACCTTACCTTTCTATTTGATTTCAGAGAGCGTGTGCTTCAGTTCTTCCCACAGGCTGATCTCATCATCTGAAAATCTACCGTCCGGAACCTGATTTGCCTTGATAAGCTCCAGAACATCTTTGATCTGTCCGAAATAGAAACGGGCTTCTTTGCCATTTTCTCTTACTGCGATATGCTCTGCCTTTCTCTCGATTTTCTGCATAGGTTTTCCTCCTTATTATTTACTGATAATGGAAAGTACTTTTCCCTGTCCATCAAGTTTAATAGTTACTTCTGTTCCATCCTGGAAACCGTCTACATCATATGTGTTTCCGTTGTCAGCAATGATTTCAGATGCTTCTACAGTTCCATTTACCTTGTGGATACCGTTATAAGCATCAGTATCAATGTTTCCGACTATAGATGCGACCATGAAAAAAGCAGCCATTCCGAGGCTGCCTTTAATCAATGTTACTTTACGTTTCCGTTCGGAAAGTTTGCGGTTATATTCCCTACGTGATTTCATGTTGTTTTTCATAGTGATTTCCCTTTCCAGAAATTTTAATATAGTTTATAATTTACAGTATCAATGCATGATTGAAGTGAACTGTTCCGGTGATCCACAGTACCATGCAGACAGTACTTTATCATCGTATACAGAATCCGGAGTTCCGTTGGAATCCATGATACAAGATGCAAGATCACCAAGCTCCCAACAGTCTGTAGCCGGAGCAGTAAATTTAAACAGGTTTCCATTAGCATGCTCTATAGTTATATCCTCATATTCAGAACCATGAGCAATAGTCACTACAATTCCGGTAGCCGGATAGAAATTTCCGTTGATGAATGTATCAATTCTGTCAATATCATCGGAAATATTTTCGTCTGTGAATCCATCTGTGAAAGTGGACAGAATAGATGGGTCTGTACAGATTTTTGTTTCCGTAGCACCAACTGGAATAGCTGCTACTGTTGTGTATGTGATAAGAGCAATAAGGGTAGCAATGATTGATTTTTTCATGATTTATTTCCTTTCTGGAAACAGAATTTGTTTCCGTAGCTTTTAGTTTATATAGTATATATAGGTATTAAAAAGAGACATCAATAGCAATGTATTAATGTCTCTTATATATAGTATATAGTATAAGTATTATCTTCCTAAATGGATATCTCCATTAGAATCTTCATACTCTTCCCACCAATCAGCTGGGTTGTCTGGATCACCCTCGCATACTTCCCAGCCTGTTGCATGACAAGACTCCTGATTGCCATCGACATCAAAAGTCTTGTCAAATGGCATAACATCGAGTTTCCTTCTCATCTCTTTTTTCATTGTGGCATCCTCCTTTATTTCTATTTTATTTTAGGCAAACGTTGTAAACTTATCACAACGCATTCTCTTTTCTGCTGGTTTCATACGCTCGTAGCCCGAAACAGGTGTCATAGCTACAACGTCCTCCGGATATGCCTGTGCTGCGATCATGGAACCTACAATCACCAGAGTTCCGGTCCCAATCTGAGATTTGAACGCCTTTTTAATATCGGCAATAATTGCTTTGCCCTCTTCCGTAGGCACAAAGACAGTTTTTACGAACAGATCGGACACCTATTTCTCTTCTGCTTTTGCGTTGAGGATTACAGAGCTAGGAACTGTGATTGGTGTTCCGTCTGTATCCTGAATCGTCACGGAATGAGGTGTGGTGTTAATGATTGCCACATTGTTTCCGAAAGTTACGAAGTTATAGTTATATTTGTCAATATGGACAATACCGTTTGTTTTAGTCATGATTAATCCTCATCTTCTTTCACTTCTACTAAATCGCCGTCGAGTAACATCGCAGTAAATGTATCGCTGCTAATTACATAGAATAAATTATCATCATCAATGACAATTCCATATGTTATTTTGCTTTCTGAAAATACTGGTGTATCAGAAAAGAACGGAATGAGATCCGTGTAATATTTGCGTGATGCACGAGCCATACTTTTGTGCATTGCTTTGATATCTGAAGTACGTCCCATGTAGATGACAGCATTTTCCTTTACATCGTAATATTTTTTGAACATAATGTTTCCTTTCTGAGTAGTTTATGGTGATTACTCTGCACCAATGTTTTGATGTTGTTTAATATTGTTTATAGTTACAATCACTCTATCAAGATTTGATCTTGCTTTATACATATATAGTATGTATATGTCTGCTCCTCACAGGAATAGAGTGTTAATCGCGATCATATTACATGGATATACTTGTAGATATCCACGTATTGATCGAGTTGATATACCGGAGCATTGTTTAGTATGTCCAGCATATGAGCTGTGACAAATCCGAAGTGGTGAGTGAGTTCGGTAAGGATACGGTGATAAATGGGATTCGGAAGCTCATAGAATTTTGTGGTCATGAGTTCCGGAATGGTGTATGTGATGTTGTTCATTCATGTGACCTCCTCCTTGTGTGATGTATATGGTTTGTAACGTGGTCTTGTGGTTAAAAAATTGTACTAAAAAAGAGCATAGCTTGTTGGGCTATGCTCTTAATGCTGTACTGTGGCGTGTTCGTGTTATTTAGTTGTCATGATGTTCAATGGTGTCTTTGGTATCGTCCGGTACTTCTGCCAGACTGATTTTGATGTCTGAGTCTCTGGACCATAATTTAATCTCGGCTTCAGCATCCTCTTTCTTGTCAAAAGATTTTGTCACGGTGGACATAAGCTCTTTAGACATATGGTTGTAATTTTTGAATGTTACCTGCCATTTACTCATGTTCTCGTCCTCTTTTCTGGTATCAATTATTTGATACTCAAATTTATCACCCCCTAATTGTATCATAAAAAGAGCATAAAAAAAAGCACTCTACTGAGTGCTTTTTGGGCTATTGACCGTGACAGGTTTTCCAGGACGGCATTTTGTCTGGTCAATCTTTAAACCGTCACGGCGTAATGCCATTAGGGAATCGGTATACCCTTCAAACTCTGTGAAAGTAGCTACAGGCATTTTGTCCCTGTATTGTGTAGGAAGTCCTGTATATGGTGTTCCTGTAGCTGCATTCACAGGTTGATAATACTTTTCTTCCCATGAAATATTATAGCCAGAACCATCCACTTGACATTGTTTAAAACAACGTGACTGTGGTGTTGGTATACGCCTTTCACGTGGTGCACCTGCTCTGTCGACGGGTATCACAGTGACGTTATAAAGGTTATTATCCTTTATGAAACGCCATAAAACCGGAATAACATAATAGTTTTTAGACATGTGACAACGGCGGAAACCGTTACCCTTTTTCAAGTCTAAAATGAACACACTATATCTTTCTTGTGGTTTACGGAACTGTTTAAAGTCCGTAATAAGAATATATTTATCCTGTGAATAGCGTCCGTATACCGCATTTTTAGGGATACGGAAAATATCAACTCTTGTGTTATAGTCTCTACAAATTTTAAGCGGTTTATATAATTTCATAGTAATACCCTCTTTCTCTGTTTGGTTAAAAGAGGGTATTACTACCCTCTTTTATGGTTTACACTCTTTTCTTAATGTCGTTGAGAGTGTAGCCGCTTTCAACCTCAGCTTCGAGATCTTCAATTTTTACCACTTTGAGCCATGCCATTCCAATATAGGCAAGATTCTGTGATAAAACCGTCGGGTCTTTTACAGTGAATTTTTGTTTAGCGTTTCCTCTAAGAGAAGAAAGCCATACACTGTAATAACGTTGTGACATATTGTGAAAATTGCCTTTTTTATATCTGATATTATCCGTATCAGTCGGGAAAAGACTGTCAGATAAGATGGTATGTAATGGTTTATATGCTTCCTGCTTTTCAGCTTTTTTCACATTATCTCGTGAAAGAAGCTCTTCAAGGTTTAATCCGTAAGCCTTGAGTGTTTTCCCGTCAATCATTGACGGGAAAATTTTTGAAGTGAAACGAGACTTTGCGGACGTTTCGCCTTTATCATTTGTTATCGCTTCAGTGTAGGTGTAAAACCCTAACTTAACAGCGGTAAAGGTACGTGCGAAAACATCATTTTGAAATTCTGCCATTAAATCTGCCGGAATATCATTTATCCATTTATCAGACGCTTTATTGAAAGCGTCTTTAATAGAAATAATCTCATCCACCTTTTTATTGTGGGCGTCCACAAGTTTAGAAATTGTAGTGTCATACTTTTCATATTCTGCCTGTATTACTTTACTGTCAATCATAGTGTAACCATGATTAAAAGCCCAATACTGACATGCATACTGAAAGTATGCTACATCGGTGACATTTTCCGGAACCTCCCATTTTTTAACAGGAAATTCGATGTTACCTTTTTTATTAAGCTTAAATACTGGAGTTACGATTTTAATAGTGTTTGTTTTCATAATAATCGCCTTTCTTGCCTGTCTATACAAGCACATGTAATTAATATTGTTTAGTAACATGTGGGTTATTCCCACAATTAAGATGACTATAAAAATCAACTTAATTGTGAAAATAACACAAGAAAAGCATATAAACCTATTTTTGGTTGCCGTAATGGGAACCGGTGTTCTTCTCTATGGATACCTGTATACGGTATCAGAATATAATCGTTCAATGGGGTACATCTCACATGACATGCACACGACCACAACCCCACATGGCGTTGTGAAATCCATTTAATAAGAAATATTCAATCTGTCAAGGTACGAGCTTTACCACGTGGGTAAAGGGTGCGTGTTATCGGGTTACAATGGGGGCTGAGGTGTTCGAAACCTCATGAGAAAATCCCCCGTAGGGAAGTAAAGCAAGAACGCTTTACTAACTATATGTGTGGGCTTTTACCCCACCGTTCAAGTCTATTCCCTTGAACTGATTATATAGTACCATACTGTACGATACAATTCGCTCATTTTGCATAAAAATACAAAAATAATTAAAACTTTTTTGAAATTGTATAATATGCAACAAAGTCCATGAAAAGCACTTATTTTATGCAAAATAGCTGTTTTATGTTGCATAATTGCATAAATATACATCTCAAAACCGCCACTAATTCCTATTAAAAACGGCATGGGGGTGCTTTCAACTGGAAAACCCGTTTTTTTTAAGCATTTCTCCCTAAGCCGGTCTATTTACACACTGACTCAAAATTACATACATCAACTATCACTAAATCGCCTTCGCAGTACTCAATAATGCCTTTATTTGACCCGTATATAGCCTTTAAGCATCCTTAATCCGCACATATATACTCCTATACACCATATCGCTACAATTTCATTTATACGGCATTTTCACGAGTTTTTCATATTCCTTCACATCCCCTCTTAAAACCATTTATATCGATCCTCGCAAAGTCCATATATTGCTCCTAAAAAGTGCATTTTACTCATAAATATTTTTATCGATATTTGCATCGAAAAAATGTATAAATATGCAATTAATATGCTTATACATCGCATAAATATACATATCAATATTCCAGTAGATCAATCATTACTAATTCCACAAAACCGAGTTTCTTCCTATATAATGTCGTTACGATTTCAATATTAATGCTATCCATCCGTGACACTCTCTTATCGTCATCGTGATCTCGTCGTTTTCTTCGCATAACAATATCATTAAAAATTTATTATTCTTATTATAAAATTCATTGACATTTCAATATTATAGTGCTATCATAAATTCAAGTTGAAACTATCAATAATAAATTAAGTATTTAAAATATTATTGATGACTGTACCTTGAAAACTAAATAACAATAACAAGTGATATTTTTTTATGTTGAAACTATCAAAAATAAATTTAATGACCATAAGGAGAATTAAAGAATGTCAAGAAAATTAACAGAATTCGATAAACGAATGCAAAATTACAAGTATACTTCGGACCAATCTCTCATGAGACGCACACCAGTTATCATCCAGATAGATGGTATGCATTTTCACACATTTACTCAAGGATTAGACAAACCTTTTGATGAGGTTATTGTAAGATCCATGCAAGATACAGCAAAGTATTTATGCGAGAACATCCAAGGATGCGTTCTGGCTTATACTCAATCAGATGAGATCAACCTTCTTCTTATTGACTATCAGAGGCTTGACTCGCAGGCATGGTTTGATAATCGAATTCAGAAACTTACCTCTGCCGCTGCTTCTCTTGCGACACTTGCATTCAATAGAAGCTTTAGAGAGCAAGTCGTGATTATGGAACACATGTCTATTCATGACCATGGTTATTCAAATCAATACATTAAGAAACACAGAGCGTTAAATAAGGGCGCTACATTTGCAGCATGTGCTTTTAATCTTCCGCAGGATGAAGTTACAAATTTCTTCTATTGGAGACAGCAAGATGCAATCCGTAATTCGATTCAGATGGTAGGCCAAGCGAACTTCTCTCATACCGAGCTGCAGTATAAATCTTGTGAAGATATTAAGCAGATGCTTAGAGATAAATCGGAGGTTACCGGGGGCACCATAAAACCATGGGAAGATTACCCAATATTTCTTCAACGAGGTGCTTGTATTATTAAAAACGAAGAAGTATTGGATCAGGATGATCCGGAAATCTATAAACGCTTTTACTGGGATGTAGACGAGAATATTCCTATCTTTAAAGGCGATGGAAGAAACTACATTAATAAGCTTGTATATCTTGACGAGGAGGAATAATTTATGAAACCAATGTTATTTTTTGAATATGAAACTCTAGTAAACTCACCAGGAAAGCTTCTTATTAAAAAAGAAGTCTTGCAGAAACTTATCGACGATGCTTATGCCGCAGGTATTGAGGATGGTAAGAAGGATGCTTTGATTGAAAAACTAAAAGAAGATTCAAAGTCTGGCTCCGGATCCCCATTATGGAACTATCGAGATATTGGATCGAATCCATGGTGGAAAGGTGGTCCGACAGTAATTAACGAGTATCTTAATAAAGATGCAGAACGCCAGGTACAGAAAGAGCTTCATCCGTCTGTTCGCACACCAGATATAAAGAAATCTGTAATAACTACATGTTAAAGGAGAATCGCTGTAATGATAGCAGGAATAATAATATTTATTGCAGGAGTTGCGCTTGGTATAGCAAGTGTATGTATCTGGGCGTTATGTGCTGCAGGTGATGACGAAGATAAAGATTTAGAACGATAATTTTTTTATATTTGATACTGTAAATTATAAACTTAATGCAAACATTTTAAATTAAAGGAGAATAAAATAATGAAAAACATGAACGAGAACACAAACGTAACAACAAAAGGAACACCGTCACTTAATATGATCACACCAATTACTCCTTCTTCTTCCATCTCCCAGTGTGAGACCTTCAATCATCCAGAATTTGGAAATCTGCGCTGCATTGAGATTGATGGAGAGCCATGGTTTGTGGGAAAAGATGTAGCAGACGCACTTGGATACAGTAACGCTAGTAAAGCAATTATTGCCCATGTTGATTCAGAAGATAAAGTTATTAAAATGCTACCGAATTCCCAAAATGGGAAGACGATCGGAAAGGCATACATCATTAACGAATCCGGTCTCTACTCTCTCATCCTCAGCAGCAAACTTGAATCTGCGAAACGCTTCAAACGCTGGGTAACATCTGAAGTACTGCCGTGCATCAGAAAAACTGGGGGATATATTGTAGGACAGGAGAATATGCCGAAAGAGGTATTGCTTGCTCATGCAGTACTGGAGTCTCAGAAGATCATTGAAGAGAATACCAGGGAAATCGCAAAACTCCATAATGAATGCACGCTTCTGAATGATCAGGTAGAACACAGCCAGGAAATTATTGATGCCTTCTCAAAGAACATTACTCCTTCAGAGAAACGAGCGATTCTGAACCGACTCATGACATGGCATCACGGAGCTGTGGCTGGATCACGCTGGACTGTTCTTTATAGAGAATTCGAGGCAAAATATCACTTCAATCTTGATGTGAGGATCAATAATTATAATAAGAATCCAGATAATAAAAGAATTAAATCAAAGCTTGAATATGTAGATCGTGTTCTCGGAATGCTTGATCAGCTCTATGAACTTGCGGTAAAACTCTTCCATTCTGATGCAGAGGCTTTGATTGAGGAAATGTATTATGTAAGAAAAACTGATGAAGAAATTCTTCAGGACTCTATGCTTGATACTATTCCGGATGAAGTATTTGAAAGGAGCAATAATTAATGAGACTGTTACCAAGTTTTCAATATGATGGACATATTATTAGTCTCCAGGATCCCGTCGTAATGGACGGGGAACTGGTGATACGCTGTACATGCTTGAATGCTGAATTTGATGGTCAATCAAGTATTATGAACTTTACGCTTTATACTGATACAACAAGTGTGATGATTAGAGCTGATATATTTGATCGACAGTGTCAAGAATTATTAGGAGATTGGACATTTTTTGAAGATGATCGCGGACAGCATTTTTTTTCTAGTCCTTTTCAATCCGGAAATACAAATTATTCTGAATGGTTTATTGATAGGATAAATGATCCGCGATGTATTACGGATGGGCGTCTTGATAGAGATAAATGTGTAAGAAGATTATTTTGTCAAGGCAGAGCTAGCTATGATTGTCAAAGAAACAGTTACGTTATGTATCCTACGCAACGTTTTGAGGTAATAAATACAACTGAAGGAGACTTTGCACCTGGAAGAATTGCCGCTTACAATGGTCAAAGTGTTCAAATGCATGGATTTTCTGACAGCACAGATAGATATGTAACTGATAGAAACGGTAGGCGATTATTTAATTATTCTGGATTTCAATCAGTAACTAGATTCGAATCCAGTAGTTTTTCTATGGAATTTAATGAAATATCACAACCAGAGAAAAAGTATATCCATTCTTATAATTATAAGCCAGATTATATTCCTCATTATATAGAAAATGAAAATCCAGATACTACTCTTCTACTCGGCGCAGAAATTGAAGTGGCCGGAAATCATCCGGAAACAGATAGAAGAATCAAAGAAGATGTCGTAAAAAAATGTATTCAGATTATGAACGGATCTGATTCAGATGAGGAGAATTTAATTTATTCCACACATGATGGCACTGTACAGATTGAATTTGATACTATGCCATGTAGCCTGGAGTTTCATAAGAACAAAATGAATTATAGAAAAATGTTTAAATATCTGGACTCCGTTGGATATAAGGGACATGATTGTGATTGTGCTGGATTACATATCCATGCTGACAGGAAATATTTAGGCAGGACAAAATTCCAACAAGATTTAGTAATTGCAAAGATTCTATATATTATTGAAAAATTCAATGATGATCTGTGTATAATTGCGCGTCGTAATAATGATTATAGCGTTTTTTGCGGAGATAAATGTACATCAGATACTGCAGTTACACTTTATGGGAAATATAGAAATATTGGCAAAAGGGCTGCATTAAATCTGCAGCATTCTAATACCATAGAGTTTCGTATGTTCAGAAGTACTCTTAAATACGAAACATTGCTGCTCACATTAGAATTAGTACAGGATATTATTAACTTTTCTAAGAACATTTCGTTCGAAGAATTAGAAGATATGTCCTGGAACGATTTAATGGATACATTTTCTGACGCTTTAAAAAGATATTATATTTCTCGAAGGAATAAAGAATTTGAGAAGAAAATAAACAAGTCAGATGTTATAAAAAAGGAAAAGAAGAAACTTCGTAAGAAAATTAGTGATCTTAGGAAACGTATTCAAAGATGTATTATTCCCATGGAAAAGAAAAAATTAAATAAAGAGATGGATGAATTGCAAAAGTATCTTAATAAATTGAGTAAAACGCCCGAACATACCGAACGTATATGGGGAGATCCTTCAACAGGACATGTAGAAAATATACATGATGCAATATTTAATGTTGCTAGTACATCAAATTCTATATGTACTATATCATCTCATGAAAGTGTACGCGGACGTAGGGTAGAGTCATTACCTTTAGATGACAGAGATATTAGAAGAATCAACGAAATTTGGGATGGATATGGAAATATAAATACGGCGTTGGTAACTGATTAATATAGGAAGGAGATTTTTATTGATTGTCTGAATTTGGTCTAAAAATAAAAAATATTAAAGCTGGCACTCTCTTTGGATATAATCAGGGTGTCAGAGATAGATACGATTACACTGATGCTATGTTTAGTAATAGCTTGTTCAGTGATTATATAAGAGCAAATGGATTAAATGTATGGAAGGATACAAGTACTAGAGATATTATTTGTTTGGATTTTGATTTTGGTAGCCGCAGCTATGAGGAAGAATTAATCCATTTAAAAAAACAATTTGCAGGATTCGAAGAAGACAAGAAAATGTCTGAGGAATCTAAACAACGTATACGAGATATATTCAAGAAAATCGAAGAAAACAAAGATAATTATGCTAAATATTCAAAAGATGAAATCAGAGAACTGTTCTATGAGAATGGTGTCGATGTTGAATACATAAACAAGTCTGGAGACAAAAAAGAAACACAAATTATCAACTATAAAATGCTCTATCGAAACTCTTCTAAAGCGAAAATTGGACAGGTTATGTTTATTAATAGCCGTTTATATAAAAAAGCTTACGATTGGCTAACTATGGGATTAGGTGAAAAGATGCCTATAGATGATGCTAAAATCGTAGAAATGTCTGCTTATGCTCCCCTTACTACTTCTACTATTGTAGGAAAATTCTTTTGCCCGGTAAAAGATATTCTTATATTAAAGGATCATGATAGTTTCTTTAAAACTATGGCCAAGATCGTAAAGGCTAAGGAATACACAGATTACGAAAAGGTTGTTGATGAAGAAGCTACTGAGGCCGCAAGACAAAAGGCGATCCGGGAAAAGAAATTTTTAAAGGATGGTGTTACTCCTAAATATACCAAAAGATATAAACTCATTGAGGTTAAAAAGAAAAAATGTGTGGTTACAGATGAAGAAACTGAGGTAAAGAATACTTTATGGGATGGTGAAGCCCTGGCGGAATCTTCTATCCTGCCGGATTGGGTAAACGGGATGGCACTGTTGCGTAATCATTTTTTCAAAGCTTGTGCGATCCGGACCAATATACAACTCTTCTTTAAGGACTGGTGTGAAAAAAATAATGTTGATTATGAGACATACGAAGTTAAGGATATGTTCGGTATATCTCATAGATTGAAAGATATTAAGATGATCACTACCGATAATGCTATCAAATGGAAGAAATTCATGAATTTAATGGGTGATACACCTGTAGAAGCTTATCAGTATTGGTGTGATCGTGTTGAGGCAGACGGCTGCTACTGGGGCATAGTTAAAACTGATCACCCTAGTAAGCTTGGATCTGGACAACAGATGAGCTACCAGATGATCAATACTCTCCCATCCTATAACCCGGATAGTGCTTATCCATGTTGTTATGTAGATGAGATCCGTGAATTAGCTAAGGAAAGTGTTGGCTATGTTGAGTCTATGAAGAAAGATAATGCATTATATGCTAAATTCCTTAAGAAGAATGCTACGTCAGTAAATCACTATGAAATGCTATACGATTTGTATAACTGGGAAGAAACTATTGGCAATAGTGACTGGTTTAGACTTGAAAAGAGGAAAATAATAAATACTTATGTAAACAGACTTAATAATGGAAAAATTGTTATAATTGGCGACAATCTTACTATATTTGGAAATCCATATGCATTATTAATGGCTGCAGTTGGAGAAAATCCAGAAACAGATCCGACGCTAAAACCAGAGCCAGGAACGATTCAATGCTATACTACAAGTTTTGATGATAACGAATATTTATGTGGCATTAGAAACCCTCATAATAGTCCGAATAATATTTGTTATTTACACAATCATTATAGTCCTGAATTAGAAAAATATTTTAAGTTAAGTAAAAATATTATGTTTGTAAATTGTGTTCACACAGACATACAAGATCGTGCAAATGGATGCGATTTTGATTCAGATTTCTTTTTTGTTACAAATAATAGCGTTATGGTACGAAGTGCAAAAGTTGCTTATGAGAAATATCCTACTATCGTAAATAAGCTTAAAGAAAGTGGCATTACATATAAAAATACAATGAAAGAATACGCAAGAATGGATAACAAATTTGCCAAATCTAGGATCGGAATTGGAGAATCTAGCAACCTCGCTCAATCAGCAATGACATATTATTGGACTAATCCAACTAAAGAATTATATGATAATTTTGTTATTCTTTCTGTGCTTGCTCAGGTAATCATTGATGGGTGTAAAAGAGAATATGAAGTTGATGCTTTGGAAGAGATAAAACGAATTAAAAAGCTTAAATGTATGGATAAGTATATTGAAATTATAGATGAAGATGGAAAAGTAAAAAAGCAAAAAAAAGATTTTCCTGAATTTATGCGATATACAAGAAAAATTTCTTATACTAAGAATGGTAAGGAAATTGAGCGTGATATTATTAATGAGCAAAAAGCTAAATTAAACAACAGAATTGATTCAAATTTAATATGTCCTATGAATGCATTAATAATTGTTTTGAAGGAAATAAAGCCGGCATCTCAGACAAATGCTATTCCTATTAAAGAGTTTATCGTGCATATTACAGGAGATGCAAACAGAAGGCAAATGGCAAAAATAACAGCTTATGCGAAGGAACTGGAATTATTAAGTAAAGACAATATGTCTGAAGATGAAGTATCCTTATATATAACAAGATACGATGAAATACTTGTAGATTTAAAGAAAATGAAAATTAATAATCCTAAAACAATGAATAGATTGATTATTTCTGGATTGAATATAAATACAAGAGGAAGAAAAAACGATTGTCAAAAGTACACTCGTAATTTATTAAATTTATTATATAGAATGAATAAAGATGTGTTCTTATCGAACTTCAAAAGAAATTTACACGAATTCGAAAAAAAAATCGCTTAAAATCCCATATAAAATAACAAAAATTAAGGATCGTTTAGCGTCCGGTATATGAGGGAAATAACTTTTTGCTTCGTTACGTCTTCAGGTCAATATTATACGTAGGATATTGATACATGTGCGTAGACAGCTCCTTGAAAAAGAGTGAAACCTTCCGCGCTATTGCCGATTGCGTGTTTAAATATGGAATTCGAATTTAAATAAGTTGATGCTTCCCGGATGGGCGAAAACATCCGGTATAAAAAAAGTGTTAATCAGGAACATTATACGTCTCCCCCGGACCTCAATCGCCGCCTGGTGCAACGCTTTTTTTACCAAATATATATTTGAAAACAAGGAGAACAAAATGAAAAATTATAGAATGTCCAAAGGGACCACAGAACACTACACTTCTTTTAAAGATCTTAGAGAAGCCTGGGGATTACCCAAAGTTACTAATAAAACTCGTGATGCTAAAAAACTTAAAAAGCAGCAGGAATCATTTCTTAGTAAACATATTTGTAGAGCTTGTGGCAACCCATTGACATATACTGGCGGAAATATTATGACTTGCACAAATCCTGATTGCAAAGGAATTAAAATCGAACGCGAAGATAAAGAAGGAAATATAATCACTTCTTATATCAGATCAGTTCATTTACTTGATTCGGTCGGAGAAAGAATTGCACATAATATTTTTAGCAAATAAGTAAATAAACAATATTAAATAGTACATAAAGCAGCGCATTCTGGTGTGCTGCTTTTATTATATCAAAAAAAATAAATTATAAGAAAAAAAGGAGTAACAAGATGAATAAAGTTGGATTTATTAAGGAAGTAGCAACACGTACAAAGATGACTCAGAAGGATATCAAGGCCATTCTTGATGCCATGCAGGATGTAACATTTGATACTCTCGCAAGTGGCGAGGAAGTAAAACTTATGGATGGTGTCACTCTCGCAGTAGTACATAAAGAGGCACGTACAGCTCGTAATCCGCAGACAGGTGAGTCTGTTGAGGTAGCAGCTAAGAATGCTGTAAGATGTAAATTCGGTAAGGCAATTAAAGAGGCTGTAAATTCCTAAGAGAAAATTACAACAGATCCAAAGTATAATTTTGCTTATATTGCACCTCCTCTCTGCAATTAATATATTGGCCTAGGATCTTTTGGTCCTAGGCTACTCTTGGTCCATAGCTCAGTTGGTAGAGCGGCTGGCTGTTAACCAGCGTGTCGTAGGTTCAAGTCCTACTGGATCAGTTTATGGCATCTGAAAGTTTGGAGCGAATGGATTGCACAGGATATATATATAGTATATGTGAAATTAACCGAGTTACTAATATATTCTGATCGGGATTAAGCAATCATTCTTAGTAGGTAATAAGTGAACATGCTGAAGCATCTTGAAACGATGTTTGATATAGTTCTGCCATATAAATACGAATAATGCGGGATAGAGGAGCGGATCCTTGCTAGGCTCATGCCCTAGAGACGATTGTTCGAATCAATCTCCCGCTATTTTTAGGAAATAGTTTAATAGGTAAAGCTGGTGTTCACGTGGCACTAATACTGGTTCAAGTCCAGTTTTCCTAGTTTTATGGGATGCAAAAGTAGAAGCAGATCACTTCTAAAGATTTATAATTAGCTCCCCCATTTGTGGAGTTAATTGTCTGAAAAGGATATAAAACTATAGCTCTGTATATCTGAAGTAGGTAATAAGACAGACAAAGAGGCAGAATCTTCGCATCCCGCCGAGTCCGGTTGGTCTAATAGGTCTATGACACAGCCCTTTCAAGGCTGTAATATGGGTTCGATTCCCGTACCGGACATTATGTACCATTGGTCTAATGGCTATGATATTTGACTTCCAATCAAATGATATGGGTTCAATTCCCATATGGTACTTAAAGGTATTAGGTTTGGAATCCTTAAGGATTATTTTGGATGGTGGCATTCATAACTGTAAAACCATTTGTAGCTAGTTACAATAAATTTCCTATAAAAATGCTGCTTTGGCGTAATTGGCAGGCGCACAAGATTTAAGCTCTTGTGGTTTTAAAACCGTGTGGGTTCAAGTCCCACAAGCAGTATCGAGAATGGACGAATAGAACCATTCTCGTCTTTCATTGTGTTTTTTATAGTTTTCTTCATGTTTTTCGCAGGAGGCTTTTGTCTCCTGCTCTCCTCTGCAAAGTGAATCCGTAAGGCACGGAACTGACCTGCTAAGTCATGTGATCCTATTATAGGATTGAATTTCGAATATTCCGCTTTGCGTTTAAAGATATGTAAATTACAGCCCACTTCCTGTGGGAATTCGTAGGTGAAAATCCTGCCATGTGACTCCAGGTTATGTGATTGCAGCATATCATAAAAAAAGACAAAGAAAGAAGCTGCAGGACGCAGCTTCTACTATTATTAATCCAATATGGAATTATATACCCGCCAAGCTCAACAACAAGAAATTAACAGAATGTTTTAATAACTCTTAGCACCCAACTGAGTGCATCAAGTCCTAGAATAATATATGTAATATACTTATCCATAGTTTATAAACCTCCTCTCATATCCGATTGGAGGCACATGAGCTAAAATCTGCCCTAAAAGGCGGCCGTTTGAAAATAACCGTTGTATATTGCTTGGTTTACCACGAGAGAAAATCTCCCTATGAACTCTTTTGGAGTCCTCGACCTCTAGCAGGATGGTATCGTATCATAATTGGATAATCTTGTCAAGTATTAATTGGTGAATGACTACTGGGTGGTCTGGCGATCCGGAAAGACGGATGAAATGTTGCTAGAATAGCTCAATTGGTGGAGCAGCTGATTTGTAACCAGCAGGTTTAGGGTTCGAGTCCCTATTTTAGCTTATGCCGTGTGTCCGGGTTGGTGAGGAAGCAGTCCTGAAAACTGTTGGTCCGAAAGGACTTGCACGTTCGAATCGTGTGCACGGCGTTTATCAGAGAGTTTGATCCTGGCTTGATATTTTCATTTTTAGAAAGGCTTGGTGTGCATCTTTAGTATATGTGGTAATACAATGGTCTCCAAAACCATAGAACAGGGTTCAAGTCCTTGAGGATGTGTTTATTATGGGAGAATATTCCGTAGATAGTAGCGGGGCGGTCTGTAAAACCGTTGTCATTGACTCGGGTGGTGCAACTCCATCTTCTCCCACTAGGTTGGCAAATTAAATCAAAATACCATAAAACATCGTAGATATAGTTTTACCATGAGGATGCTTGCGTCAGATTTGGTTTATAAAAGGTTTTGTCTCTGATCATGACAGATAATGAGCCTTTGAGTCTACACATAGATATATAGCTTAATGGATAGAGCGCACGGCTACGAACCGTGTAATATAGGTTCGAGTCCTATTATATCTGCTTATCTCCTATTTGGATTGGAGAAATAAAATAAAGTGAGGAAATTAATATTGATAAGTATTAATGCAAAAGAAGCTGAATATCTGCGTTCAAAAGGCAGAGGATATGATGTAAAAACAGCAAATAAAAGTCATAAAAGTAGATCAAAGAAGTATTTTATGACAACAAATTTTAAGTCTGTAGAATTATTGAATAATTATAGAAAATCTATAAATCGCACAGATCTTTATATCAAGAAAAATAAGCGAGATTTTCGTTTTTAAATGATATTTACTTACTTGAAAGTTGGTGTTTGACATAGGAAAAAAGAAAAAAGATGACGGCATTTATTTAATTGGTCAAAATGCTAACGATGTCACAGGAAGCTGTATTTACATAAAATATAATGGTAAAAAGATCCTGCTAGAGTGCGGATTATATCAAAATAACAATTATCTTGAATCATATAATATTAATTCAGAGAAATTTAAATTTAAGCCTTCAGAAATTGATTATGTGTTTGTAGGACACACACATGTTGATCATATTGGTTTACTTCCAAGATTGATTAAAGAAGGTTTTACAGGAAAAATTATAGCATCACATGCCACCGCACAATTAATGAAGCCATTGCTCTATAATTGTGCTTTTATTTTACTAAGCGAAGCAAATGCGTTATCATTCAAGTATAAAAGAGACTACTCTCCTATTTATACCGAAGATGATGTTGCAAAAACGCTCGAATATATATATGAATTCGATGAATTGCATACACAGTATATTTTGGATGATATAGTATCGTTTAAGTGGTATGAAAACAGTCATTGTGTTGGTGCAAGGCAACTACAGCTTATATTAAAAGATAAAAATGGTGTTTCAAATTCTATTTTATACACTTCTGATATTGGTTCTTTAAATACTAAAAATCATTATGTTTCTAATACTGAAATCCCTACTGATTTTAATAAAGTAACGATTATGGAATCTACATATGGAGAACCCGGTCGTATAAATAAAAAAACTAGAAAATTTGATTTGGAACATCTAAGAGTTGCTATTGAAACTGTAACAGAGCGTGGAGGAACAGTCGTTATGCCATGTTTTAGTTTTAGTAGAACACAAGAAATATTAACAAATTTATACAATATATATCATAATACCAATTTTCAATATGACATTATAGTTGATTCTATTTTATCATGCGATATTTGTGATATGTATTCAAATCTTCTATCTGATGAAGATTTAGACTTATGGCATAAAGTAAAATCTTGGGATAATGTAAAATTTATAAAAGAAAAAGAAGATTCTCTTGCTTGCGTAAAATCGCATAATCCTAAGATTATATTAAGTAGTTCCGGATTTTGTACAAATGGCAGAATCTTATCTTATCTACATGAATATCTTAACGATGAAAATAGTATGGTTATTTTTAGTGGATACACTGGATCTGATAATTCATATTTATCATACCGGATTAAAAATTATAAAGAAAATAAATTTATAAAAATTAGTGGTGATAAAGTTGAGAATAAAGCAGATTGTATATCATTAGGAACTTTTTCATCTCATGCAAATAGAAATGAACTGCTTACATATGGATCTAAAATCAATACAGAAAAATTAGTATTAGTTCATGGATCTATTGTTGCAAAAAATAGTTTAAAGGAAGATCTGAAGGAAGCTATATCAAAAGAGAACAAGACTTTTAAAGTAGTTGCTTCGGCAAAAGATATGGTAATCGGATTATAGGAGAACAAGGAATGGATATTGTTGAATTACTTAAAGGAGACGATGATCTGTATACGGCTATAGTAAAAGATCATCTTCAGGAACGAAAAATTATTTTAAATGAAGAAGTCAACGACGGGGTTATTGAAAATGTATGTCTGATGATTATGAAATGGAATGAAGAAGATAAATATATTCCTACCTCAAATCGTAAGCCTATCTTCATTTATATCAATACTGATGGCGGGGATGTATTATCTGGTAATCAGGTACTCGGTACTATTGCGGCTTCTGAGACCCCAGTTTATACAGTGGGACTTGCAAAGTGTGCCTCTATGGGTTGTTACATTCTCGCTGCCGGACACAAACGTTTTTGTTTTGAAAATACGGTAGTACTCTATCATGATGGACAAACTGGATATGTTAGTTCTTCAAATAAAGGAAAAGATATTCAGAAATTTTATGATAATCTTGAAAAGAGAATGACTGACTTTATGGTTAAACACACGAACATGACTGCCGAATTTCTTGATGACATAAAGGATAGAGAATATTATATGTTTTCTGAGGAAGCAAAAGAAAAAGGAATTGTTGATCAGGTTATTGGAATTGATTGTAAATTAGATGATATTATTTAGCGAAAAATTACATATCTTTTTACATATATAATAATATCATCAGCAAAGCAATATGTCAATAAAAAATAGGAATAAATGGAGATAAAATTATGGAATTAAAAAAAACAATTAAATATGACGGGAAACTTAAAGGACTTCATATGGTAGAAGGTCAACTTGTAGATTTGAATGGAGAAATCGTAGATATCCTTGAAATTTTCACCAAAGCATATGGCGAGAAACCATTTGATATGTCTACTACTACTAAAACAGAGGAAATCATTGATCTTGACGATGAAGATACTGATTTTGATCCAGATTTGAAATAAGGTACGTCATATGGACAAAGATACATTTTTAAAAGATCAATTAGATCTAATTAAGAGAAAACAAATGGATCCTTCTATTGAATGGCAAGACGTTGCGGATTTTCGTGAAGAATACTCCGGTGAAAAAGAACATCGAGATACTATTCGAAAAGGATCTAAACTTTTGTTAGAATATATTAATGGAGGATGGGATCTTGTTCCATCCTCTTCTATTGATATGGGAAGCTTTTCTGAGGCTATGGAAATAAAGAAAGAACGTATTAAGCTTCAGACTGAGAAGCAGGAAATGAATAAGTGGATACGAGAATTGTCTCGTGATGAAATGATTGCAGAAAAAATGGTCAATGCAATTACTACCCTCCCATCGCTTACTATTCCGGAACCAATTACTATTGATCCAAGTAAAAACGATTATCTACTTACTATATCAGACGCTCATTATGGTGTTGAGTTCTGCATAAAAGATTTCTGGGGATATACAATCAATGAGTATAGTCCTAAAATATTCGAGAGTCGTATGTGGGAGTTATTTTATAAAGTAGTTGATCAAATTCAAAAAGATGATATCAAATTGTTACATATATTTGAGCTTGGAGACGCTTTAGAAGGTATTCTACGTGCAAATTCACAGCTTATGCAGCTTAGATATGGAATTATTGACTCTGCATTTTTATATGCTAATTTCTTATCTGAATGGTTAAATGAGTTAAGCAAACATGTAACAATTGAATTTCAAATGATAAAAAGATCGAATCATAATCAGCTTAGACTTGTTGGACAGCCTAAGAATGCTTTCCCGGATGAAGATATGAGCAAATCTATGCTTGTATTTATTAAAGAAAGACTTAAAAATAACCCGAATATTAAAATAATTGAGAATCCAACTGGATTGGCGTATGCTCAATTAGGAATTCATAATATTATTGGAGGTCATTTTGAAACAAAAGATCTTGGAAAAGAATTGATGGAATATTCAAAAACATATAATGTGCCGCTTGATTATATTGTATCTGGCCATTGGCATTGTTCGTTTTCTGGAGAAATTGGAATTAATTCAGAGTATTTGTCTGTAAGATCAATTATTGGAGTTAATCCATATAGTATGAAAATTAATAAGACGGCTAACGCTGGAGCTTCAATGTTTGTTTTTGATCAAAATGACGGATTAGTGGATGAACATAAATATAAATTACATTAAAAATAAAAAGCACTTACGTATAAATGTAAGTGCTTTATCTTTTGTGGTTTGTTCAAATCATTCCATTAATTTAAATTACTTTTAAAGTATAACACAATATGTTTAAAATTGCAATTGTTATTTTACCCTCGCTGGACTTAATTTTTACTGATGTCGGTGAAACATTTCGCGATGATCATACACGCAAAACGCCACATTAATTAAATTGAACAGCCATGTGCTGCATATAAAAAAATGTATTCATGTATTATACCTCCCGTTCCGGCTCAATGAGCTTTATGCAGCAGGTTTATGAACTCACGCTTACCGTATGTAAAACGGCGTCCGTAGTAAATTTCAGTCCAGCTCCACATGAATGTCGGAGTGGCCCGACATTCTGACATCTTTTGGATGTCTCCACCTCAGTTGTATATAATAACATATTGTGTCTATACATTCAAGTAAAATAATACAAGTAGTATGCTATTACGCTGTTACTTATATTATACATTTCTGGAGGGCGGTCTTGCCCTCCTATTTTCTATCACGACATATGGCGGAATTGGCAGACGCGCCAGATTTAGGTTCTGGTGTTTATTCGTGAGAGTTCGAATCTCTCTATGTCGATTAATGAATAAAAGGAGGAGTTGTTTATGGCTGTAGCTACAAAAAGAACAACTAAAACTGAGCCGGTAAAAATGACTCCGACTCAAATGAGAAATAAAATTCAAGATCTTGAAAATAAGATAGATATATATGAAAATGATACTGCATGGTGTTTTATGTGCGGAAAGCCAAAGAATAAAAGTAAATTTTATGATAATACGGACCCTTTGACAAGTTCTGGTTGCTCTCCTATTTGCAGAGAATGTGCAAAGAAAATCGCATTAAGAACTGATAAAAATGGGGATGAGCATGAACCAACAAAGGAGTCTATTATATTGGCATTAAGGTATCTTAACAAACCATTTCTCAATAGTCTATATGATTCAAGTATACAAGAATCCCAAAATGAAAATACAGGAAAACCCAAATCTAATGCATGGACTGCATATATAAAAAATGTATCTATGAAGAATTATATTGGATTAACATTCTGGGATTCTGATATGTTTAAAGAAAAAGTTATTTATGAAGATGAAAAGACAGTTAATGATGTTATAAAAGGCAGAGAAAATCAAGATACCTATAGTGAGTTCACTAAAAATAAAAATGATGTTGTTAGACTTCTCGGATATGATCCATTTGAAAAAGAGGCAATCTCTGATCAGCCTTTCTTGTATTCTCAACTTGTCGGATTACTTGATTCAAGCGAGGATGCAAATGATGATATGATGCGTACCGCTTCTGCTATTTCTATTGTAAGAGCGTTTCTACAACAAACAAAAATAGATAATGCAATTTCTAGTTATATGTCTGATATTCGTAAGTTGCAAAATAATTCTGCAACAATTAAATCCCTACAACAATCTAAAAAAGATCTTACCAGTATTATTAAAGATTTGGCAGCCGAAAGTTGTATATCTTTGAAAAACAATAAAAACGCTAAGAAAGGCGAAAATACGTGGACAGGGAAAATCAAGAAAATAAAGGATTTGAACCTTCGCGAAGGTGAAGTGAACGGATTTGATATTGGTACATGTCGTGGTATGCAGCAAGTTATGGATATGAGTAATGCTTCTATATTAAAGGCATTACGATTGGATGAGTCTGAATATTCTGATATGGTTGCAGAGCAGCGACAAATGATAACTTCTTTAAGAAGTGACCTAGATAATTATAAAGAAATCTCTCGTATCTTATTACGTGAAAATATAGATCTTAAAGATTACATGGAAGAGGCTGGATTGATTAAACCAGAAGATTTAGTTGATCTTGATGAATTATATTCTTGTTTTAGTTCACAAGAGCAGGAAGAGGTGATTGAGGATGATGAATCCTCAGAAGATACGAAATCTTCCGGAACTTAATTATTGCGAACAAGGGGATAAAATTTTTGTAAAGCCTGGAGTTTATCCAATGTCCTCCAGAAAATTGGAAGGCTTTATAAAAATTGCCAATCTCCAAAAATATTACCAGTGTAATCCGGTAAGATTTATTAATGATTTCTTTAATATTGAACTGCTTGATGCTCAAGCCTGGATCATTCAAAGATCCTGGAACTGTCCTAACGTTCTTCTTGTTTGTACTCGTGGATTCGGAAAATCTACTTTGATAGATATCATGGTTATGGCCAAAGATATGTTATTTAACAACTATTGGACCTATATTGCTTCAGGCTCAGGCAGTCAGGCTGAACAAACCTTTACGACCCTTGAAAGAATTGCGAATGATAATATAGACACAATGCTTGGATCAACAGGATACATATTCAAGGCTGAAATTGAAATAAAGAATGCTGCGGGAGATGGTTTCAGCCACTCTTCTAATGGATTTTCATATAGTCTTTATAATGGCGCATTTACTCAAACACTCAATAGTAATATAGATAAAAAAAGAGGTATGCGTGGTAATGTAATATTTGATGAATGTGGATGGCTTTCTGATGAAATGCTTCAAACATATGGTGCATTCGCAATCGTCAATAAAAGTTTCAAATCTGGAAAAGACCGTGATGGTAATTCTATTGATATTAATCGTCTCAGATGTATTCCATCAAATATCCCTAACCAATTATTTTATATATCTTCTGCTTCTTCTACTGATACAGAGTTTTACAAGTTATATCGCGATTTCAGTAAACGACAACTTATGGGAGATCCAGATTATTTTGTAGCCCATATTGATTGCGAAGTTGCGTTTAAGCCTACCATTCGAGGACAGGTTATGGAGCCTCTTCTTACCCGATCCACAGTAGAAGCTGCTATGCGTTCTAATCCCGAAAAAGCTCGTCGTGAATATTATTGTGAATTTACTTCTGATGCCGGAGCGAATGCAATCATTCGTAGGGGTGTTATTGCTAGAAATGAAGAAGTTCGTAAACCTATTTTATATAACGATACTGGCAAACGAAAAATAGTTATTGCATACGATCCAGCTCGTAGCAGAGATAATTCTGTAATCCTTATTGCAGAAGTGTATGAAGACAAAGATCAAAATGGTGATAAAGAATACAGAATGCGACTGCTCAACTGTATTAATCTTATAGATATTAGTGCAAAACGTAAAAAGCCAATGCAAACTCCGGATCAGATTGATTATTTAAAAGAATTAATTCTTGATTATAACCAAGGCGGCGATGATACATATAGTAACATTTTAGGAATCTATATCGATGCCGGATCTGGTGGAGGCGGAGTTAATATTGCCGATTATCTTATGCCAGATTGGAAAGGAAAAGATGGAAAAATACACAGAGGGCTTATAGATAAAGAATATTCTGAAGAGTATATAAAAAAATTCCCGAATGCAGTAAATAAAATACATCTTATGTCTCCTACCCAATATAAATCTGAAATGTATGAGGCAATGATTGAACTTATGAACCAAGATAAGATAAATTTTACTGCTTCTTATGATGGAAAAGGTTATATTACTATGTTTGATATTGACAAAGAAAAGTACAACAAAACAAAAGCGGATCTTATTGCAAAATACAAAAAACAAAAATTATCTCAAGAAGAAATTGAAGAAAATGTGCAAAAAGATCTTGATAATTTACAGAATGTCAAAAGTCGTATTGAAAAATTAAATTGGCAAGAGCAAATTGCACTTGCTAGTATTGACGCTTTAAAAGAAGAACTTGTAAATATGATACGTATTAAAAGAGAATCCGGAAAAGATTCTTTTGAAATATGCCCTGAAAAACGAAACAAATTACATGATGACCGAGCTTATGTAATGTGTATGGCATCTTACGCTCTTCAATGTGAGCGAAGAAAATATATTACTTCAAAACATAAACCCAAAACAGATATTTCATTAGTGCAATCTCTCACCATCCGTAGAGGGAAATTGCATTCTATATTTGATGAATAGGAGGTGCTGAATTTGGCCCAACGAAAGAAAAATAATGTCAATACTACAAAGGTGCCGACAGCAAAAGCTATTGAGCCAGCACCTACTTCTCAAAGTACTGCTTCTGAATTAAGAAATTGGTATCAGAAAAATAAAAAAAGTATTGAAAACTATGCTCAAGCAATGGAAGGGGCAAAATCTCTCCGAGATATTACTAAGACAAGTACTAAGACAGTAACTGCATTTAACAAAGATAGTCTTAGGTCTTATCTACAGAATATTGGTAGTAACGAAAAAAATCTCAGAAGCTTATCTAGGTATCTTTATTATAGATGCCATCCTTATTATAGATTGATAGCATATAATGCGAATATGTTTTGTCTCGATGCACGATCTGTAATTCCTGAATATGATTTAGTAGCTGGCGGTGATGCAAACGCGATGCTCTCTTCTTATCAGGATACATTAAATGTATTAGATAAATTGAACCTTCAATATGAATTTTTAAAAATTTATATGATCTGTTTTAGAGAAGACGTATTTTATGGATGTGCTTATTATGACGAAACGGGCATGTTCATTCTTCCACTTGATCCAGATTATTGTAAAATCTCCGGTATTTATAGTACTGGGGATTTTTCTTTTGCAATGGATATGTCTTATTTTAGATCTAGGCAGACAATACTAGAATTATGGGGCGAACCATTCCAGTCTATGTATAGAGCATATGAAAATGATACAACCAACGGTAAGTGGCAGCCTATGCCGGATGAATATGCCGTATGTCTTAAAACTCGTGCCGAGGATTGGGAAACTGTAGTTCCACCGTTTTCTGGACTTTTGTCTGGAATTATCAATCTTATTGATCTGGATGATATTCAGGCCATTGCAGATAAACAAGACATTTATAAAATGATATGGCTTGAATTAGAAACTATAACCGGAAGTGATTCTGTAGATGATTGGAAAATTACTCCAGATATTGTTATTGAGTATTTTAACCGGATGATCAATGAAGCTCTTCCCGATTATACTTCTGCCGCTATCATCCCGGGAAAGCTTGATCAGGTTACATTTAATAATGATAGAGCTACGGATACAAATAAAATAGCCAAGTCTACAGAAACATTTTTTAACAGTTCTGGAGGCGCACAGATATTGAATAGTGCGTCAATCAGCGGAACAACCGCTTTCTCAGCTGCTGTTCAAGCAGATACAGAAATGGCTATTTCGATGCTTCTTCCTCAAACACAAGGATGGGTCAATAGATTCTTGTCTTATTGGGTATCTAATCCTTCTAAAGTGAAGTTTTTTGAGGTAAGTGCATATACAAAAGAAGAATTTAAGAAAACATTATTGGAAGCAGCAACCAGTGGACTTCCTACCAAACTTGCTTATAATACTTTAAATCAATTCTCTGAGAAAGACACTTTGGCTCTTAATTACTTAGAAGAACAAATTCTTGGTATAACCAAACTATTTGTTCCGCTTCAGACATCATATACTCAATCAGGATCTTCGGATACAGGTGGAGCACCTACTAAAGATGATTCAGAGATTACAGATGATGGCGATGCTAGTAGAGATAAAACAGACAAGGCCAATGGCTAATAGGTGAACATTATGATTGATAACAATTCAAAATTTATAATTACAACAAATGAAGAGTCCGCTGCACTTTTAATTAAGACTGGTTTTAAATTAATGAATCAGCAAGGGAAGCAGTGGATTTTTATGAATGATAATAAAATGCTTTTTAATAATTTGAGTGATCTCGTTTATACAGATAAGCTATTTATTTAAACAGCTCCTCTTCTATTGAGGGGACTCTCAAGGAAAGGAGGAACAATGGCAAAAATACATAAAATTTTGACATTAGATCAGTTAATAAAATTCTGTGAAGATAATAAATTCTATAATTTCAATTCTAAAGATTCTGGGTATACTCTTTCAGTTCAAATTCCTGGACAACTTTCATTCGATTCAGATTCAACACAAGGACTTTTATTTACAAAAGTGAAAACTTGCCACACATTACTTAACAGAAACGGTAGTTATGTTTCTGAGGATAATATGAAAAATGCAATGCCGTCATTAAAATATCGTCCACTTTTAGGTTATATTCATCAGCTTGATTCTGGGGAATATGACTTTCATACACATGACATTGAAGTAGAGCAAGACGAAGATGGTAATGATTATTTGGTGTATGCGGAGAAGCAGATTGGTACTTTTACAGCTGACGAACCATATCTCGAATATGATAAAGACATGGATAAAACATATGTTATTGCTACCGCCGCTATACCGGAAGATTATACAATGGCTGCAGATATTATTCGTAGAAAAAATGGTACAAAAGTAAGCTGCGAGCTATGTATTAACTCAATGTCTTATAATGCGAAAGAAAAGTATCTTGAATTAGAAGATTTTTACTTTTCAGGCGTTACTTGTTTAGGATCTGAAAAAGACGGAACTGAAATTGGAGAAGGTATGCTTGGCAGCAGACTTGATATTCAGGATTTTAGCACAGAAAACAATTCAATTTGTGCTAAATATGAACAATTAAATGAAGATAAATTGATTGAAACATTAGAGAAATTAAACACTACCATCTCTAATTTCAATATAAATAATGCTGATGGAAAGGAGGATAATCAGGTGAATAAATTTGAGGAACTTTTAAAGAAATATAACAAAACAGTTAATGATATTACTTTTACATATGAAGGACTTTCAGATGAGGATCTGGAATCAGCTTTTGCAGAAGCATTTGAAGAAAGTGATCCAGAGCCAGATGGTAATACCGAACCAGATCTTGAAGTTTTTGTAAAATCTTTTGAACTTTCACATAGCGATATTCGTTATGCTCTTTATAATCTTTTAGGAGCGTATGAAGAAGCAGACAATGAATGGTATTACATTAATTCTGTTTATGATACACATTTTACATATGAGAATTGGGACGGAGATAAAATCTACGGTCAGAATTATACAAAAGATGGTGATAATGTATCATTTGATGGAGAAAGATATAACCTACATCGTGAACTTTTAACTGATTCAGAGTATTCCGAACTGCAGAATATGCGTTCTAATTATGCTGCTATTTATGAAAAACTGCAGAAATATGAGAAGGCTGAAGAAGATGCGAATAAGGATGCTTTATTTGTTTCTGATGAGTATAAGGCTATCAATGATGCAAAAGAATTTGCAGAATTAAAAGAAAATCATTCAGAGTTTTCAGTAGAACAGGTAAAAGAAAAACTTGATTCAATTTTATTATCTTATGCCAAATCTGGCAAATTAAATTTCTCAACAATTGAAGAAAAAGAACCAGAAAAGAAAACAGTTGGAAAACACAATCTTGGATCTCCGGCTGCAACTAAAAAGAGAAATAAATATGGTTCGCTATTTTCAAGTAAAAATTAATTAAATAAGTACAAAGACAAAATGGAGCTGGTAACAGCTCTTTTTATTATCCAAAAATATATGAAAGGAGCTTAATAAAATGGCAATTCGTTATAATATCGAAACTCATGCTGTAGCATTCCCATCTAAGCTTTTAGCTCAGAATGGCGGAAAGCACATTTATAATATCGAGCTTACTACAGATACAGATAACGGTAATCTTGTAGCTCGTGGCGAATTCGAAGATCTTGATCTTTATAAAGAAGCCGCTGTAACAAAATTTGAAGGAAAGGTTCAGAAACAGGCTACTAACGGACATTGGTATGTCGAGGTAGTAGATCCGGGCGACGCTCTGTTTGTTTATATGCAGGCATTTATTGCTGAGGATTGGACAAATAAGTGGAAGAAAGAATCTAATTTCTTCAATGCAAAAGGTGACGTAGTTCGTGGATATGAGCTTGCTGTTGGTGATGTTTTTGAGGTATCCGAAGAGGGATTCGATGGAGATATTACCAAAGGTGCAAAAGTTGTTTGTGAAAATAAGAAATTAAAGATTAGTGCGTAATTAGGAAAGGAGGGAAAATATACGATGAGAAAAATGTTATTTAGTGATTTAAGTATGCATGTACAGACTGTATTTGCAAATCTATGTGAAGACGGTGTAACACCGGAGGAAAATTATGAAGGATTCAAGAAACTTACATATGATCTGAATCATAATCCAAATGAGATTTATGACGAAGAAGGAAATAAGATTTCTAAGAAAGAAGCTGATGATGCAGTTCGTAAATTCGTATTTGCGATTATGGGATTGAATGAGCATTCAACAAAACGTGATAGAAAACGTGCTATGGATAGACATGGCATTGAGCTGTTTGAAGTTATGGAAGAAGAAATCGATATTAAAGTTGAAACAGGCTTTAGAGAGTCTGAATTCTTTAATAACTATGTTGAGCAGCGAAATCTTTCTCGTGGAGATTCACAGGAATTCTGGACAAACGAAAAAGTCATTCTTTCTGTTACTAAAATCTCTGGCGATCATCATGACTTTACACTCCAGAGACTGGGTTCTGGAGAATCTTATACAGTAACAACATCTGTATATGGTATCGCTGTTGGTGCTGATATTGACTTATATCTTGCAGGAAGATATGACTGGGCTAAACTGACTGATCAGTGTGCTGCTGCTTTTGTAAGAAAAGTTCAGAATGACATCTATGCTGAAATGATGAATGCAGGAAAGAAACTTCCGGCTCAGTTCCAGGGAACAGGTGCTCTTTCTACTACTACAAAGGACAAACTTGATACTCTTCTTGAGGATGTATCTCTCGCAAACGATGGTGCTCAGGTAGTAATCATGGGAACAAGAACTGGACTTCAGCAGTTCCAGAAGCTAATGGATGTTGATTGGATCACAGACGATCAGAAGCGTGACGTTGCTACAATGGGACGCCTTGGTTATTATGGTCCGTATACTCTTGTAGAGCTGCCACAGAGATTCGCTCTCAATGATACTACAAAGAAACTGTTAGATCCGAAGACTCTGTTCATTATGCCGCAGGTTGAAGATAAATTCATCAAATTTGTTGATGTAGGCGAAACTGAAATTTATGAGGTAAATGAGAAAGGTGCTCGTATGGATGACACAATGAAGTACGAAGTACAGAGAGCTATGGGTGTTGGCGTACAGATCGGACGTTATTTTGGCGTTTGGACCTTAGCATAGTCATAAAATATATATTTTTTTAACGTTTTTTGTATACAGTATATTGTATGTTCTTGCATATCTTTTTAGATGTGCAAGAACTTTTTGAATAAAAGGAGAATTTAATAATGGCAACAGCAACAAAAAATAGCAAAGCAACTACTTCTGCTACTGCGGCTAGTTCGGCAGAAAATACTGCTGAGGTTAAGGCAGAAATAAAAACAGAAGTAAAGAAAGAAAAAAGAAAATATGAACAGTCCGAGGGAATTCTCTGCAAGTCTATTACTTCTGGAGGACTTTATATGCCAGGATTGAAATCCAATATTTTATACACCTGGATCGACAGTGGTGATCAGATCGAAGTTGAATATCAGGATCTTCTTGCTGCAATCCGTTCAAACAATAGTTATGTTATGAGACCGTTCTTTGTTATTGAAGATGAAGAGTTCGTATCACAGTTTCCACAGCTTAAGAAGCTTTATGACAAGCTTTATTCCGTTGGAGAACTTAAAGATGTTATTACTGATTTAAGTCCGGCAGATATGAAGGCTACTATTCTGTCACTTCCACAGGGAGCACAGGATTCTATTAAGCATATTGCATCTAAGATGGTTTCTGATGGGACTCTTGATAGCGTCAGAAAAATTAAAATTCTTGATGAAATCTTCGATACAGAAATGAGTGTAATGACAGGACTATTTGATTAATAGTTAGGAGGTATCATATGCCTTCAATTAATTACGAAGAAATATATTCTAAATTTCGTCTTAAAGCCGATGCATATGATTTACTTGATCTTCGCGAAGATGATGTAAATATGTTTATGTGCGAATGGCTTCATTCTTCTATCCAAAAACCTTATATTTATAGATTGTTTAACCAAGTTGAATTTCACGATGATATTCAAAAGCTAGAGTATTCAATGAAATATGTTGTTGAGAAATATTTTGATCAAGGATTTGTCTCAGATATTTTAGGCATCGGTATGGTTATTGAATGGATTACTCCCAAAATCGTTAATTTGAATAACATTGTGCAAGTATACGCCTCTTCTGATGAAAAATTTTACAGTCAGACGAACCATTTAAATGGGCTTAAAGATCTAAGAGCATCTTTAGTGAAAGAGCAACAAGATATAATTAAGCAGCGTGGCTATATTTGGAATTCGTATTTGGAAAGTAATAGTTAAATGAAAACTATTTATGGTCATTTTGATGACAAACAATTTGAGAATTATAAGGTAAGGTTACATAAAGAATTATTTTGGTTACTTTTATATAAAGATCCGAAAACAAAAGACGAATTTAATAACATTGATTTCGAAAAATATTTTATTAATTTGATGAAACGGATTGACGGATTAAATACACTTCTCTCCTATCCTGTTGAAATTATATCTATAATGTCAACTCTTCAGGCTGCTTTAAATGAAACACGAGAAGAAAATTTTGATTATCAATCTTACAGAAAATTAGTATTAGATGCACATTCGTTAGTAGATAAAATTAATGATAGGAGTTGATTTTAATGATTACTGCCGACATGTACAGATCGCATCTTAATTCATATGGCAGTAATTTAGCACAGGTTAAACAAAGCCAATCTAATATGGTTGTAAATAGTGCCTTTACTGCGGATGCACAATATAAAAGAGTTTATATATTAACAAAAGATGGATGGAAATTCGAGGATGCAAAGTTTCAAAAGCACGCGAAATATTCTATTCTTAAAGATGCCGTTGATTATTACGTTCAGTTTCGCCCAAAAGTACATTACTCTGTTGGTAGTTATCTTTTTATTCCGGACGATACTGCTCACGAAATTAATATTCACGGTAAAGACTTAGAACATCCATTATCGCTTCCAGAAGATCAAATCACTCAATTGTGGTTTATAGTCGGTCGTGATTATGATCCATCTTTTGTTAGATATAATGTTTTGCAATGCAATTGGAAATTTAAATGGATATACAACAATAAGTTATATACATGCTGGGGTGCGAATAGATCGGCCAACAGCTACACAAGCGGTAAATGGACAGATTTTGTATGGATTTTCTGTACATACATGGTCCGCTGTAAAGGGAAACCTTGACAGCGCATTCTTTCGGATATGCTGGAATTAGGCTGTACACATAGCCGTCCTAAAGCTTACTAAACTACAACATAATGATGGAATATGCATAAGTGTGAATGTCGCGAAAGCAGAAAAAATTAGTAAGATGGTATAAGCTGAAACAAAAGCTTTTATATAATAAAAGTGCTAAGTACTACTACAATGGGAAATCAGCAGGGAATAGTTTAACTAGGCTTGCCCTCATCGACTATCGGTTGAAATACCGTTAGGGAGAAGTCTCCCGAAGTGAAAGACTCCTAAGTGCTTAATTGCATATGGTGAATGATATAGTCAGTGCTTACATGAAAGTGTAAGAAAAGTTGTTTATAAATTAATATTGAATATTAAGACCAGACAGCGGGTAGCTCCTGTTTTGTTATACCTCCTATATAACAATTATGGTCTTTTTATTATACATAAATTTAGGAGGAATTTTTATGTCAAAATTATCAGTACAAAAAATATTTGAAAAGCACGGAGACGAAATTATTAATCTTCGGAAAAATGGTATGCAGATGCAAGAAATTGGTGAAAAATTTAATTTGAAAACTCAAACTGTGAGCAGCTTTTTGCGAAGAAATAATATAAGAGTTCGCGGATTAAGGAATGAAGAAACAGAAAATAAGATAGTTCAATTATATAATGATGGAGTGTCTATGAGAGAAATTGCTTCAAATTTTCATTTTACACAAGGAACCGTCAGAGATATACTTGTTAATCATGATGTGCATATCAAAACTAATTCTGAATCACATAGGATATATGATATAAACGAAAATTATTTTAATCAAATAGATACGCCTAAAAAAGCTTATATTTTAGGATTACTATATGCAGACGGTAATAGAAGTAGCAGATCTAACACAATTTCAATTCGTCTTCAAGAAAGTGATAAAAACATTTTAGAAAATATTAAAAAAGAATTGAATGCAGAAGTGCCATTACGATTTATTGATTATTCTAATGATTCTAAAAGACAAAACCAGTTTCTACTAGCAATAAGTAATGAACAAATTGCAAAAGATTTATATAAATACGGCATTGTTCCAAGGAAAGAATTTAAATTAACCTTTCCTAATTGGTTAGATAATAATCTCCTATCTCACTTTATAAGAGGATATTTAGACGGTGATGGTTTTATTTCAAATAACCCGAAAGAAAAACGAGCCAATATTACCGGAACCGAAAATTTGTTACTTGGAATTAAAAATATTTTAGAAGAACAATTAAATATACATTTTAGTATATATTCACCTCATAATAAAGATACTAATACTAGAACGTTAGCTGTAGCTGGAGGGAATCAAGTTAAAAAATTTTTGGACTACCTTTATAAAGATGCTGATTTATATATAGAAAGAAAATACGACAGATATTATAATATGTACTGTGCTTAATATAAACAATCCTTATTTAAAGTAACGAATTAAATAAGTAACATTCAGGAATATTCATCTGCGCTTGACAATTTGACATCAGCGTGGATGCCAGACATTTATTATGCTTATGGTAATAACTTATACGAACTTGGATTAGATGATAATAGAACTGTGATGCATGAACAACGTTTCATGCTCTCAAATAATATTCTTGATCCTAAAGTATATCAGGTTACGAAAGTAACAGATCTTAATCCTTCTGGAGTAATAAAATACTCTATTAAGCAGGATGAATTGGATAATAAACGGGATAATGTAGAATTACAAATATGTGATTATTATACGGACTCCGGTGATCAAAAAACTGAGACTATACAAAAGCCTCAAATGATGATTACGGAATCTCAAATCAGGTGGTTAACTCTTAATGATGATGGAGAATTAGAACCTATCTATGATAAATCTAAGCAATGTCTATATCTAGGAAAGAATTCTTATTTCGAATACAAACTCCCATATCAAGACTTAAAATCCGAATGGAATCTAAGTGTATATGATAGAAAAAACGAATTATCTGACGAAGACAAATCTTATTATGAAGGATTAATGAAAATAACAGTTATGGATAATGTAACTATTTCAATTAAGCCGGGAAAGGCTAATAGTCTTATTGGTAAAAGATTTATTCTTTCAGCGACAGATAATAATGGCGATAACCACTCTTCTATCGTACTGGAGGTGGAAAAATGGTCAGAGACATAAAAAATATAGATAGGAATCTTGAGGATAAAAAGAACAATGATATTATTCTGAAAAAACATTTATTACTGAAAATGTTTAACGAGGACCCAGATCTAAATGAAATTTTAGGCAAAAAAGATAAGCGTCCTTTAAATAAATATGAGGATAAAGATCATCCAACAAATACAGAAATCGAAGAACGCCACTTAATTGTTGAATATAACAAAAGAGTTGATAAAAAACAAATTATTCCATTCTTAAAACTAAATGGCATTAACAAAGAAGTATTAAATTTTATTATGTTTGATATTGATGACGATTCTGTATCTTATTCAAATGAAGTAATTAAGTCACAGATACTCAGTGTTATGTGCTTAGTTCATGAAGATGATATGGAAACCGAATACGGAATAATGCGTACAGATCTCTTAAGTTATATAGTTAAAGACTTATTATGTTGGACTAATGTTCTTGGATGTCATTTAAAATGTAAGGCCGATTACTGTGATATTGTTGATTCACGATATTATTGTAGAACTATAAAGTTTTTAATTGAATGTCCAAACAATCTTTATCAGGGAATGAATAATAGATATGACCGATTCAAATGACAAATTGGAAATAGACACTCTCCAATTATATTTTGGAGAACCTTTTATTATTCATGATGATATTTTTAATGACATTCAAATACTTCAGCCTACAATTGGTGACATTATAAAAGAAGGCGAAAAAAAAGTATATTCTGCTGTTAATATCTTTGTTACTAATACTACATCTTATAGAGTTCAATTATGGGACTTAGGAATCGACTGGAATAAGTTATCTGATTTTAGTTTGTTCTGTATGTTAGCTCCTACTCTGTCTAAAGATTCTACAAAATTATTATTCAATGATTTAGATTTCCAAAAATTTCAATTACTACAAACTACAGACGATGAGCCTGTAGTTTATTTATTTAATGAAGAAAGTAATGTTCTAATCGATGAAAAGAAATACATTACTATCTCTTCTTATATTCAATCTATGTTCAATATTCATCCAAAAGTAGAGAAAGCAAAAGGCAAATCTACAAAAGAATGGATAATATTCGAGGATCGTCAAAATCAAGATCTCCATAAAAACGATTCTTATCAATCTACACTTCTTCCGCTCATCTCTGCTTGTCTTAATCATCCCGGATTTAAATACAAGAAAAATGAATTACGTGAAGTTGGAATAGTTGAATTCATGGACAGTGTTCAAAGACTTCAAATTTATGAATCTTCTACTGCTCTCATGAAAGGAATGTATTCTGGATTTCTTGATACTTCAAAAATTAATAAGGAAGAACTCAATTTTATGAGAGATATCTCGATTAAAAATTGATTTCACATAAAAAAAATAATTAAATAAAGGAGGAAATAATAATGGCTTTTGCATTAGGAGATATTATTATTGATCGTGTTCAGTATGGTTATGCTGAGGATTTTAGTGGTACACCACTTTATACATTAACACAGCTTCAGGATGCTACAATTAACATTAGTGCAGAGTCAACAGATGCTGTTGATAACACAGGTGCTATTGTTAAGAGATTCTGGAAAGCTAAAACAGGTGAATTTACAGCAAATAACGCTATGATTAACCTGAATATTATCGCTGCTGGTGCAGGTGAAGGATCTGCTACTCTCGCAGAGACAAAAGCGTTTGATATGCCAAGAATCATTACAGCAACACAGGATGGAACAGGTGCTGTAACTGTAAAACTTGGTGAGTCTGCAGACGTCAAAGAGGAAAGCATTAAAGTTAATGTATTCAATAAAAATGGGTCTATGGGAACGCTTTGCACAAAGGATTCAGCTGCTGCAGAGACTAAATATTCTTATTCTGAAGGAACTCTTGCTTTGCCTAAAACAGCTGGTACATATATTATCAAATATAAAAGAAATGTATCTAAAGATGGCGTTAAGATCGTTAATGAGGCAGATAAGTTCCCGTCTACAGTTAAGCTTACTCTTAAAGCTCTTGCTGTTGATCCATGTACACCGGATACTCTTAGAGGTGTGTACATTGTAATTCCGTCATTCCAGGTATCACCTGAAGTTGAAATTTCTCTGACAACAGACGGTCAGTTACAGTATTCTGGACAGATGCAGATGAACTACTGTGCTGCCGACAAAGCTCTGTATGAAGTATACTTCGCAGATGGCGACGAAGAATAATTTGATATAATAATTATTCGAAATTTATTTATGGTCGGTACGGGTCAAATCGTACCGGCTATTTTAATGCCATTTTAAAGGAGGCAAATAATGATAAAGGATAATAAAATATGTATTTTATGTGGTAAAAAATATAGCTTCTGTAATCGTTGCGAAGAATATGATCATTTGCCAAGATGGATGGCTATTTATTGCAGCGAAAATTGTAAAAACATATTTAACACAATTTCTGGATATAACATGAAACTTAAAACTAAAGAAGAAGCTGCTAGTGCTCTTGGAGAATGTGATCTTTCAAAGAAAAGTCAATTTAATCAAGCATGTCAGCAATATATCGATGAGATTCTTGATACTAAAGAAGAGCCTATAAAAAAACCTGTTGTTGTAAATACAATTTTTAAAGTAGAAGAATCTAAAGAAGTTATAACAGAACCACAGAACAAACCAAAACGTATAAGAAATGTTAAAAATAAATAGTATTTGAATAGTGGTTTTATAAGGGGTATAGACTATTCAAGCTATACCCCTTTTTTCACTTTTAAGGAGTAAAAGGAATATGGGAAAATTTGATGTTGAACCAAATGAACTTAATTTAAAACCGAGACTATATAATACGCACGAAGTTGTAAGAATTGTAAACCCAAAGCAAAGAGATCTTTATATTAAACATCGTGTGTATCCGATTGATATTATTGTATATATCTTTTTAAAAGAAGAAACTAAAGATCTTTTTCAAAAATGGATTGATCATACATTGGAGTAAATTATATGGATAATTATGAAAAAATTTTAGATAAACAAGAATTAAGATATGTACTTGGAACTGCTGTATCAGGACATACTACATATCTAAAAAAGACATTAGCAAAAGCAGAATATGAATTTGTAACAGATATTACAAAGGCAACGAAAACAGTTTCTGCTAAGATTGCAAAAATTATACTTGAAAATTATGTTCGAGATACTGGAGATACAGAATCCGAACTTATTGTTATACCTTTATTGATTAGTTATGAACTTATAAAAGAGGTATAGATATATAGGAGTAAAAGGAATATGGAAAATACAAAAAATTATTTAGACAAACTTGATTATGTAAAAATGATATTTGATGATGAAGAATTTTGCATAATCAATAACATAAAAGATTATGAGATCGATTTATATAGTGATAGACCAAGCTGTATCAAAATAGATACTAACCTATTTGATCCATTAATTAAAGAATATTTTGATAATAGGAAATATGTAAATAAGGTAATGTTATATTTTGTTGGTGTAGGTTCAAATAATTTATGTGCAAATTCATCATATTTGATATACAAATATAATGTTAACGCTCTTATTCAAAATATACGAATAACAGATCTTGAAGTCAGTTTCACAATAGAGGGTGATTTTCATGTCTGAAATATTAAAGCTAACATTAGATAATGATGTTGTAGAAAAATATAATAAGAAATATTTTTTTGAACATCCAAGAGCTAAGAAAGAGCCAATAACAAAACCATATCATCCTTCTATTAATACATGGATGATACTACCACGTATTCAGATGAATGCATTAAAACAAAAATGGAAAGACTTCGTTGGATTTTGGGTAAAATTAAACAAATTAGAAAATAGACAGTTAGACAATTTTGATCTTGTCGTGACTGTCTTTTTTGATACCAGAAGACGTCATGATTGTGATAATCAAATACCAAAATTTATTCTTGATGGATTTACAGAGTCCGGATTGATCGTTGATGACGACGAAAAACATTTGCACTCTCTCACTTTAAAAACTGGATACGACAAAGAAAATCCACGAACTGAATTTGAATTTTATATACATTCTGATGAAAAGATAAGTCAGGATAAATAATTATATATGGAATAAAAAGGAGAAATTATTATGCCAGAAAATATTATTAATAAATCTAATAAAGAAACCGTAGAAAGAAAACTTACTGTAAAAGAGTTTTGTCGTAGATATGATATGTTAAAAACTGACGAGCAGAAATCTAATTTTGTGCAGTCTATGGTTTATAGAACATATTGTCCGGTTCTTGAGAAAAAAGTGATTCTTCAGACTATGCTTGATAAAACAATTGTATCAGATAAAAACGGCGTGGAATATATAGATATGTTTTTATCTAAGATTAACTTTACTACTACTATTCTTCTGCTTTATACCAAATTTAATATAAGCAAAAATGATGATAGTGAAACAACTGCGTTCCAGGATTACGATCTTCTTATTGAGAGAGGATTCTTAAATGTTATCAGTGCTGCCATAGGCGAAGACGAACTTAATGAACTGACGACAATCAATGGATTGCTTATGGATAATTTTTACGCAAAAAATAAAAATCTTGAAGCATTTATTGCCAAGTATACACAGGCATTTGCTACTATATTCGGCATGTTTGCAGATGAGGGCATCTCTGAATTAATGAAGTACATCAAAGAGTACGGAGACGTATTAGGCAAGTAAAACTTTAAAAATAATATATGAGATTTAAATAAAACTATGGAGGTGAATATTATGAAGCAGATTGAAATTACTTATGAAAAATTGATGAAGTTGCATGATGAATTTGTTATTGGTACAAAAAAAGAAAAGAAAAATATAGAAAAAGAAATTGCTGAATTTTTAGCGAAGGATATTCTTGAAGATGTAAAACGTGCGTATACACAAATTATAAATAATTGGTACGCTTCGTATTCGCCTTCAATTTATGACAGAAAAGAAACTCTTAAAGATACCGGAAAATTTATTTTAAATGGAAGCAAAATAACAATTTATGCAAGCTCTGATCCTATGAACGGTCATAGATTAGATAATGATCGTTTGTTTAAATTAACAATGTTACAAGGATATCATGGCGGCGCATGGCATAATGGTACTCCTATGTATCGTGGTCCAGTGCCTAGTTATTATATGTGGACTAGACCGGCTGAAAAAACATTTTCTCCAGCAAGAGCAATGGCTAATTGGATAAAGTCTTATCAATATAGGCCAGTAACAAAAAAAATAAATAAAATTGAAGAAATATTTCGAAAATATTATTCAAAATATGACTATTTTAAAATGTTTTTTTAGTATGTATTAAGGAGGAATATAAATGAGTGATATGAAATTAGGAGAGATTAGTCTTGATCCTGTTGCTGAAGCAATTGTTAAAGGGGTCAATATGAAAGCAAATTCTAAGGCTAATAAAGAATTTCAAAAAACAATAGATCAAATAAAAGAAGGCACAGACATGCCTGTTAGATTTAACCCCAATACTTCCGAATTTGATAAAGCTAAAAAAGAAGCTGAGAAACCAATAAAGACTCCGGTTAAATTAGAGACAGAAAATGTTGATCTCCCGCTTCTAGGGAAAACTCCTGTAAAATTATCAATTGATAAAGATAGTCGAACTGCTATTAAAAAAACTTTAAAGGATGCAGAAAAAGCATCAAAAAGTTTAATTGATTCTGCGGCAAGAACTGTAAAAAAAATAGGTTCCGCAAATTATTTAGAAGAACTTACAAAAAATGAACGACAAGCAATTTCTACTGCAGTGTCTAAAGTAAAACGTAACCATCCTGAAATTTCAGATGATAGGTTAAAAACATTTGAGCAAAATCTTATATTAGATAGACGAGCAAAAAAAACACATGAAACATTATCAGAAAATTTCAAGCTTCCAGATTCTTCTTCTAAATCATATGGACAAGAGATGTATGAAGCTGCTATTGCAGCTGCAAAGATTCAGGCTGCTGTTAAAATCAGAGAAGATCTTCATAACGATGAAAGCTATACACAATTTTTATCAAAAAATGATAGAAGCAAAAGTTATAATGGCAACACTCTTAAGATACCAGGAAAATTTATAGATCAAATACAAACTGGTTTGTACGAACATTTAGGGGTTACAGAATTAGGCAATGCTCTTACTTCTGGAAATAGCTGGACTGGAATACAAGATCGTATGGTACGATCAATTGATTCTTTTAGTGCAGGTTTAACAGATGTTATAGAAGCTTCTATTCCAAAGACTTCTTCTGGAGATCGTATCACTAAGAAATTTCAGAAAAGAATAGATTCTGCTGTTAAAATGGCTGTTGGTATGTCTGTAGATGATGCCATTAATTATTTAACAGGGAAAAGGGGCATTAAAGAAAATAAAGAGGCGTTATCTTTATTAGGAAAGAAAAAAAATGGAGAATATGAATATTCTGTTGATGATATACTTGGCATATTATCAGAGAAGGCGCCAACAGGTGGATCTGAAAACGGTGGCACTAATTATAAAGGATTTAGTCAAATTTTAGGAGCCTTACAGGTATATAACAGAAACGGAGCGTCTGGATTAAGTGCAAATCGTATTGAACGATTATCAGAACTTGTTGATGTAATTACCTCTACTTATACAGGCAATGATGGTTTCGTTGATTATGATGCAAAAACCGTAATTAAGTCAATCGATACAGCATTAGATAAAGTTCAGGACGAAGCCGAAAAGGCGTCAAAAGAATCAAAAGAACAACCTAAAGTAGCGGAAAAACCTAAATCTAAAAAATCTAATGAGAAGTCCTCTTCTACAACTTCTAAAAAAGAATCTGCAAAGACTGAGACTAAAACGGTTGAAGAAAAAGAACCGGGAAAAATTGAAAAATCTAAAGAAGAATTTGTTTCTTCTACTCCAAATAAATCCCATCGTAAAGTAGTAAAACCTCCTAAAATCTTAAAGGGCAATTCTCAAGCCAGAGATGTGAATGGTAATTTATTATCTTGGGATGGACAAGATTGGAAAATAAAATCAAATTCAGAATCCGATTCTTTATGGGAAAATATACCAGAGAATCCGTCTCCTGAATTTTTAAAAAGATTTGAAAGAGCTAAAAAATTTACCAAAAATCATCCTGAATTATTTGGTCCAGATGCTCTCCCTATAGAATTTGATGAGGAAGCTTTTTTGAAAGATTTTTTGAAAACATTGAATGATGCTCCCCCTATAAAATTTGATGAGGAAGATTTTGGGAAAACAATGAATGATGGAGTAAGTGTTAAAGTTCCAGATGCATCCAAAGATATAAAAGATGGAGCAAAGCAAATAAAACAGGCGTCAGATACAATAGAAAAAACTTCCAAAACCGATCAAAAAATATCTGATGACAAGAAAGAATCTTCTGATTCTATAAAACCAAAAACTCATTCATCTTCACATTCGAAAAAAGGAAATAATCAACAAGATGACGATCAAGATCAAATAAATACTGGAAATGATGTAAAAAAAACAAAAAAAGAATTTACATCACAATATAAAGAAGCCATTTCTGATATTAAAGATCTAGGGAAAGCATATGTTAATCTTCAAAATGCTATTTTAAATCCAACAGGTAAAACTTATAAAAAATCAAATGGAAAAATAGGATCTTCATATGAAGATTTTATTGATCAGCAATTATCTGATATTGAAAATAAGGAAAATCGAATTAGGTCATTTAACAAAAATGTTCATAATCAAAATAAGACAAATCCTTCTCAAATTAAGGATCAGAATATTTTTGATAGTTATGAGAAAGAATTGCAAGATAGTCAGTTACAGCAAAGTCAATTTGATGATAATCTAGTTAGTCTTATGAGATCTGCATACGAAGTTCGTAATAATGCTCAAAATGAAATACTTAAAACGATTGGCAGTCCTACACGAAAAGGAGAAATTAATTTAGAAAAATTTGCAAAGCAGCAAGAACGCTTTGCTAAAAGTGATTATGTGTACAATTTGCTTAGTGATAAAGTAAGCAAACGTAAAGGAAATGCATATCAAGAATCTGCCATATCTGATATTGCGGAATCTTCAAAAACAGATAGAGAGTCTATTTTACAAACGAATTTTGGTACGTTGTCTCAACAAATCAATGATTATGTATCATCTATTGAAAGAGCTGGACGCGCAAGCGAACAATTCAAATCAGATTTTGGAAAAATACAATCTGATTTGAATAAAAATGATCCTTCTCAATTTAAAGATACTGAATCAGGTATGAAAGAATATCTTGACTTTATGACAGATATTCGCAGTCGTTTTAACAGCAATAAAGATTTTTATGAAAATGGCATCGGAAAATCTACTTTAGATTATGAAGCTATCAAAAATAAATTAATTAAAGCAGAAAACTATAATACTAAAACAAATGAGTATAAATCAAAAGTTTTTGGTTTTCAAGAACAATGGGATGGTATTATAGATAGTTACAGTTCCGGAGATATAGAGAAAATGAAAGAAGCGGAACATGCCGCCACTTCTCTTATATCCACAATGAACGACTTTTATAAAGAATCATCTAAAAGTGATAAATATAAAAAGACAACGTCGAAAGGTACTTTAGTAGAAGACACTGTAGGTAAGGTTCAAGATATTAATGATGCAAAACAATCATTAAAACAATTTACCGATGAAATGAAATTAACTAATAAGGTGTCAGAAACCATTGATACATCAACAGGTAAGATCACACAAAAATTCAAAGATGATTATTCTGGAAATATAATTACTATCACAAGTAATATTGACGAACTTAACAATGCTCTTAGAACAACTCAAAAAATTCAATCATCCGGTTCAGGTGGTTCAGGCGGCTCTCTTCTGGGAGGATTAAAAAATCTCGTATCCGGCAACTTTAAATCAATTGTTGGTGAAATAGGAAGTAGCGTAGCTAATGTTCAAATTCTTGGCCAAGCTTTCCAGCAAATGAAAGATGGATTTAATACATTCCTTGATTTCAATAAAGGATTAACTAATATCAGTTATACCATGGATATGAGCAAAGAACAGCTCTCATCTCTCGGATCATCTGCTGTTGATATGGCCAAAGATCTTTCTATGTCCTTGGATAATACCATGGATATCTATCAGATCTATGCAAATATGAATACTACACCTAAGGAAATCCAGGAAACAGCGAAGCCTACTGCTATTCTGAGTAACTTAAGTGGTGTAGATGCTTCTACCGCCGCCGATCAGGTACAGGGTATTCTTCAGCAGTTCCATATGCTTGAAGATGGCTCTACTACTGCTGCCGATGCTTCCATGCACGTAGTTGATGTATTGGATAAGATTTCCGGAAATATCGGTATGGATTATGCTAAGGGAATCAAGGTTATTTCTGATGCGGTACAGGCTTCCGGTCAGGTAGCATTTGATGCTGGAATGAGCTACGAGCAGTTAGCTGCTGTATCTGCTAAAGTAGCTGAAAGAACTCGTGAAGATGGATCTTCTATTGGTAATGCAATGAAGACTATCATAACGAGAATCAGTAAAGTTGGATCTATGCCAGAATATGCTGCAGATGTAAGTAATGAAGATCTTTCCCAGGCTTCAGAGTCTTTACATAAAGTTGGTGTAGAAGTCTATAACACAGATGGATCATTCCGTGATCTTGATACAATCCTTTCAGAACTTAATTCTAAATGGGACGGATTGACAGACGCTCAAAAAGCAAATATTTCATACAATGTTGCAGCCACGAGGCAAACTTCAAAATTCAAGAATATACTTGAAGCTTGGACAGATTCTATGAATTTGGCAAACGAGGCCACTACAACCAGTGGTAATGCCGAAGCCAATCAGGAAAAATATATGGAATCTTTCTCCGGAAAGATCCAGGCAATAAAAACTCAGATGGATGAGTTTTGGTTAAACTTCTATAATTCAGACCAGGTATCTGGAGCTTTAGATTTTGTACAAGGTTTAACCGAAGGATTTACAGGGCTTGAAGAAGCCATTGGTCCAATTCCTACTCTAATCACGGCTGTATTCTCAGCATTGACCGTAAAAAATGCAGCAACAAAAGGATTAGACTTTTTAGTAGGGAAAGATGGACAAGCAAGTGGACTTGCAAATGCCGTGGGTTGACCCAAATTCGGGGTTACAGTTATTATTTCCGATTAATAATGAGCCTATCTACATAAAGATCGTGAGATCAATGTGTGGAGACGAGCGGCAATAAATAACTAGAGGATTAAAACGTTGAAACCTGCTATTCTATAATATAGTGAATCGGGCGAAAGCCTGCAGGTAACGCACGTGCCAACCTGGTTAACGTCTAGTAATATGTGAAACATTAGTAACAATTGCGGAAGCAATGATGAGGGAAGCATATGAATAATCAGGAAGTGTAGAGAGCGCACCCTTCCTCGGAGTATATACAAAATCCATATATGTATATGCTTTTAATGAATGTGCCTATAGTAATGATGGTGAAATCCATCCAGTACTCTTCTACTGTTATTTTAAATGAAGAAAAATATTTTTAGGAAGTGCCCCTATAAAAGAGGCACTGTTATTAAAGGTTTTATCCTTTAATCCTCGGGCAAAAAAAATGGTCCCCGACCGTCTCACTTGCCGCCCGATGCAACGCTTGCAAAGTCACAATTAAAATTAGCCGAGATCTCATTTATGCTAACTTTAATATAGAAACTTAAAGCTTCTGGATTATGTTTGAGTATCATCCAGATAGCTGCAAGAATCAATATTGAAATTATAGCTAATATAATTATTGACCCTACAAGCTTAATTCGTTTTGAATTATTGTCCATATTTCACCTCCTGTCTGCAGTGTTTATGGCACTGCCATAGGAGACAAATTGACTCTAACCAAAACGTCAGAATCATGATGACTTCTGATAATTTACCACCTACACTTTTCTGAAGGTATTATGTAAGAAATATATAGTGCACTTATATATTCTACACATGGTAAATTATACCAATTATATTCGAAATGTATAGTCAGAACGTTTGATCTGGTTAATATAAAAGTGCATCACAAATAGAGCAGGACGATTGATCCTGCTCTATTCTATTTTTCTCCAATATCCTCCAAAGGAGATTTCACATGAAAAAGTTATATAAATCTAATCTAAAATTTAATCTTAACATACTATGTAAGATAATTAAGTTTGAACTGAAAATAATTACAAAGCATAAACGACTCGCAGAAAAGTGGTTTGAAAAGATCACAACACTAGAATGTGAGTCTATATTTGAGAAAATGGACGAGCGGAAGAAATATCTATAATTTGCGCCACTTCTCTTTGTCTATTACTTCTTCCCGATTCTTCTATTTTCCTCTTCTACCTGAAAGGACTAAATACCCATGAACAAATTTCAACGAATTTTACAACATTATGGACAAATCAAAAATTCTACTACTGGACCGTATACAAAACCTTACGAGTTCAGAAATATGACTGATTACGAATGGTACAAAAAATGTTGTTCTGATATATCACAAAACTATGGGATACTGCTCAACCAAAATCAATCATATTTAAGCTATTGGTTTCATAGGAAAAAGGCAGATGTAAAATTGTTATTGTCTATTGTTGTTTCCTCCATTTAGAAAGGTGGCGATCCATTATGCAGACAAACCACAAGGTTCTTTCTACTGTTATAGATATTACACAGTTACTTTGCAAAAATTCTTGTACATATGATGAAGCGTATAAAATATTAAATATGGTTACTGCCGAATTTAAACAGCAGCAAGAAAATTTAGAATACGCAACATACGATGACTATTTTGCAGGTACAAAAACTGATGATGTAAGTAATAAAGTCATTGCACCATTAAATCATGCGGGTGGTTATTGATCTTACTTACTTCCTGGTTTCCAACGATATCCGCACTTCTGACAAAGATTATGCTTTTTGCTAGATCCCCAAAATCCTGTTAAAAGTGAATATCCGGATTCTTCCGTTGTCACTGACGTTGATCCGCACTTTGGACAGCGAACGGTTTTGGACGGATCTGGAATATCGGCAGTGTTGAATTCGAAGTATTGGAAGTTGTGGTCGATACAGGTTGTAATGAATTTGTAGGCAAGATGAGCTGTATTATTTTGTGCATACCAATTAAAACGTTCTCGAATAAGCCGAGTTATTTTAGTAGTAACAGATAGATATTTTTGCTGTCCTTCAGGGCAATTAACATTGTCAAAATTTTTAGGGTTATTAAAGCGTTGAAAATTTTCTTTATAGAATCCTTTTTGAGCTTCGTTCGATAATGAATTATATAACTCTTTAAAATGTGTTAAATCGTATTCTACTCCATCGACCAAACAAATATTTTCTTTATGAATATTGCTCAAAGGGAAACCACAGTGTATACAAGCTGGAGCTTTATCAGAGACATTACCGCCACATTCAGGACATTTAATTAACATACCTTTATCCCTCCATTTTCTTTTAATTTTATCATACTATAGTCATTAAGTAAAATCGGAAATCTAAAAAAAGCGATAAATTCAAAAGATACGGATACGGTGAAAAGTGTTCTTAGCGGAATGGATCTTGATACTGCTGGTAAATGGTTTGGACGTTTAAATCAGGAAAATGGAAAAACTATAATTTCTGAAGATATTTTTTCAGATATATTTTCACAATTATTTGGTGAATTAGGCGAAGACACTATCAAAAAAGCCATTGCTAAAGGCACTGCTTCAAAAGGTTTCAAAGGTGCACTCTCTGCTGGTATTAGCGGTTTTGCTGGTGGATTAGCTGGTATTGGAGAAAGTATTGGTACTGTAGGTACAGGATTAGTATCATTTCTGGGTTCTATCTGGCCTTTATTAGCAGTTGGTGGAGGAATTTTTGCAGGTATTAAAGGATACCAGGCATTAAACGATAAATTCACTCTTACTAAAGGAATGGCGGACAAACATTATTCTCAGTCCACACAGGAATATGCAAATAACCAGTCCGAACTGGAATCCTTGCAGTCTCAGAGAGATACCAACCAAGAGCGTATTTACGAACTCCGGGCCAAAGAAAATCAGTCTCCTGACGAAAAAGCAGAATTGAGTCAACTTCAGGAAGAAAATAATCTTCTTGATTCTCAGGTAGCTATAAAAGAAAAGTCTGTGGACGTATCTAAGCTAAAGGCAGCCAATGATGCCAAAACGAAACTTGAGAAAAAAGGATACCAGAAGAACTATAAAAAGGAAGCTTACGATAATCAAGATAAAACTTCAATCAATGATTTAGATGAAGCTTCTGAAATGATTGATTATTTAAATCAGCTTAAATCTGAGTACAAAGATCGTGTTCAGAAAATTGCGGATGAAGGTAGAGAACCAAGTTGGATTGAACAGAAAGGTTTGGATAGCACAAAGAAAAAGATTGACAGTTTGGAATCAGATGTTGCTGATAAGGTAACAGAAATCTCTGACACCGCTAAAAGCATGAAGAACGATGATGGATCTCTTATTGATGAGAAATTCAAAGATACTGTTGCTTCTGCTGATGCTGTTGTACAGAAATATCTGAACTCTACAGACTCTACCACAGCCACTTCCGATAAGATGAATAACATCTTTGCACTCTCTCAATTCTCAGATCTGAAGGATAAACTCATTGCCGCAGGTAAATCCGGTGGTACAGATGCTATCCAGAAAATGATTGATGACACAGACGGTCTTAAAGATGCAATGAATAATGCCGGACTCACTGCGGATGATCTCAAGGATAGTATTATGTCTATAGCAGATCCTGACGCGAAGAATCTGGAAGGCATCAAGGAGAATCTTGAGGACATATTCGGTAAGGATGGTCTTGGACAGTCTGATTTCTTCAAAGGTAAAACGGATGAAGAGCTTGAGAACTTCTGGGATTATCTCCAGGACAACAACTATAATCCTAAGCAGATGAACTGGAATGAGGAAACCACTAAGAAAAACTTCGAGGCAGCACAGGAAGCTAAGAAGAAAACTCCAGAGGAATCTGCCACATTCGCTTCTAAATTCAAGAATGCAGCAGAAGATACTGCTACTGACATTGATACTGTAACAGATAACTTCCAATCTGACATGAAGAATATCCAGTCTGCTATGGAGTCCGTAACAAACGGTACATTCCAGAATTCTGATATGGCAGATCTGATCCAGCAGTTCCCGGAATTAAGTAATGCCAGTGGTGATTTGAAGGATAATCTTCAGGATCTTGCCATGAATAAAGGGGCTGAGGCCATTGGTAAGATCAGGGATTCTGTAAAGGATGTTACGGACCCGAAGCAGTTAGCACAGGCGGATAAATATGTTCAGAGTATCATGGATACGATGGACATGAGCGATTTTGATGTAAATGAGGCAGACGTTAAAGACATTGCTACAAAAAACATCAAAAAAAATGCAGATAAGTGGGTTAATAGAGATAACGCATCAAAAAAAGTATCTGAGTTAATGGAAAAATATTCTGGCAACGAAGATGCTATGAAGGCCATTGTTCAACTTTCTATGGATCCTTCTATGGCTGATGCCAGTATAGAAGAATGGGAATCTAAGATTGAAGATCAAGAAATTCAGATAAAGATTAATGCTGATACCAAAGAATTAGATAACCTTTCTAAATCAATGACCCGTCTTCAGACAGACGCTTCTAATACTCAGACAGATATGAGTAATAAGTCTGCTTTCAACCAGAAAATAAATAAAGATGATTACGATGCTTTAATTAAAAATGGCGATGCTCAAATTAAGAACTATGACGAGCAAATCGCACATTATAAAAATTTACAGAAAATACTAAAAGAAAACAATATTGATGCAGAGAGCACTGAGCAATGGAAACAATGGCAGGATAATATTGATGCAGCACAGCAGTCTATAGAGAATATGAAGGCTTCTCAGGCTGAATGGGGCGATGCGATTAAGAATCTTCCTATTACAGATATAACAAATCTGTCAAGTGCTATCACTACTGCTATGAGCGAAATGCAGAGTGATACCGGATTAACCACAGATAGTGTAAAAAATCTGGCTACACAGTTTAGTGATCTCGGTGATATTAACATTGATAGCTTATATACTAGAACTGCAAAAGGTTTACAGCTTAATACCGATCGTCTCCAGGATTATATGGAGCAACAGAATGATTTTGTCAATTCTGATTTTGAGAACAAAGTTAAGGAGCAAAAGCAGATTGTTGAGGATGCTTTTAAAGCATATCAGAATGGGGATCAATCACTCGCAAATTATACTGCAGAGCAGAATGCTCTCGATGAATTATTAAATCGTAGAAATCAATATTTCGCACGGTATCAAGAGGCTCAGGAGCAATTTACTGATTTCCAGAAGATGATCAATGCCGAAAACGCAGCTAATGCTGGCGACGAATATACCACAGCTAAATCAAAACTCGATGAATTAAAAGAGTTATATGACAACAATCTTATTGGAACTGAAAAGTTTAAAAAAGGTGCTGCTTATTTCTCACAAAACGGATTTGAAGATCCAGAAAACTTCATTGAAAATTATAATCATCTCAAAAAGTATTACACCGATGATTCTTCCGGTCCACAGAAATTCTTAGAGGATTTAAATAAGAAAGGTCTCGCTACATATGAGACTCTTGCAAATGGTCAAAAGCAATGGGCTTATTCATTTAATGATGTCAAAGACGCTGCTGATCAGATGGGAATGAGATATGAATCATTCCAGTCTATATTAGGAAGACTTTCTGATTATGGTTTTGTGAATAATCTTGTTACTTCTACTCAGGATGGAGAACAACAAATTGACGAGCTGACAGATGACCTTATTACAGAGAAAAATAAGCTGTCAAAACTGAAAGCAAATGGAGCCACAGATCAGGCTATTCAGGATCAGGAAAATGTTGTTGATCAACTTGAATCTAAAATTAGTGGTGTAAATCAGGCAGTAACAGATTATGCTAATGGTGAAACAGACAGAAAAGTTCAGGATTTAAAAGAAGCAAAGCAGATTATCAAGGATTCAAAAGAAGCCTATGATGAGGCAATGAAATCTGGCGATACGGATCTCGCTCAGAAACTTCGTAAAAATATCCAGGATACTGCTAAAGATAATAACATAGAGTTGACTCCGGAACTAAATATTGATGAGAAAGCTCTTGATAAGCAAATTGACAACTTACAAAGTGAAGCTCGCGAAAAGAGTGTACAGAAATATAAGGATATCCAGGATCAGCTCCATAATGGACAAACAGAATGGACAGATTCTGAAGATTTCAATGCAGCGGATGCTATTACCAAATTAGAACAGGCTCAATCAGAAAACGCAGAAGGATTTAATAATCTTGTATCTAATATGAAGAAATATAATCTTTCTGACTTGGAATCTATGATTTTTGATAATGGTGCATATGAATCTGAAGATCAAGGTCTTCGCGATATGGAAGATCAGATTCAGGGCTTTGCTGAATCTATAGGACTTACTACCGATCAAGCTAATATGCTCGTTCCTATTCTTGAGGCAATGGGTACTTTAGATATATCTCCTAAAGTTGATAATTCAGAGCTTGAAAAGACCGTGACAGATACTCAGACTGCAGAGCAGACTCTTGAAGAAACAACAGGAAAACAATATAATTTTGATTTTAACACAACAGACCTGGATACTATTCAGAAACAGGTTGATCAAGTTAAAAAGGATATCGAGGACACTTATCTTAAGCGAGATGAGAACGGCAATGTCATTAGAGACGAAAACGGTATCCCTACTTATGATTATAGTGCTCCTGGTGCAAAAGAAACAGCTCAGATTTATGATGCTTCTATTAAACAACAGCAACAGGCAGAATATCAAACCTCAGCTTTAGGCCAATCAACATCTTCTGATGAAGTAGTAAAAGCCGCCCAAGATTATATGACAGCTAAGAATGCAATGGATGTGGAAACACAGAAATATAATCTTGGTATGGAGAACAAGTTACGAGAAGCAACGGATAATGCTACCAATGCTATGAATGCATATGCTGAAGTTGCAGATAAAAATGGCAATCCATTAGAAACTGACTTAAAAAATATTGATCCACAAAAACTTGAAGATCAATTGTTAGGAGTAACTGATAAGGATCTTAAAGTAAAAGTCGAAGCAGATACATCCGATGCAGAAAATGATATTCAAAGTCTTGAAAATCTCGAAGGAAGTTCTATTACTATCAATGCAGACGTTTCTACAAATGGTGGTGTTGAAGAATTACAAGATTCTCTTGCTTCTATTCCTCAAGGAGTATCTACTACTGTGACATGTGATGTAGAAGGCGAGTCTGATGTAGATAATTTGGAGTCTTCTATGGAGTCTATCCCGGATAATACTCCTGTTACAATCGATTGTCACGTTGAAAATCAAGATCAACTTGATCAGATTAACCAAAAGGCAGACGAACTTAATGCCAATGGAAAACAAATAAAAATCAACGCTACTGTTGGAGAAGTAAAAACTGATGGAGCAACTTCTAATACGCCTATAAATGTAAAAGGCAATGTCACAGAAGTTTCAGGAAACCCCTCTGGCACTGTAGATATAAAAGGCAACGTCACTAAAATCTCAGGAAACCCTTCAGGTACAGTCGACGTCAAGGGTAATGTTACATCTGTTACAGGTAATCCATCAGGAACAGTAAATGTCAAGGGAAACATCACAGGTATAACAAACGAAGATGCAGTAAAAGGTAAGGCTAATTATACAGTAGGACATTCACCAAAGAAAGTTCCTGATGCAAGCGGAAAAGCTAATTTTGGCCTTGGAAAACATCCCGAAAAAGCCCCTGATATTTGGGGTACAGCTCATTATACTGGGGATTTCCCAACATCAGCTCCCACCCTTTCTGGTACTGTAGTATATCACGCACAAATTCTAGGAGCACCTTCTGGCGCAAAATCAGTTGCAACAGGTACAATGCTCTCTCCTGCTCATGCTTCAGGTACGGCTTATAATGTTTTAAATATGAAGCGACTCTCTCCTGCTCATGCCGGAGGAAATGTTGCTATCAAACATAATGAACAAGCTCTTGTAAATGAAGTAGGTACAGAATCTATTGTTCGTAATGGTGTATGGTCACTTCTTCCAGGCGGAGCACATCTTGAGAATTTAAAACAGGGAGACATTGTATTCTCTGCTTCTCAGACAAAAGATCTTCTTGAACATGGACGTACAGCTGGACATGCACGTGCTTATGCAGAAGGCACTGCTTCTCTCACACATGCTTATGCTCGTTCTTCTGCTGCTAATGGCGGTGGAGCTTTTGGCGGAGTTAGAACAAGAACTACCACTTCAAACCAGTCATCTAGTTCTAATAATTCAAATAATAATAATGCACTTCAAACAATCGCAGATAATACAGATTCAATTGCGGGAAGTTCACAGCAAACAGCAGACAACACTTCGAATTGGGAAGATCCATGGAAGAATGCAGTAGACTGGTTCGAACGGTATAGCACCAGAATAGATAATAAGTTGGATCTAAATAGTGCTATTTCTGATAATTATCAAGGAAATAAATCTAATAAGAAAAATCCATTTAGTATTGCTACAAAAAATAGCACTTTAGATTATTCTATTGATACAATCAAAAAAGAAATTCCAAATTATCAAAAACAACGGGATTATTATGCTTGGCAAGCTGAGGCTTATGGAGATAAAATTGGTCTTTCTCAGGATCTACGTAAATTAGTTCAGGAAGGTAAAATCCAGGATATCGAAATTTACGATGAAGATACAAAATCTAAAATTGAAGCATATCAGACATGGTACGATAAAGTTCATAGTGTTGAATCTTCTATTGAGGATCTAAAATCTAAAGAAGCGGATCTTTGGAACCAAAAATTCAGTAATATTACTGACCGTTATGATGCATTAAAAGGTATTTACTCAGGAAAGAATGATATTCTTAGTGCAACAAATGATTATCGAAAAGAAACAGGACAATCTGAATCTTATAAATCGGTATACGCAAATAATATTAGAGCGCAAAGAACAAATCAAATCAAGCAGAATGCTATTACTGCTGAGGAAATCAAAAAATATCAGGCAGAGTTAAGAAGTCTTGGAAAAGAATATGGCACTCAGTCTACTATTTATAAGGAAGCGCAGTCTACTCTTCTTGATCTAAATAAGGAATATCAAGAAGGGAAAACAGCTGTAAGAAATTTCACAAACCAGCTTAATGAGTTAAAATTAAAAGATCTTCAAAATGTAATTGATAGATATGATAACGCTTCTGATAAACAATCTTCTTATCGCGACTGGAAAGATGCTACACATTTCAAAGGAACATCCGGTGTTACACAGAATGATTTACTAGAGGGCATTAAAACTAATGACAAACTTATTGATGCCATATCTGCTAGAAGGGATGAGGTTCAGCGTCAAATGCTTGGACTTTCCACGAGTTCTGATGATTATCGAACATTGGCAGACGAGCTTGCACAATTAGACGAAAGGACTGCAAACATTGCTAAAAACAATGCAGAATTACGTCAGCAAGCAACTCAGTTACGTACAGACCAATATGATAAAGCAATAGACAAACTTGAGCGTATCACAACTGACTGTGAAAATATTCAGAGTATGATGGATTCAGACACATTTTTATCTGATGACGGATCTCTTACTACAAATGGTCTTACTAATATTGCTTTAGAAAATCAGTCTATACAGACTAATCAGAAAAAAATTGCCACATTAAAGCAGGAATTAGCAGAAGTTCAACAAATGTATGACAATCATTGGATGACCGAGGAACAATTCTTATCTCAGAGCCAACAGATTATTTCTGATATTAATTCTGCGGCGAAAGATATTTCTTCAAGCCAACAAAATTTAATCGATACATATATTAATCAGATTACAAAAGAGAACGAATATTTACAAGACAATATCTCTAAACGTAAAGAAGCTCTTGAGGCCAAAAAGGATTATTATGATTATGATAAGACTATTAAGAATAAGACAAAAGATATCAATGTAATCAAAGCACAGATTGCTGCTCTTGAGGGAACAACAAACGCCGTTGCGAAGGCAAAATTAGAGCAACTTAAAGCAGACCTTGTAGATAAGCAAGAAGATCTCGAAGATACCAAGTATGACCATAAGATTGATATGGAATCTAAAGGCTATGATAATCTTGCAGATCAGGCAGATAAGGCTTTGGATTCTACTACACAGGCAGTTAAAACCAATGCCGATATGCAAAAATCTGTTATCGATAATATGCTTAAGGAAGTACAAGGCAATTACAAGGATGTATATGATAATATTACAAACATTGTAAAAGATTCTGGTGCTCAAATATCTAAAGAATTTGATAGCATTCTTAAAAATATTGGAAACGGCAAAGGTAATTTTACTGTTACTGTTACAAGTAAAGCTAAATCTTCTGTAGGGAAAACAAAAATTTCTAATGCTCCTGGAGTTACTGGACGAGGAAAGACTTCCGGAGATAAGAAAGTAAGACGAACTGCTAAAGACGGAAGCTCTGCAAATAACGCTGCCGATGAAAATGGTACAGATCGACAGGCAACACAAGCTGTTACTGCTACTCCGAAATCTATATCTATAGGTGTTGGAAATAGCGCGACTGTGAAAATTGGATTTAAGCCGACAAATGCTACCTATAAAGATTTTACATACGAAGTTTCAAAAAAAGGAATTGTTTCAATTTCTAAAGGTAAATCTTCTATTACTGTAAAAGGCACGGCGGTTGGCAGTGTAAAAATTACTATCAAAGGTCATGGCGCAGGATGTAAATCTACGACTGTTTCTGTAAAAGTCTTAAAAGATGGAGCCAAACATACAACAATTGCAAAAAACGTAGCAAAATCTATGAGAACATCATTAGACACCAATGATGTTACTAAGATTCTAAATGCTACAAGCGGTAAAAAAACGGTAAAAGAAGTTGAATCATACGTAAAACAATATGTTATTCAAAATAAAAATAATAATGTAACAAAAACTGCATTATCTAAGTGGTTTAAAGCTCTTCCAGCTTTTAAAGGTGATGTTTCAAAAGTTACTGGTATCGTTACAAAGCATTTAGCCCAAAAAGGCAAAAAAGCTACCGTTGCTGATATTCAAAAGGCTGCATCTATTCTTGGATATAAGGATTATAAAAATGTGGCCAAATGGAGTACTACTCAGAAAAACGCACTCGTATCTAAATTAAAAGGATATGGATTTGCTAATGGTGGAATCATTCGTAATCTGATTCCTGCTAATATGAGTACATTATTTGGTGATGCTATTATGAAAAATGGCGATACAGGTCTTATATCTGCTCGACAGGGAGAAACTGTATTAACAGAGAAGTTCACAAATATGCTCGAACCAACTGTGACTGCTATGAACGCATTTACAGATATGTACCAGAAAATGAGCGCTCCTAATGTAAGTAGTGTTCCAACTCAGCAACAAAATATATTCCAGCCAGAGTATAATATTAATATTACTGGAATGGATCTAAGCAAGGCTACTGAACTGAAAAAGGTTATTCGAGGGGAACTCAATAATCATGATAAAGCACTTGCAAAAGAATTTAAAAAGTTCAGTTAATTATTCGATGCACAATGGGGTCAAATCTATTGTGCATCATTTATATATGATTTAAATGCAATTCGAAAAGAGAGGTGAGAAAATGTTAGAATTTGAATTCAATGGGCACAAATCAAGTGAATTTGGTGTAATTATTTCAGAAATACAAGAAAATGACACTATGTTATCAAGAAATATTATTTTGGGACAAAAAAATAAATATCATGATTGTGAAAATAATTTTGGTACGACTTATGATAGCAATTACTCTTTTAATATCAAATTATTAAAGAATCCTTGTAAAATATTGCATGCTGATATTTCAAAGCAAATTACAAATGTTATAAACGGGGAAGCTTCCGTCGAACAAGGTTTATTAATTTTTGATCATGGAAATCTTTTGCCAAATATTTCTATTGAAAAAAATAATGCAAATACAGATGAACGATATTTGGATTTTCCAGATGAATATTATAAAGACCTTGATCATAATATTTTTAGTTTAGATGGCACAGATTATTTTACATCAAATGATGTTCGTAAAATCAATGCATGGCTCACTTCCCCACAATTTCCTAGATTGTTTAGATTTTTGCAAAATGGATATTTTAAAGAAGATATTGAATACTTTGTAACGGTAACATCTATTGAGACAGAAAATATTGGGAAGCCCTACTCTCTCTCTTTTACGATCACATGTGATAGTCCATATGGATACACACCAGAAATCGTAAAAGAATTTAATATAAGTGTTATTGATCGTGATTCCGTAGAATCTTTTTTCAATAATACGGATTGTAGAGAAGAATATATATATCCGCTTATATATATTAATCCATATGATGATGGAAAACTTATTATAAAAAATAGATCTGACCAAAATAAAACATTAACTATATCAAATTTGAAAAAGAACAACTCATTTTATATAGACTGTAGTAAATACAAAATATATAAGAAACAAGAAAATGGAGAAAAAATACCAATCCCATTTAGTCAATTTAGTCTTACACCAAATATGTATTGGCCTAGATTGGTTTTTGGACGTAATATTTTTAATTTTGATGGAACCGCAATTATTAAAATAATATATCGTGAACCTCGAAAGGCTGGTGTTTTCGCATGACGACATTGGTGCATAATTATGATATATATAATAGAACGGAACCTTCACTCATCTACCTAGCTAAACCTGGAAAACGATTATATACCGTACTCAATGGTGTGGATACATCTACCGCAAATATTAAATGGAGGACCAATGATACTGCAGAGCTTACTTTCACAATAAACAAATATGTTAACGGGGAGCTTCTTCCAGAATTTGGTGAAGTAGATGAAATGATGGAACTCTACTGTTCTGGAATTTGGTTTAAAATTGTGGATCCTCCATCTATCGATAATGATAGTTATCAATGTACAAAAGAAGTAACTGCTGAATCTTATGAAATCGGTTTGTCACAATATACATTAAATGAGTTTAATATTAATAATGGTGAAGATAGTGCTTATAATCTTATATATAAAAAGAAAATGGATAAGATTGAAGCTATTGAAAAGTATCCAGATCGTAAAGATGATCAGGAATTCATTGATAGTTATGATTCTGGAAAGTACTATAGCGTAAAGCTGTATGATCCTGATTATGAGGAACTAAGTTTTCTTGATCTAGTCTTAAAACATGCAGATGTTCCTGGATGGAAAGTCGGAACAGTTGATCATCTTGAAGAAGCGATAGCAGCTAATAAAAAGGCCGAAGCAGAAACAGATCCGGAGAAAAAGCAAGAACTTTTATCTGAGGCGGCAAAAATGCTTCCTAATAGAATTTGTAACTTTCAGGTTGATGATAAATCCGTATTTTCATTTTTGACACAGGAAGCAGCAACCGCTTATGATTGTGTATTTGAATTTGATACAGAAAATATGTTGATCAATGTTCATGATATTGCTGATTTTGGAAAAGATACAGATATCATTATTGGATTTCGTAATATTCAGAATAAAGTATCCATGTCACGTGATGATAGTATGGTTACTCAATTCTATGTAGATGGGCTTGATGATTACGGAATAGATCAAGCAAACTACGGAAGCTCGATATTGACCGATCTCTCCTATTTTGCAAGGGAGCCATATATGGATGATAGCCTTGTAAAGAAATATAAAGAATGGGCAGATTACAGATATAATGAAGACAATATTAAATCTTATATGGAATTATCCAAATCATATAATAAACAAAATGAAATATTGGCAGAACTAAGAGATCGTGTACCGACTGATACAGTAGAAAATAATTGGTTTGAATCTAAAATTGATGATTTGATTACGGCATACAATGATAATGTTGCGATTATCAATGGGTTACAATCTCTATATGTAGATGAAGATGGAAACACAGATCTTCAGGCATTAAAAAATAGTAGCGATTGGTCTATGTATGAATCTATCATGAATTATACTCTTCCGGCCATTGTAGCTGCAATCCAAGCAAAGGACGAAGATGATAAAAAAGATATCAGCGATAAAATAACGGATAATAATGTCATTAAGTTTTCAGAGTATGGAAACGGTAATCTTCTATCTAATGTAAATCCTGTTGTTATTGATACATACTGGATTCCCAATGGAATCGATCTTGCAGATATTAATACTGTTCTATTAGAGTATGATCCTACAAATTCAACAACTGGTTCTCCGTCTTATGGTATTACAAGAGGAATTCGTTTTAATAAGAAAAAAGATGGAGAATTTGGCGTAATTCAAAAGAAAATAAGCATCACCCCAGATAGTAAACATACTATTAGCTGTTTTGTTAAATCCGATGTTCCATGTACATTTCAACTTGGCTATAGAACAAATGGAGATAATTCTAGTTTTACCGTGCAAAAAATCAGCTTAAATGGACTGCAGACGGTTTGGCAAAAAATCTCTTATACATTTTCAACAAGCAGTCACTTAATTGATGTATGCTTTAAAAGTAATGGATCCTGCACGATTTGTGGGATGCAGCTTGAATTAGGTGAATCTGCCAAAAAGTTTGGATATTTTATTCAATCCGAAGATGCTATGAAATCTTATGAAACAGATTGGAAATTATATGGTATTGATGAGCTTGAAACGAAAATTTCTACATATAAAAAATGTATGGAGACTCTTGAAAAAGGAGGACTTAACAAACCATATCAAGAAGGTACAGATTATGAAGAAGACTATGCCAATCAGATGTACCAGACATATGATGATTATAAGAAATTAAAGGCCCAAGCAGAAGCAGCTCTTAAAGAAAGACAAGCTGAATATGATGCAGCCAGAAAACCACAGGATGAAGTTCAGTCAAAACGTATAAAATTCGCAGAGGCTGTTACCTGGGAAAAATATGGAAAAGAATATAATAATATCTATACAGATTGTAATCATGAACATATTTATTCTAAGTTTACAGAAGAAGAATTATTAATTCTTAAAACATTGACACGTCAAGCAACTTATTCTAATGAGAATATCATCACTACTTCTCTTACTACTACAGAATCTGCTGTAGATAAATGTAAAGAATTATATGACGATGCTGTAGATGAATTATATGCAGAATCACATCCTCAATATGAATACACAGATGAAGTCGAAAATATTTATGCTCTTCCGGAATTTAAAGAGTATCATGATCAGCTGAATATCAATGATTTTATCTACTTAGAGACAGATGATAATGAATATGTAAAACTCCGTGTAACAGAAATATCCTATAATCCTTGTGATATGGATGAATCTATGGATATTACATTCACAAGTCCTACTATATATAAGACAAAACGAAATGATTTTAATAAAATTCTTGACGCAGCAATAAATAGATCTTCTCACGATGGTGGAACTGTACAGGGAGTGAACAAAATTTCTGATACGTCTAGTTATGTGATCAATTCTGATGTAATTCAAAGATTATTTGCGAACCCGGTATTTTCTACTAAAACAACCGGAATGACAACTGGTAATTCGGGAGATATCACTGCGAATAAAATTGTGACACAGTTATTGAATGCAGATGAAGGTATTATCAAGAAATTAACTTCCGAATTAGTCTATTCCGATTATATCAAAGCAAAAGAACGATATTCTATATATAATAAAAATTCTGAAGAATATCAAGATATTATTTGGTATGATGAATCAGATTATGCCAATAGTCTAAAACTTGGTTTAATGGGAAAGGTTATTGGAACCATAAATCCATTGAACGCTTATTTAGAATTTAAAGATCAGGACGATACTATTTATATACATGGAAATTTAGATACTTCATCAAACAGAATTTTATGTTCCGAATTACAAGTGCCAAATAATACTAATTTAACTGGAACTATATCTTTAGAACCGTCTCAAGGAAAAATAATAATGAATAATGTTATGGTGGACGCTATAAAGAATTGTCATTCTCATAATCAAATTCAGACTAATACTCTTGCATTACGCATAAATAGTACAAATATTTCTATGTATCAAGATCCTGATGCAGGATGGCAGCCATTAGGAACAAATACTTATACAGATAGAACCCAGGCTCCTTCTTTAGGTACAAATTCTAATATGTATAACAGTTTGTATCTTGCAGGAGGGATTCAGTCTTTGGGTACATATAATGTAACGACTAGCAGCGGAAATTCTATTTATGTTACAAAAGAAGGATATATCCGAAAGTATGTTGCGTCCTCTTCTTCTATGAGCTTAAAAAATCATATCAAAGAAATATCTTATGACGATGCAAAACCTTTATTAGATTCTCGTATATTTTCATTTAGATATAATTCGGAACTATATTCTTTAGAAAATCAGGAAGAATCAAAAAAAGATCGATATGGGTTTATTCTCGAAGATCTTGAAAAAACATTCCCAATGGCAGTCGAACATGATGAAGATGGATTACCCTCTTCTTGGTGTTTGCAAGTTGTGGTTCCAACGCATTTAGCAATTACAAAAGAACATGAGCATGAAATTAAGCAGCTAAAAATAGAAAATGAACAGCTTCGAAAGGAGCTTGACTTATTAAAGGAGGAAATTCATGAAATTTCAAAAAATTAAAGTAAATGATGATAAAACATATTCCTGTTTTTATATCCATAAAGTCGATAGTAGTTATATAGAATTTTGTATTGTCGGAGATGATATTGCGGCAGTCAAAGATAGTTTTTCAAAAATTCATGAACTTACAACATACAATGAAGACGGAACTGTTAATTACATCTCAAATCAGTATAACAAAATGACAGATGTTCGTATTTTTTTTGAATATATGGAATTGAAACTTGAAGAGATTGAAGACGAATCAGTCCTTACAGAAGTTGACAAAACTACATTAAAAGAAAATCCAAACGCAGAGAGATGGTTTGGTGGTATTCAGGTAAAAATTATTGCGTATGATGATATCAAGGATCAGGTAAAAGAAATTAGAGAAACATTAAAAATTGATGTGGATACATCAGCTATGAATCTTGATGATTATAGAAATTATATAATTGCTCAGATGTCAGATGCATGTTCTGCTGCTATTGAAAAAGGCGCAGAGGTTAAAACATCAAAAGGTGAAATTCAATTCTCATACTCTCTTACTGATCAATCAAATCTTAAAACTCTTGTTATGTCCGCAGCGGGTAGCGATCTTGATTGCCCGTATTACTCTTCTGATTCTCATTGTTATATCCTGACAAGTGAAGATATTATTGCGATTTGGATTGCATGTGAATCTAATATCCTTGCACAGAGAGCTTATTATAATGCTCTTCTTGAGTATGTAAAAACGCTTTCAACTAAAGATGAAATTGCAAAAGTGACATATGGTATGGAACTTCCAGAAGAATATAAAAATAAAATGGAAGAATCTGCTGCTTGTGGACAGGCTATTATTCAAGCTACATTAGCAAAATATAAAGGAAATAATTCAGAAACTACAACAGACAATAAATAAGTGAAAAAATGAATAAAAGGAGAAATTTATATGAAAATGACAAACGGATTAATTGATGCACTTTTAACAGCACTCAGCCAGAAAGAATTTATTAGTGGAGCTACTAAACAGACTGGTTATGCAATCTATAGAAATTTACGGATTCTTACTGAAGAAAACAAAGATTATACAAAAATGATTGGCGAACTCTTGAAAAAATACGGAAAAGAAAATGAAAATGGCGGATATTACATTGATCAGGATGATAAAGACGCTATGGATGCATTTTACAAAGAGCTTGTCCCTATCTCAAATATGATCGTAGACGTAAATTTATATCAGATTGACAAAAAAGACTTTGATCTTCCTTATTGCGAAACTGCTACCCCTCAGCAGTATGCTCTAATCGAGGAGTGTCTTGTAAAAAATGAACCTGAATCAGATGAAAAGTGATTGGTGTGATATGAAAAATGGATATTAAAAATTTCATAAAATATTTATTGCTATTTACATTCTCCGGATATATATATGTATGTCTTGAAATATTATTTCGTGGTCGAAGCGATATCACTATGATGTTCTGTGCATCTATCTGTGTTATTCCAATGGTTATATTAAACAACAAATTCACATATGAAATGGATTTTTTATTACAAATTATCCTATGTACTATATTTGCCACGATTATTGAATTTATATTTGGAATTATTTTTAATACAGATTATCACATTTGGGATTACAGGAATATGCCTTTAAATTTATATGGAATGGTATGTTTGCCATTTTCATTTTTATGGATGTTTATAGCATCTTTAGTAATTCCTCTTATGGATTGGATAGATTATTATATTTTTAATTATCGTCCGGATACAAAACCATATTATAAAATATTTGGTAAGAAAATATGGCAAATGAAATAAAGTAATTATGGAAGAGGCTGGCTCGTGCGGTCTCTTCTGTTTTATATAGAAAAGGAGGTCAAAATTAATGGCTGACTTAATTGTAAAATCAGAAGAAATAATCGATGGTGTTAAACTTGATGATAATTCTATTGGTTATTTTAATTATAAAACATTAGCAAATAAGCCTAAATCAGATGTTACTTTAGCTAAAGCTGGATGGTTTGCTGACTCAGAAATTGTTGGAGAAAAATTCGATCTAATTTTTGATGATAATGACACTCATTCAAAAGAAAATCCCGATGTTAAGGATGAATTTATAAGTAAAATCATAAATAAAAATCCTATTAGATCTGTAAATTATGATGGACCACTTTCTGGTAATGGTTATAGTACAAAAGGAGTTTTTGTCGATTTAAAAGAAGGCTTTATACATACGCCAGGATTATATACTACAAATTCAAAAGCTTATATACGTGGCGATATAACAGCTACAAATCTAACATTAAATGATGGAGTAACAATTCCGGCAAGTAAAATAGATACATTACATAAGGTTGCTACATCTGGAAATTATGAAGATTTAAATAGCAGACCTGTGGTATTAGAGTTAGATCATGCTTATGGCAATTTAACAGATAAAGAATTACCTGGAATATCAGTCACATCTGATGGTAAATTAACTGCAAATAATGCTGATCTTAGCGGAATATTTGCCGGGACATTTAATGGCAAAGCAAATATTTCTAGTGGGAATATTGGCGGAGTAACTATTAATGAAGATGGGAAGTTAATTATTCCAGCAGATCAAATTACAGGATTAACAAAATTAACTGGTGAAAAAGGTGAAATTGATTTAAACGCTGGAACATTTAATTTCGGATTAAATAATTTTGTTTTTAATAATGATCCCATAAATAGTGATGGTGGTGCATTCTTTATTATTCGTCCAACTGGGGAAGAAGCGGTTTCTGCATGGATGGACAATACAAATACATTATATTTTAAAAAAGAAGTAGATAACGATTATTATCAATCTTCTATATCAACAACAACATTAGGATTCTTAACAGACACGGATTCATCTAGTTACTCAATAAATAAAATATCATTTACAAATAATAATACTACTTGTTCAATTGTATTTGATGGAAAAAATATTAAACTAGATAGCCCTCTTTTCTTAGATCATTATGAAAGAGCGCAATCTGAAACTAATAGAATTTGGCGTAGGCCAATAGCCTCTGTAGGGTCTGATGGATTAAATATTGGTTATATGAAAGCTAAAACAAGTTCTGGGGGAACAAAACAGGTTGCCATCAAAGGTCAATGGGGAAAAGAGGACGTAAACGGAACCCCGATAAGTAATCAAGGCGTATGGGATAGTGGATTACAATATATCAATATTGACTCCACCTCTGATATACGTCTTAAGGAAAATATTAAAGATTCTACTATTTCTGCATTACCGGTAATTATGGATATGAAAGTTCGTGAATTTGATTGGAAAGAAACGAAAGTTCATCAGTCGCTTGGTTTAGTCGCTGATGAAATCGAGGAGCTTGATCCTCTCCTAACTATTGGAGGAGGTTATGAAAGCGATGGATCTATAAATATTAAAAGTATCGACCGTCTTTTATTAACAGAATATGCGATTAAAGCGATCCAAGAGCAGCAAAATATTATTAACAAACAACAGAAAGAAATCAATACTTTAAAACAAGTTTTAAATATAAAATAAGGAGGTGCGATTATTGTACACTCTAAAAATTTCAGACGAAAATACAGTGACTACAACTGTAAAAGAAAAAATTGTAGAACGCAGTAATTATGTTGACAAAATTCAAATAATTGTAGATCGTTTGTATCGAGAGCAAATTGATATGAGCAATGATACTACTGTATGGATGAAATACAAATTACCTATTACAAATAAGATTAAAATGACACAATTAGTAATTAATAATTCAGCTTACGAAAATGATTATATTCAGTATCTTATTCCTGCGGACGCCTATCTTACAGCTGAGGCTGGAGATATCGAAGTATCATTCACATTTCTTAAATTAATTCAAAATGAAGATGAATCTACTACTTCTTATATTCGTAAAACCACATCTGGTGTTATTCATATTTCTCCTCTTGCAGAATTTGACAAATATGAACCTTCCGAAATGTTTGATGAAATCGATCAAAGACTTCTTATGCTAATTGCGAAACAGAAGGATCTTGAATCATTAAATAAATCTATTTATAACAATATGATTAAGGATGTTCGATTAGATACAGAAAAAGAAAAGATTACACTTGTCAATAAAGAAGGCGAAGATACTGGAGACGGAATTCAAGTATCAGACCTATCTACAATTGTATCCAAAGACCTTATTGGAAAAGATCCGGACGGAAATCAAGATGGCGTTATTGATTTGGATAAAGTTCCAGATCTTCAAAGCCTAGATTTATTATTAAAATAAAAGGAGTATGCTATGTCATTTAAAGATTCAAAGGAAAAAATAATTACGGCTAACTCAGCACAAATAGCATCTTTGACTGCTGACTTAGCCGAATCCGTAGAAACAAATGATAATTATGAGACAGTTGATGGATACGACTATTATCCACAATATTCTGATAATAAATATTCTACGGTTGATAATAATAAAAATATAACTATGGACGCCACTCAAATTAATATCACACAAGAATCTAATAGTCAATTCATTCCATTTCAGATTCCAAGATATTATGATGGTATTGACCTTTCCAATATGACTATTTGTATTCGATATGCAGATAGATTGAATGGTGATATTGTTGGAGAGTATCCAGTAATTAATGTAATTCGAAATGATACATATATTCGATTTGGATGGTTGATTGATGACAAATTGACACAAAATGCTGGTGATTATATTTTTGAAATACGTGCCACAGGACAAGTACCTGTATCTGATAATAAACTTGTTAATTATGCATGGAGTACAAGACCAAACGGTAAAATCAATGTATTACAAGGTATTAATATTAACGGGGCAATTGAACCATCTGATTCTGGATGGATGACGGCATTTGAAAAAAGAATTATTAACTATACAGAAGATGCTAAAAACGCAGCAAAACAGGCCGCTGCTTCTGCTTCAAGTGTGGATGTCGACAATATTGCAAATTCGGTTATTAATAAAGTAACCGATAATTTTAATAAAACGTCTTCTTTAGAAAACTATTATACAAAAAGCGAAATCAATGATCAAAAATCCGGAATAGATAATAGTCTTTCAAATATTAATTCGGAGATTAATAATGTAAAAGAATCTATACAAAATATTGATGGATTAGCCAACCTTGATGTCTCATATAACAAAGAAAATCAGAAGCTTTCTTTATTATATAAAGATTCAAAGAAAGAAGTCGCCAATGCTATAATTGATATTGACAGTCTTTCAAAACTACAAGTAAGATATACAACTTCTGATGGAAAAGGCGTATTAAGTTTTTATCAAGAAAATATTGAAGATCCAATTACATCTGTAGAATTAGGATCTATTGATCCATCTGCTGAATGGATATCTTCACATATTACTCCGATTAGTAATAGTATTAATTCTATTCAAAAACAGCAGACAGAGGATGAAAAGAAAATCACAACACTGACATCTTCTGTAAAGGAAATAAAACGTGCCAATACAAATCGCGACAATAAGATTAAGACCAATGAAGATGCTATTTTGGAGATAAGAACATCTGTAAGCGAAATTCCACAACTCAAAGAAAGCGTATCTCAAGCAACAAATACGGTTGCAAATATGAAACAGACTGTTGACGGAAATAAAGAAGCCGTAGATACTTTAGGAACAAATTTTGATGACTTAAAAAAAGAAGTCGATAAACTAAAAGAAAATCCGGCAGCTTCAGAATATGATGTAAATTATGAAGGAAGCACATTTTCATGGATTAAGGATGGAGAAGTGTTAAAAACATTTAAGATAGAAGGTGGCGGTGGACAGACTACTACTTCTACTTTAACCATAGAACGTATTACTCAGGCAGATGCTATTTTCTTATTGGGGAATAAAGCTATTATCGAATATACTTGGTCATCTGTGGATAATGTTGGTGATTCTACTGGAATAGGCACAGCGGTATGGAAAGTAGATAATACTACCGTATCTACTTCAACCGTTGGACAAGGTAAAAATAGCATTGATCTTACTAATTATCTTAAAACAGGAACAAATTCTATCAGACTGTCTATTACCGATAGCGTTGGTACCTTATCAACAAAAACTTGGACAATCACTATTGTTGATTTCAAACTTGAAAGTTCTTTTGATGATACACTCTTCTATTCTGATGAAGTATCATTTAGGTATATTCCATATGGAAATATTAATAAAACAGTACATTTCATTCTTGATGGAAATGAATTAAGTTCTGTAAATACTTCTGCTTCCGGAAGACAGTTGTCTTATGTACTCACTAAGCAATCTCATGGTGCACATTCACTTAAAGTTTATATGACAGCTACTGTAAATAATCAAGATATCAAATCAGATACGATTATTAAAGATGTTATTTGGGTAGACCCAGATGATAGAACTCCTATTATTGGATGTTCTATGCAGGAATTTACTGCAAAACAATATCATGCTACAAGTATTAATTATGTTGTATATGATCCGGACCACAACCCGGCAACCGTAAAATTATCAGTTGACGGAAATACAGTATCTACTCTTTCTGTAAATCGTACACAGCAGATCTGGAGTTATAAAGCAAGCACTGTTGGAAAACATGATTTAACAATTTCTTGTCGAAAAGTAACAAAGATACTTAAGGCTACTATTAAAAAACTGGATATTGATGTCGAGCCTATCACAGCAAACCTTGAGTTTGACTTTAATCCAGTAGGATTATCAAATAATGATGTGAATAGATTATGGAAAGATAGCAAACATCCAGAAGTCACACTTACTGTATCCGATAATTTTGACTGGACAAATGGTGGATATCAGATTGATGACAAGGGAGATCAGTATTTTTGTGTAAAAGCAGGAACAAAAGCCACCATAAACTATAATTTGTTTGGGAAGGATCCTAAACAAACTGGTTCCGAATTTAAGATAATCTTTAAAACTAAAAATGTAAGAGACGCATCCGCAACATTTTTATCATGTATTTCTGCATCAGATGATAAGCCAGTTGGATTGGAAATGAATGTACATGAAGCGTATATCAAATCTTCTGTGGACAATCTATACTTCCCGTACAGCGAAGAGGATGTCATCGAATATGAGTTTGATATTAATGCTCTTGATACTAAAAAAGCCACCACTTCTATAATAATGACATATGAAGATGGCTGTGGCGGAAGACCAATGATTTACGATAATACACATAGATTACATCAGTATACTCCAGTCCCTATCACCATTGGATCCGATGATTGCGATGTGTGTATCTATAGAATAAAGGCATATTCTGCAGCTTTAACAGACTCTGATATATTAGCAAACTATATTGCCGACGCAAGAGATTCTGATGAAATGGTTGCTCGTTATGAACGGAACCAGATATATGATGAAAATAATACTCTTACCCCGGATTCTGTAGCAAGAGCATGTCCTAATGTTAGAGTTATTAAAATTGAAGCTCCGTACTTTACAAATGACAAAAAGGATTTTGTAAAAGGAACTTCTGTAGAATGTATCTATAAGAACGGTGATCCAAAATTAGATAATTGGAAATTCAATAATGCATATCATGCAGGACAAGGTACTACTTCAAATGAGTATGGATTTGCAGCAAGAAATATGGATTTAATTTGTTGTGCCGATGGTGTACATCAAATCAATAGCAAAATTCCTCTTGATACAGAATACAAAACAGAACTTATCCTTGGAGATGGAACAAAATATTCTGATGGTACTGGTAAAATTACATTAACACGTAACTCTGTGCCTAATAACTGGCTTAATATTAAAACAAATGTAGCTAGTTCTGAAATGTCTAATAATGCTCTTCTGCAAAAAAGATATAATGATTATCTTCCATACTCTACTCCTGCTTCTCGTAGAGACCCAAAGATTAAAAATAGTATGGAGTTTGTAAATTGTGTTGTTTTCTTAAGAGAGACTAATGCAGATATATCTACACATAGAGAATTTTCAGATAACGAATGGCATTTTTATAGTCTGGGAAATATTGGAGATTCTAAAAAAGCGGATGTGACCAGAGCTTATGATCCAGATGATATGAACGAATTTTGTATTGAAATCTCTGATAACACTCTTCCAAACTCTGCATTCCAGACAGGAGTAATGGATCCTGATGGAACAATGAAATATCCTATTTCTAAAGAAGAATGGAAAACAGGGAATACTGCATATGATAATCTTTATAATAATTGGGACGGATCATTTGAGTTTAGATATGATTGTTGTGGAGACACAAAGGATGGATCTGCCATTTCTACCGACGCAGAAAAAGAAAAAATCCGTACAAAGAATCGTCAGATATGGAGAGATTTTTATGAATTTGTAATTACTTCTTCAGATGATGATTTCAAAGCACATATTAGTGACTGGATGATTAAAGATGCTCTTTTATATATGTATCTGTTCACTCTTAGATATACTATGATTGATAATAGAGCTAAGAATATATTCCCACATTGGGCTAAACATTATATTTCTCAAACAGAAGCTTCTACCTTAGGTGAGAAAGCAAAATATTATATAATAAACGATTCTGCGGCAGCTATAAATAATGGTTATAGATTTGATTTTTGGGATTATGATAATGACACAGGTTTAGGCATTAATAACTCAGGAGAGTTAACAATGTCATATGGCAAAGAAGATACTGATTATAAGACAGATGGCGATCCGAATTCAGGGTATATCTTTAATGCAGCTGAAAGTGTAATATGGTGTAGAACCAGAAAATTAATGAAATCAGATCTCCGTAAAATGTATCAATCACTTCCACAAAATTGTTTTAGCGCAGAACATCTTATTAATGAATTTGATGCTTGGCAGAATCAATTCCCAGAAGAACTTTGGAGATTACATTTTGAAAGACTATATTTTAGAACTTATGAAGGAGTTACACTGCCTGGTAAAACAGAAGTAACAAAAACAGACCGATTCCTTAAAGAAATGATGAACGGTAAGAAAAAATACCAGCGTAGACAATGGGAACGTGATCAGCATTTCTATATGGGAAGCAAATTTATACATACCGATATTACTTCTGACCAGATTATGTTTAGATGTAACACTCCAAAAGATGCTGTAGTAAAACCGGATTATACATTAAAGATTGTGCCGTATTCTGACATGTATGTATCGGTATTATATGGCAACTCTTCTGATGTTACTCAGGTACGTGCTAAAGCCGGACAAGAATATGAATTAAAAACTAATCTTACAAACATGGATGATACTGCAATTCTTATTTATGGCGCATCCAGAATTCAGGCACTTAATGACTTGTCTGCATGCTACATCCATGATAATGACTTCTCTAAAGCTTCTAAATTAAAGACTCTTATTATAGGAAACAATACTGAGGGATATCAAAACTCATTCTTAACAAATCTTAATATGGGCAATAATACTTTGCTCGATACTCTTGATATTCGGAATTGTCCAAATCTTACAGGAACTATTAATTTATCAGCCTGTGAAAATCTTATAAGTCTTTATGCAGATGGAACTATCGTGACATCTGTATCATTTGCAAATCATGGAAAGATTACACATGTACATCTTCCGGAGACAATTAATAATCTAACATTCCAGAATCTTAAAAATCTTACAGATTTTAATATCGCATCATATAAGAATCTCGAAAAATTCATATGTGAGTCGTCCACATTTGACGCATTTAGTGTTGTTAAAGCGGCAATCGATACTCTTAAATCTGTTAGAATCACAGATATCAATTGGAATCTTGAAAACACAGATTTACTTAAAAAGTTAGCGAAGTTAATTGGCGAAGATGAAAATGGTTCTACTACAGATCATTCTGTTCTTACTGGTCAGATTCATGTTCCGGTAATCAGAGCGCAGGAGCTAAAAGAATTTATTGGTACGGAAGAAGAAAGAGGAATTTGGCCAGATCTTGAAATTACTTATGATTCTATGATTGAACAGTTTACTCTTACTTTTATAAATGATAATGAGGAACATACAGTACTCGAAGTGCAATATGTTGATAAAGGTGCAGATGGAACAGATCCTGTTACACGAAAAGAAAATCCAATAGCAACTCCTACAAAAGCAAGTACGCAAAAGGAAGACTTTACTTATAAAGGATGGGATGGATCACTTGAAAAAGTGTTCTCTAATCGTATTATTACGGCAGTATATACGAGTACAGTCCGCAAATATACAATTAAATATTGCTCAAAAGGTTATGATGGACCACTTTATACAGTAAGTGCACCTTATGGTACTATTGCTGAATATAAAGGAGACGTTGAAATTCCTATTTATACGGGTGAAGAGTCTGCGTATAAATTCTACTTATTTAAAGAATGGGACAATTCAGGATATGTAACCAGAAACAAAACTATCAATGCTATATTCGACACCTGCGAATATCGAGATGGATACTTCAATGATAAAGATTTAAATAATCTTTCTGAAGTTGAGCTGTATGCTTTAATGAAGATGGGATTAGACGCATCATTCTTAGATGATAAAGATTATATGAATTTTACACTTGGAAATGATTGCAGTTTCGAAGATATTACAGAGCATGTAGTTATTAATACTCCGAAAGAATTTGATGGTACAAATTATGTTGACACAGGACTGAAATTATTTGAAAAAGATAAGAGTTTTACATTAGCTCTTGATTATGTATTCTCATCAAATAATTCTAATAATGCTACTCTCGCTCAGTGTTTCCAGGGTGATGGTTCAAATGGATTTAAACTATCCTATAATTCAGGAGTGCAACTTAAATGGGGAACCACAAATGCCAATCCGTCATCAACAGACCAAAGAGAAATCATAGTATTAAGACATATTGCAGGAGAAGAAAAACTGTATCTTTATTCTTCTAATGCTGCAAATAATAATGTTGCCGCTACTACTCTTTCTGCAATTCGAAGCCCGGAACATGAATATACATTTGTACTTGGATGTGAAAAATCTGATGTTGGTGCTTATTTGAGATATGCAAAAGGCACAGTATATTGGTGTAAAATTTGGGACGCAGATCTTGGCGACGAAAAATGCCAAGAACTTGCTGCTTGGGTTCATGAAACAATTCCAATGGAAGTTGCTAAATATGGTGATACTCAGGAATATTATCTTTCTGATGGATCTTCTAAACAGGCAAACATTACTTTCTTAGCAAAGAATCTTCTTGGTACAAGTAAGGGATACGGGGCAAGAAGTGGTGGATGGGCTACATCTACTATGAATAAATGGCTTAATACCAGACTTCCAAAAGCAATTTCACCATTATGGAAATCTCTTATCAAAGAAGTAAAAGTTAAATCATTCAATGGAGATAAAGCAAATACAATCACGGAATCCAATTGCAAATTCTACATCCCATCAATTTATGAAGTTGACAACAATTATAATCGCGAACCTTATAATGGAGAGACTGATAATACAATCAGTTATATGGTTTCTGATGAAAATCGTAAACGTGCGAAAGTCACTACACCAAATAAATATGAGGCATATTATACAAGAACTCCAAATGCGGAACAGTTTGGAACAGATTATGTCAAAACTGTAGCTGATGATGGTAACACACAGAATAGTTTTATTTGGCCGTCAAGTGATGCGGGAGTGCTTCTTATGTTCTCTGTTTTTGCAGATAGATTATAAAATAAGGAAGGGATATTTATTATCTCTTCCTACAAATAAAAAAGGTGATGTCAAATGTATTATAAAGTAATAAAAGATAATAAGGTGGTTGATGTATTATCTCATATCAGCTATGTTAAGTATCAAAAAAAACATGATATCTTATTATTATGTAATATAAAAGAAGCGCAAGCTGTATTAAGTTCTGATGGGAAACGTGGTTGGCACATCGAAGGATTATTCAATTTCCCATTAGATAATACAGTTTGCGAAATAAGTGAAATAACCAAAAAAGAATATGATGATTTAAAAGCGAGGTGACAAACAAAATGGCTCTATTACCAAATTGGTTTTCGGCCTCAACAAAAGCTATTGCTGAAAAGGCTCTTGATAGAGGGGTTTTAAAATATCCAGGCATGTGCTATATAGAAGAAACAAAAGAATTAGCCTGGATCACGCAAGACAATCAAATCAAATATATACTCGGAGATAACCAAATTACAAATGTTAAATTTGTTGGATCAAATCTCATGTTTTATTCTGGCACTACTCTTCTATTTTCTTATGATATGAGTCTTACTGAAGAGGACCAGGCGCACATCATCGAAGAAGTTAAAAAGTCTATTGGTCTTGACCAATATATAAAGACTTCAGATATGACAACTCTTTTAGACAATATCATAGGCAATCTCGAAGACAAGTCAACAGTTGTTGATTATATCAATAGTCTTTCTTACAATAAACTATCTGATAAGCCAATCGAAAATATGATTGGTACATTAAATGCTCCAGTTTATATTTCATCTCTTGAAGATGGTATATATAAAATAAAAGGCCAATATATTATTGGCGGCTCTAACACTACTGTCAATTCATCCCCAAATGATATCTTATTCTTCGTTTCTCACGATCCCGAAATTAATAATAAAATAACAGTTACGAAAATTGAAGGAACTTCTATAGTCCTTTACTTTTTAGATTCTGATGGAACATTTCGGACGGACAAATACATTACAGAAGGATGGATTAATGATCAGAATTTTATGAGCGCAGATTCTGTAAAAGAATATGTTAATCAGACAATTACAGAAACTGTTGCGGAAATTATTGACCAACAATTAGATATAAAACTTGACAGTGCGTTAGATAAAAAAATCAGTGGTATATCCACTGAGGATCTAAATAATATTTTTTCAAATTAAAGGAGGAAGCTTATTATGGCTAAATTACAATTCGCTACACTTTCTAATCTTACTGAGTTCCTGTCACTTCACAATGTTCAGATTGATGCAAAAATTTCTGATGCAGTAAAAAGTTCTATTAAAACTGTATCCCAGTCTTCAGACGGATACACACTGTATTTCTACACAAAAACTGCTCCTGTAACAGTTGATGATGCTGTATTCACAATTACTCTTCCAAAAGACAAAGCAAAAGCAGACAAGGTAACTGGTGCTGTTAATGGACATCTTGCAGGATTGGATGCAAATGGAAATCTTGTAGATTCTGGTAAATCAGTGACAGATTTTGATATTGCCGGAGCCGCTGCTACTGCCAAAACAGAAGTAATGGCATATGTTGGTACTATTCCGACCGGTGCAAAAGCTAAAGATGTAGTTGCATATATCAAAGAAGCTGTACAGGCTGGGACATATGATGATTCCGCATTAAAAGCAAGTGTTTCTCAAAATACAACAGCGATTGAAACACTTAATGGCACAGGCGATGGTTCTGTAAAGAAAGCAGTTGCAGATGCAGTAACTTCTATTATTGCAGGCGCACCAGAAAGCAGAGACACATTTAAAGAACTTTCAGATTGGATTGATTCTCATGCATCTGATGCGGCAACAATGAATAGTCAAATTAAGACAAACAAAGAAGATATTACAAAACTGAAAACATTAATCGGTACTCTCCCGGACACAGCAACATCTAAAGATATTGTAAGCTACATTGCTGAATATGTATCTAAAGCGCTTGCTGATTCTGATCTAAGTCAGTATGCAAAAGCAGATGATCTGAAAGCTGCTGTTGGTAGAATTGATGCTCTTGAGAAAAAGATCCCAACACTGGAAACTGCAGATAAAACAAATGCCGACAATATTACTGCTGTCTCAGGCAGAGTAACAACTGTTGAAGGTAAAGTCAAAACACTTGAAAACGATATGGCAACCGAAAAACCAAAGATCGCAGCTAATGCTACTGCTATTAAAGGATTGAAGGATCTTGTCGGAGATGGATACGAAGCAATTCCATCCGAAAAGATTAAAGCTCTTTTCGCAACTGAATAATTCATCATTTATTCTTTTATTAGCTCAATCACATCTGTTAATTCTAAATTATACGCATTACATATCGCAATAACAGCATTAAGATGAACTGGTTCGTTATTCTTCATTTTAAGTAAGGTGTTTCTACTAACACCACTCTTTTTTGATGCCGATAGCATAGATATGTTATTTTTAAAGAAATATAAAAATAATTTTTCATAAGAAACTCTCATCAACTATCACCTCACTATTATCACTTCTATTATCTCATTATATCATATTATTCAATTTGAATGTTGTTGATATTTTGTGCTAACTGCTCATATATTAAACATATTGTTGACATTCTGAGCATGTTCATTTATAATTCAAGTAGGAACTCTTACGAAACTATAAGAACTAATGTGAATTTTTAGGAAGAGGTGAGAAATTTTGAGAACTGATAGGAACTCCAAAGAACTCAGTAGAATTGATTACTTAATTTTATCAACACTATTAAGTAATAATGCTACATCTGCCATGGTCGGATTGACTATCAAAGAATTAGAAATCACGGATGTAACCAGAACCACTATCTGGAAGCATATTAAATTTATGATTAATAATGGTTTGATATGTCAATCCGGGACTAATGGTAGAGAAAAAATGTATTATATTACTCAAAATGGCATTAAAGTAATCGGAGGAGATCATGATGAAAAATAATTTCTCACTGCTTGGGATTGGCGCTTGTGGAGGAAATCAAGTCGCAGCATTTAAAAAATATGGAATGAATAGCTTCTATATTAATAGCGCATTGGAAGATTTACAAAGTCTAGGAATAGACAACATTCACTACTATCACTTAGACGGAGCAAATGGATGTCATAAAAATAGAGATGTATCAAAAACCTATTTATCAGATAATTATGAGGATATATTAAGAAATATTGAAAGATATTCTACAGGCAAATATATCTTTCTATTTGGTTCTATTGGCGGTGGTACATTCTCTGGAATGTGTGCATTGATTACTGAGCTAATTGAATCAGAATTGAATAAGATTGTAATACCTGTGGTTACAATACCAAATTTTTCCGAATCTCTTCAGGCAAAAACAAATGCATATGAATCTTTAAAAGAATTACTTGATGTGGTAAAGCATACTGTTTTTATCGTTGATAACAATAAAGAGACAAATTATGTTAAAAGTAATGAGATTTTAGCAAATCTTATTTATTCTCTTATTTCAGATGTATCTACTTCGGCAGATGGAATCTATGATTATAGTGAAATCTGTTCGATGCTAGAATGCCATGGATACGGTATTATAAATACATTTACCAGAAAGCCTAATCAATCTAATATTACATCAGAACTCAAAAGAGCAGTTACGAATAACATATTCTGCGATATTGAATCTCGGAATCCTTTGTACTACTGTGGAATAAAAAATTCTACGATGAGAAAAACTGTCTCGATCGATACTTCTGAATTGCAACTCCAATTTGGATTTTGGCGAGATCTGTTTTTAGGATATCAAACTAAGACTAATTTAATATTCTTGAGTGGATTGAAATATCCTGCTACTACTATCAATGCTCTTTATAAATCTATTCAGGAAGACAAACGAAGAATTGAGGAAGATTTAAAATCTTCACAATCTGAATCATTATTTAAAGACGATTATTCTATTGCTCTTTCATCTTCTCTACAAGAGAAGAAAACATTATCTGCCAGGGAAAAATTAATACAAATGAGAAATTCTAAGTAGGTGATATAATGACCAATAAAAAATCTGGTGTTATTAGAAAGAAGCGAACATATTATGCACAGGTAAGTAATGTCGCATTAAGAGATGAGACATTATCCCTTAAAGCAAAAGGATTACTTGCTATAATTGAATCATATTTGACACTAGATGGTTTTATCTTATATAAAGACTTTCTTATGAGTAAATCTACCGATGGTGAATGTTCTTTTAGAGGAGCTTGGAAAGAATTAAAAGACCATGGTTACTTGATACAGTATAAACTTAAAGACAATGAAACTAAGCAATTTTATTATGAGTATGAGATATGCGACAACCCACATGTTGAAAATCACCATATGGCTCAAAAGCCAGATGCAGAATTTCCACTTGTGGCTAATCTAGGTGATGGGAATTCCACAAGTGGAAAACCACCCTCGTATAATAATACTTTATGTAATAATAATATATATATTAATACTATACATACCAACATCAATTACAACCCAATATTTGTTAATTCGATTGATAGAAAGTTGGTGGATAATATAGTAGATATTATGAATGAAGTATTATGCAACAATACTGAGTATATTGTAATTAATGGTAGTAATATACCATTAAATCTTGTGAAATCTACGTTCTTAAAAGTTGGATCATCTCATATTCAATATGTTGTTAATGTAATAAATAATTACAATAACAAAATCAGTAATATGAAAAATTTCATTATTACTACATTATACAATTCTGTATTAACACTCGATGCGTATTACATAAATCTAGTAACAAATACAGAATTATAATTAGAAATATAAAAAATAGGCGCCTTTTAAGGTGTCTATTTTTTTTATACAAAAAAAAATACAGAAAGGACATGATGGATAATGAAAGATCAATTCCTTGATTATCGTGGCTTGACCGAGCTAACAGAATACATCAAAAAATATATTTCTGATGTAAATCCTATCCGTCCTTATGCTTCTTATACATTGTTCCCAACGGTAGGTGATCAACATGCAATTTATGTTGATACATCAACAAATGCAATCTATCGGTGGGATGATGCAAATATAAAATACTACGCATTAGCATTTGATCCAAATGATCAATATATGATGCAATGCGGATCTGCGAAAGGATGATAATATGGCAACAAAAACATTAACTACCCGTATCGCCCTAAAAACGGATACAACTGCCAATTGGTCTGCTTCTACCCTTGTGTTGCTCAAGGGTGAGCAAGCCATCGAAATTCCAGAATCGGGCGAGTATAAACTAAAAATCGGTGACGGAGTTAATACATTTAAGGATCTTCCTTATGTAGCAATGACTCCGACTGAGATTAAAAATTTGATTAACAGTGGTGCTGTACAAACTGTATCTCTTGCATCTGGTACAAATAATGGTACCGTAAAATTAACTGTAGATGGAACTGTCACAGACAATATTGCGGTAAAAGGTCTTGGAAGTGCGGCTTATACAAATTCAGGTGCTTATGCAACTGCTGGACACGGACATTCTATTTCTGGTGTTTCAGGCTTGCAGGCTGCGCTTGATAGCAAATCTGCTGTAGGACACACTCATGATGATAGATATTACACAGAATCAGAAATGAATACAAAACTTGCGGGAAAAGCAAACAGCTCCCATACTCATGGTTCTGGAGATATCACATCACTTGACGCCAGTAAACTGACTGGCACTATTAATATTGAGAGACTTCCAGCCGGTGCTCTTGAAAGATGTGTGATTGTAGCTGATGACGCTGCGAGACTGAAACTTACTACAAAAGATGTCCAAAAAGGTGATACTGTTAAAGTAACTGCAACAGGAAAAATGTATTTTGTTATTGACGATTCAAAATTGAGTACAGAAGACGGTTACACAGTATATACCGCAGGTACTGCAACATCTGTACCTTGGAGCGGAGTAACAGGTAAACCTTCTACCTTCACTCCATCAGCTCACACTCATACCATTGCAAATATAACAGGACTTCAGAATGCTTTAAATGGTAAAGCCAATTCATCTCATACCCATTCTATTGATAATGTAACAGGCTTACAGTCTGCATTAGATGGTAAATCAAATACAAATCACGGCCATACATCAATTACAACATATGGTGAAGAGACGATTGGCAAAGTGGCCGACGACACTACGGCTAATTGGGCTAGCAAAAATAATAGTATTCATTTCTATAAAACAGATAAGTTACTTAATGGACAACCTAGCCAGTATGGTTTCTTATTTAATATGGCACAGGGAGAATCTGAACTTCATCAGATTTGGGCTGCACATGGAGGTAGTTTATATCATAGATATGGAAACGCAAATGGTATCGAAACTACATGGCGTGAAGTCTTAGATTCTTCTAACTACACTAATTATACCGTAACTAAAGGTGGTTCTGGTGCTACTGGTACATGGGGAATCTCTATTACTGGAAACGCTGCCACTGCTTCAAAATGTACAGGTAACGCTGCCACTGCAACAGTCGCTGATTCTGCAAAAGCTTGTACAGGTAATTCTGCGACAGCAACTAAACTTGCTACCGCTAGAAAAATCGGTAACGCTTCTTTCGATGGATCAGCCGACATTACTCTTTCTGCAATCGGAGCTGCTTCAAGCGGTCATACACATAACTATGCTGGATCAAGTTCTGTAGGCGGAGCAGCAAATTCCGCTGTAAAACTTTCTACAGCTAGAGCATTTTCTATTACAGGTGGCGCAACTGCTGCTGCTGTTAGTTTTGATGGATCTGCTGCTGTAGCTCTTAATGTTACATCTGTAAGCACTGATGTACTTAATAATGGTTCTAACACACTTATTTTAAGTTGTGGAGGAGCTGCTTGATACTTTTAAATTGATATTAGCTGTCTCTCATTCATTTGGGAGGCAGTTATTTTTATGGATTTTATGGAGACGAAAATAATGAACGAAAAGTTCTTAATAAATATAAGGAGGTGCATTAATGGCTGATAAAACATTAAATGTGCGAGTAAAACACAGATATGATACAGAAGCCAATTGGACTTCTAAAAATCCTGTTCTTTTAGCAGGTGAATTAGCTTTTTCAAAGGACAAAAATGGTAGATATAAAGTGGGTGATGGAACATCGAAATGGTCAGAGTTGCAATATGCCACAGCTAATTCAGTTCCCTGGTCAGGAATTACTGGGAAACCATTAACTTATCCTCCATCATCTCATACTCACTCTTATCTTCCATTAAATGGAGGAACTTTAACAGGTGCTTTAACAGCTCCGAATATAATTGCTTCGAATTACTTTACGACTCCTACTATGCTTGGTGAAGGCAGTACTTCAACATATTATCATAGAGTAGATTTTGGCCATTCAGGTGTAAATCAATTCGATTTTTATGAATATGGTGGATTATATAATTTCTATCAAAATCAAAGCGCCGGAAAAGATAAAGCTGTTTTATTAGGAAAAATTACAGCTAATGGCTGGGAAGGTAATGTTGTAGGTAATGTTACAGGTAAAGCTTCAACAGCAGGAACAGCAGATGTAGCAAACTCTGTGGATTGGTCTAAAGTAACAAATAAACCATCAACATTTACTCCTTCTTCTCATTCTCATACATTTAATCAAATCTCAGATAGGACCACATATATTTATGACGCTTCTACTTCTCGTACCAAGAATACAGTACTTGCAGCTCCTAATGGTTCTGATGGAAAAGCAACATTTAGAGCATTAACGGCTGCTGATATACCTAACTTAACTAAAAGTAAGATAAGTGATTTTCCAACTTCAATGCCTGCTTCTGATGTATCGTCATGGGCAAAAGCAAGTACAAAACCAAGTTATACTAAAGCTGAGGTCGGATTAGGAAACGTTGATAATACGGCAGACGCAAACAAATCTGTAAAATATGCCACAAGTGCTGGAAGCGCAGAATCATGTACGGGTAACGCAGCTACCGCCACAAAGTTAGCAACATCAAGAACCGTATCTGGCGGAACAGATATCACTATGAGTTTTAATTATGATGGCTCTGGAAATTCATTAGCTAATATTGGATATTACAATTGTAATGCTAGCAATGGAAATACAAACAACTATCCATATCATAGATTTGCAAAATTAGATGTTATTGCAGATCCATATAGAGATCAAACAATGACTGTATATATTACACAGGACTATAACGGTGGTTGTTTTGGTATTGCGAGAATTTCTTTAAGAACAAATAATTCATCATATGTATCAGAAGCAGAAGCAAAATGGTTAGTTCGATCAGGATTTTCTGCTGATGCACTTCAAGTTGCTATATATGAAGTATATGGTAAAACTTATGCAGATGCATTTATTAAATTACCTGGAACATATAACGGAACAGTGATTCGTGCCATTGCGAACGGTGGTAGAGGAAGTATATCTCGTACTTGGACATTGATTAATTCCAGAGAGGCAGACAGTACGACGACATCTGATGCTAAAACATCTACGGAATCTTATGTTAATATAACAACCGCAGGTACAGAGATCCATAATCAAGCTTATTCAAAAATTATTACAGGTGTTGATGCCGGTACCACTTCTGCTGCAAATAGTGTAGCCTGGGGAGGAATTTCAGGAAAACCTGCTATTGTTGGGAAAACAATAAAATCTCGTTCTAATTTAGGTGATGCTAATTGGACAGATTTGACAACAGCTCAGGGACTTATTCCTGATATGGCCTTTATATCATATTGGAATGGTGCATTTAGCGGTGCTTCTTCTAATCTTGCATACTGCAATAAAGGTGCTTTTGGTTCAATTGTAACTAAAAATATAAATGATTATGCTACTGCTAATCATAACCATGATTCTGTATATGCAAAATTATCTCATAATCATGCTATATCTGATATTACGAATTTACAAACTACATTAAATGGTAAAGCAAACAGTTCGCATACACATTCTTATCTTCCACTTTCAGGCGGAACATTAACTGGAAATTTGACTGTTAATGGCGGTATTACTACTTCTTCAGACATAATTATACCTTCTATATGTTTTTCACAAGACAAAGATTCCATAGCGTTAGGCATGACAGCAGACAATACAATTATTGTTCCTAATCATAAGATTACTATTGGTAATTTGTTAAAAGCAAATGGCGGAATATCTACTGAAGATATATCTACTACGAATATAGACATAACAAAATTAACATTTACCAGATCTACTGCAGCATCTATAAATTTTTCAAATAATAAAGTAAGTATAAATAGCGCTGGACTAAATGTAGATAATGGCGCTTCATTTGGAGCGGCAATCAGTATAAACGGAACAGTGATAGCTAATGGTTCTGTACGTTTTATTGATTACTACAGTGAGAGCACTGGAGATGGTAATACACGAAGAGCAGTTTCTTCATCAGCTACTGATGGTTTAAAGGTCGGATATTTAAAAAGCAAAACAAATTCTAGCACAAGCAAAAAGCAGTTTTGTGTTATGGGACAATGGGGAAAAGAAGATGACTTTGGAAATGCAACAACTAAAGGATCTTGGACCATGGGTTATATCCTTATCGATTCTACATCTGACGTTCGTTTAAAGAAGAATATAAAAAATACAGATATTTCTGCGCTTCCAATCATTAATCAAATGAAAGTAAGACAGTTTGACTGGAAAGAAACTGGAGTACATCAGCAATTAGGTCTTGTCGCAGATGAGCTTGATAAATTTGACCCTCTGCTTACTGTTGGCGGTGGATATGAGGCCGACGGATCTATGTATGTAAAACAGATTGATAGATTACTTCTTACTGAGTACGCTATTAAGGGTATCCAGGAACAGCAAGATGAAATTGTTGAACTTCAAAAAGAAAATAAAGAATTGAAACAGAAAATATCTGAAATAGACACTCTTAAGGATGAACTTGTTCAACTTAAGGCTTTAATTATGAACAAATAAATTTTAAAAGAGAGGCTTTTATAGTCTCTCTTTTATTGTATACAAATTTACACAAAAAAGGAGGCTGATATTCAATGAGCGAAATTAAAGGAATTGATGTTTCCGCTTTTCAAGGAAATATAAATTGGAAAACTGTAGCGAACTATGGAATGGGATTTGCGATTCTTAGAATCACAGAGGCCGGAAATGTAACTGATCCTACGTTTGAACAGAATTATAAAGGCTGTATTAATAATAAAATTCCTGTTGGAGTTTACAAATATTCTTATGCTTCTACTATTGCAGAGATTCAAAATGAAGCTCGTAAGGTTGTGTCTGTGCTCAATAAGAGAAAATTGGATTATCCTGTATGGTTAGATCTCGAATGGAACAATCAACGTGCTTTAGGTTCTGAAAGTATTCATAAAATGGCAGAAGCATTTAAAGAAATTATAGTTGCGGCTGGATATCAGTTTGGAATCTACTGTAATGCCGATTGGTACACAAATGTAATTTGTAGCCATTTGAAAAAGTACGATTTTTGGATTGCTCGTTACCCATCCAATGATACAGGAGTTGTAGTGGAAAGATTACGCCCAGATTATGGAGCTATGTGGCAGTATTCTTCCAAGGCTACTATCCCGGGAATTTCTACTAAAGTAGATCGTAGTGTTTCATATAAAAACTACTCTTCTACTGCTACAAACAAAAGTAATTCTACAACTACAAAACAGGAAGGAGGAACTAAATTGACAAAAGAACAAATAATTAATGCGTTGATTACGGTTGCAAAAAATGAAATTGGATACCTTGAGAAAGCAACAAATGCCCAATTAGATAGTAAAACAGCTAATGCAGGTTATAATAATTATACAAAATACTGGCGTGATGTATATCCAGCATATCAAGCACAGGCTTGGTGTGCGTGCTTTATTAGTTGGATTATGATGACCGCATTTGGATTAGAAACTGCAAAGAAACTATTAAAACACTGGCCTTATGTTTATTGTCCAAGTATGCGAGACTATTTTACTTTATACGCTAATCCTCAAGTTGGAGATATCGTTATATTTTGGAGTAGTAAGAAAAAAGAATTTACTCATACAGGATTTGTTATTGAGGTTCAAGGTGATAAATTTAAAACCATTGAAGGAAATACATCCGGTGCATCTGGAATTGTAGCAAATGGTGGCGGAGTATGTCAAAAAAGTTATTATAACTCTCAACTTCCAGGAACAAAATTCTGTCGTCCTGATTATTCTATTGTTACATCTATTAAATCTGGAAATTCTATAAATACCGCTACAACTACAACAACTAAAAGTTGGATTGAGCTTGGCGATAGAGGAGATAATGTAAAAACTCTTCAAACAAAACTTAATAAGCTTAGTTATAAGCTTGACATTGATGGTATATGTGGAAATGCAACTGTTGCTGCAATTAAAGACTTCCAGAAGAAATATAATCTTACTATTGATGGGCAGGCGGGTAAAAATACTATTACTAAGCTTGACTCTGTTATAGCCGCGAAGGAAAATAAAAACTTTAAAGTATTTGTCGGTGCATGTACCACAGATGGAACTCCAGTATATCAGAAATCAACTGGTACTACTGTTCTTGCTACATATCCAAAACTAAATAGGAGAAATCTTGTTGATGTTATTGCTATGTCTGGGTCTCGTTATAAAATCAAGATTGCCAATACACATACAGGTTATATTGACAAAAATAAGATTACAACACCAGATAAATTAACTACAACAAAATCTAAATATCCTTATGTAGGTAAATGTACTGGAAACGACGTATCTGTAAGAAAAAAGGCTGGAACTTCTTATGCTAAAATTTCTGGATATCCAACTTTAAATAAAGGAAATAAAGTTGATGTTCTTGGGGTTAAAAAAGATTCTTCTGGACAAGAGTGGAAAAAAGTTCGTATTGCAGGGAAATATACTGGTTATGTATACGGCAAATATATCCAAAAAGTTTAAGAAAAGAGGCTGAGATATTATGGAAGCAATTGATGCAATAAAAAATATTCATGAAATTGGAGAGATTAATATATTCATAGGTATCATTTCAGTCGTCGCTCTTATCGTACTAGTAATTACTGGAATACAAAAGTTTATGGATGTACTTGGCCTAGAAACTAAAGGAAGTTTAAGAAGAAAAGCCCAAGAAAAACGTATTGCAGAATTAGAAAACAAAATTATGCTTCAGGAATCTGAGATAAAAAAATATAATCAAAAATTATATGATAAACAAAAAACTTATCATGAACAATCTATACAGATTCGAAGTAATCTTGAACAAAATCAAGATCTTCTTAGTAAACAAATTACTGATTTTTCTAACATGATGAAAGACTACATAAATGTCCAAAATGCACGTACAATCGCTTCATTTCGCAGTTCTTTATGGCGTATGCACAGAGACTTTACAAACCAAGGTTATATTACGGCAGATGGGCTAAAAACATTTTTGGAGATGGGGAAACTCTATGAAGATGCTGGCGGAAACGATATCTATCATTCTAAGCTTTTGCCAGAGATAACCGCACTTGAAATCAAATATTCAAAAGATGATATTATTGACAAAATTTAAAGAAAGAAGGAATCGCTATGAAAAATATTAACTGGTTAGTTCGTATTAAAAATAAATCATTCTGGATCGCATTAATTCCTGCAGTCCTTTTACTGATCCAGGTTGTTGCCGCAGTATTCGGAATTACATTAGACTTAGGTGATCTTGGCAACAAATTACTCGCCGTGGTCAATGCTGTATTTGGAGTACTGGCAATTTTAGGTATTGTAATTGATCCGACTACTTCAGGAATTACTGATTCAGAGCAGGCACTTACATATATTGAGCCTAAAGAATAATTTTGAGAAGGGGATATGGTATTATTACCATATCCCCTTTTTTCACTTTTTAAATTAAATAAGAGAGAGACCTTAGTATATCATTTATCTCTCTCTACACTCTCACCACAAAGGCACTGTCTGCGCCTACACATTTTGTATAATAGACTAATAATTTTCATATTAAATCTCATTATGATTTTATAATATTTGTTAAAAATTTTTATGTGGTAATTGCTATAGTTGTAGTTTAACAAAGTAACATTATTATTACGTCAAGAGTTATTTATTAAGCATAGCTTCAATATCATCTACGCTAAGGTTCTTTTTTTTCATCAGAGACACTACTCTATCAAGCGTTTCTTTATTTTTTTCTTCGTTCTCTCTGTTTTCTGCTTCAGAAAGCCATTTATTAAGATTGCGCTTTTTAGCTTTTAATTCTTTTAACTCTGTAGTTTTAGTAGCGATTTCCTCTTCTATCTTATAAATCTCTGCAAGAATATCTTCAACAGAAGAATCTTTTGTAATTTTTTTAGTTCTTGCCATGATAATCAACCTCCTTCAGGTTATATATTATTTAATAAATATTATATATTAAAATCATTCTGATGTACAGTATATATTTATTTTAAAATTATGGTATTTATTGGTAAATAAATATTACTATCATAGCAAAAATAATGGTAACATTGCTGCCTTTAAATTATCTGACAATTTTATCGAGTACTACGACATAAAGCTTGTAACAATCACCAATATTAATCCGCATCGAAATTGTATATACAATTATTTATTTAAAAATATAATCCTTATAAAAAGATCAATACAAGTAAATTGAATAAAAATCATATAAGATTAATAAAAAATAAAATTGGGGAATAAAATTTTTTAAATTCAATAAGGGTGAAATAAGGTGGTAAGATTTTTAGAAATCCTTGTTTTATAGGATTTATAAGAGTTTTAACATGGTACCGGAAACCACTGCTCTATCCACTGAGCTACAGGTGCATAATGAAAAACATAACTTCTAAATCAGGTATGAAATTATCAAAGTTGGCTTACACTGTCTTTGATTGTAGCACATAAACATAAAATTGTAAAGATTTTTTTAAACAGTGTACATTCATCACACATTTCATATTATTTCCGGTACAGATTCTGAAGTAAACTGTACCAGAAACATATTCATTTATATTTATCACACGAAAATATATAATACGGACTTACCGTATCCAGAACCTGGTAGCCGCCGGCCACCATATCCAGAACAAAATTTTCATCCGGAGGTACCATCACCACATATGTACAGTGAACGGCATCTGCCAGGCTGGAAGTCTTTTTTCCATCGGGGACTTCCGAAGTGATCTGTTTATACAGAACTCTTGCCTTCTTACCTACAGCACCATCCCCTCTGCGTCCGTAGGCCATTTTCAGGGAAGGATCATACACCCGGATATAGGATGCCGTATATTCATCTGCGGCGATCCGCACTTCCTTTCCTTCTCTGTCCTCATTGATCCGGTTACAGATCATTGCGATCTGATCCGGTACCTGCTGGCGGTTATAAACTCTTTCGAAATTTCCTGCTTTTATCATTCCGGTCCCAGAAGCAGCAATAACTCCTGTCAAAACCAGCACCAGGATCACCTGCACGATCCGGTTGCGACTTCTTCGGACAAGCTCTGTAAAACCGCCTGCGATCAGCGGAACCGTAGGTAAAAGCCACAAAACACGCCAGTACACGATTTTTCCTATACATTTCATAATCACCCGTCCGGAAAACGGACAGAAAAACAATACCAGAAGAAAAACGGAATATAAAACCAGACTGAGACTGTTTTTTTTCTTTTTCCCAAAAATCAGTGCACATGCTCCGCCAAGAGCCAGAAGATACGGTATCCAGCCATTTCCCCAGTACATCCTCCACACATTAACTGTCCATGCAATTATTTCTTTCAT